TATAGAATCTTCTCTAAAATTAAATGCGGTGGATTTTGAATCGTCAAATGTTGATGATTCACTACCCCATTCTTTATTACCTGAACCTAATTTATTTTTAGAATTTTTACTAATCCATGTAAGATTACCGGTAATTTTACCTCCCTCAGTAATGTTTTTACTTCTGTGAAATAATTCGGCAGAAACTCTATCAAACATTATTGAAAGATAATATGGACTTCTAACGGGTCTATCATTAAAATCACCCATCGCATATTTTACATCTTCACCTCTATCGTCCCCTATATATGCTATTCCCGCAGGTGCTTCAACACCTAAAATATTTTTTACACCTTGTGCTGCTCTGTCAATAAAATTAAATAATTTTGAGGTGTTTTGTGATCTTGCGGTTGTTGTATAATTTGGTGCATATTTGTTAAATGTTAACGTATCAAATAATCTATTTTTTTGACCGTCACCCATATATTCGATTAATAAGTCCGAAGGTTTTCTTGATAACCTTGGTCTTCTTTTTATACCAATTAATGAACCTAGTACACCTGTAACATCTTGAAATAATTTACCAACTTCAGTTCTTGCTTGTGGTCTTATATTTACAGGATTTGCTGGATTCGATAAATAATCGCCAGGTATTTCACTAAATGGTAATTGTGTTCCTGAAATGGTTTGTAAAAAATCAATTGCTTTACCCGGTAAAGTTCTTGCTACTGTAATTTTATTATTAGGGTCAACCAATGGTTCTCTACCCGTAACTATGTTAAACGCAGTTGCGGTATTACCATTAAGAGCATCCAATAATCTTAATCTACCATTTGTTGCTGTATCAATATTTCTTGATATTCTTGAAAGAACAGGTCCATCAGGATTGTTTTTAATATTGTTAGCCGCAAATTTAAATAATTCAGATTCATTATCATATTTTGATGAACCCATAATACCAACTAAATTATACGTTGGTGTATTTGTTGGGAAATAAGGATAAAGATTTAAACCATTACTTCTTCTTTGTATTAATACTGTATTTAAATCTTCAACAATTAAATAATTGTCAGAAGGTTGATTAACATTTAAATTAGATATGTTATCAACTTGTGTCTTTCTACTTGTAGAATCGTTTAAAACAACGTCTCCATTGTCTTTATTAGACATGTCACTTAACTTATCAACTGAAAATGATGCATTACTAAAAGTCTGTGGACCATTAGGTACATTAAGTGTTTTACCTAATATATAATCTCTGAATTTTTTAGTCGAATTAAAGTCTAAGTAACTTGGCATTATATTTTATAATAAATAGATTTATTTAGTTTTTGGTGGTGCTGTATATTCATCATTACCTGTGTTTATAAAATCTTCTTTTACACTTGCATCTCTGATAATTTGTCTAGTCCAACCATCCATTAATGCTTCAGATGATTTAGCTGAAACTTCAACTTTCACAACTTTTGTTGATGAGGTATTTGCGGCCGCTTGTTTAGCTTCCGCAGCTTTCTTTTCTGCCTCCGCAACATTCATCGCATTTGTTTGTGTTGTAGCAGTACCTTGTGATTTTGGTTTTTCACCTTTAAGTTCGCTAATGTAATTACCAACCAACTTATTAAAGTTATCACTCATTTGAACCGTACCCTTTGAGACATTATCTGCAGTTTCTTTGACGAATTTCTGAGCATCTTCCCCCGTTAAACCCGCAGCTTCGGCTGCAGATTTAGCCATATTAACTACACGACCTCTTGTTGTAGCGGCCATGAATCCAATATCTCTTTCTATGTTTTCCATAGCACTTAACTGTCCTCTTGCAATGTCTTCTGTAGACATTTTTTCAAATGCGGCTTGGTTTGCTAATAATGTAGTTTTTTGTGCATTTGTTAAATCTTCTAAAATAACTTCTGTTTGTCCACCTAATTCACTCATTAAAGATTTAGGAACTTCAATAACCATTTTACCATCTTTCATTTGTGATAAGTTAGTTAAGAATTCCCTTTCTTTATCTTCCATTACTAATCCACTTGTCATTAAAGCACTCGCAGCGGCAGTTCTTTCTGAAGCCGCTATTGCACCTTTAGCCAATTCTTGATACGATATACCCAATTCACTTGCCATTGCTTTGGCCTTTCTTAGGTTAACACCTGTAATTTCAAATCTACCTTGTTCTTGATTATATGTGGTTAATGAACCCGCAGCACCAATTAATGCGTCTTGTAATCCTTCCACATTATTGGTTGCCATGTACATTAATTTTATTGGGTCACCAAAGTCACCCATAGCACCTCCCAATACCGATAAATTTGCACTTAATTCTAACGCACCTTCAGGACTAAACACTTTATCCGCAATCTGATAAACAGAATCCATACTTATTCTAAATTCATTGGCCTTTTGAACCATTCTATTTAATCCTTGTACACCATTTGCAAATCCAAATTCATTTAATTTTCCTAAATTGTCTCTTAAATCTTGTGTTGTTTTTTTACTATTCAAACCTAAAGATAATGAAGATTTACCAGCAGTATCAATGGCCTTGGTTGCGTCTGAAGCACCTAAACCGACTTTTTCAAATTGACCAAATACTCTACCCATTTCACTTAAATCTCCAACAAAAGACCTTGCGGTTGCTGCCGCTTGACCTATTGTTTCTTTTGATATGAGATTAAATCTACCCGATTCTGACATCATGTTTGTCATCATATCAGTTAGTTGTTGCATCCCATATCCTAATCTAAGTGTTGATGGATATGCGTCTATTATTTCTTCTCTTAGACCTTTTGAAAGTTCCCCTTGCATACCAACTTTTTCGTTGATATCTGTTCTTAATTGAGCTTCTTGTTTTAATTGAGTTGCTATTCCACCACCAACTTCTTCAACCAATCTACTAGCCATCCCCATTAGTCCTCCAGTTACCTGTCCTTTTTTATTAATAATATCTAACATATTACTAATTCTAAACATTTCACCTTCGGCGTATTGTGATGATTGTGTTTTTTGTGTGTCTATTGTTCCTCTTACAAAATCAACAGCCTTATTTCCAAAATTTTGTTTGGTATCCGTTATTGGTGTATTTGTTGTACCTAATTTTTCATTATATAACTTCCATGTACCTGCTAATGATGCTCCATCGGAGCTGTCTCCCTTATATGCTTTACCAAATTCTTTTTGATACGCGTCGGCAAACGCAATTTTGAAAGCGCTTTCATTTGTAATTCCACTAGGTATTCTGCTTAATAATCCCATATCATATAAATAGATGTTTAATTATTTCCATTTTCTAATGATATTAAATATTGTATATAATAACGTCTGATATAGACGGGCATAGAAAGGATATCTCCATATGAGAATCCTCTTTTAACTAAAAATAAAATCTCGTCTAACTGTCCCTTTTTATAATCCGTAGAAAGGACGAAAAAACTCAACCCCGAATCCAATTTCAACTTGGATTGTGTCTCCTGACGGGGTGATTGCTGTTTGGGTTAAGTCTAACCCCGGTTTATTTTCGTTGATAAATTTTCTAAAATCTTGTGAGTCCTTAATCGGCATGTTCTCAACAAAGTTTCTAATATTCATTAGGTCTTTATTGCCCGCGACCGATTTAATCATCATTTCAAGTTGTTTAGTGATAATTGGAGCCACTCCGTTACCGTTCCAACTATCTCTAATTGCGTCTATTTCCTTTTCTTGTTTCTTATTTAAAAAATTAAATGTGATATCTAATTTTGATTTTTCCATGAAATAAGAATATTCACCATTTGAATCTGCAACTAATTTAAAGTCTTTTGTTTTTACTGTTGATAAATCTAATTCAAAATCAAACTGTTCTCCTGTTTTTGGGTCTGTTGATGTAACTTTATAATCACTACCAAATGAGGTATTTCTTAAGAATATTAAAATCGCTTGTCTATCCTCCTCAACCAAATCATCGATAGGTAAATCTTTATCTAAAATTTTTCTTTTTAGTAATTCGTCAACAACTTTATTAGTTGCAATTAAACTTGGGGATGATAAGATATTCTCATCTGCGGCGGTTAAGTATGCGATTCTTACCGATTTTTTGTTATTTGTATAATGAATACCTCTACTTGGTAATTCAACTACGTCATAAGCAATGTTGGGGTCAATTCTAAATTCTTCCATAGTACAATTTAAACTATAAGTAGATTAAAGTAAAGTTTTTGCATAAAAAAAACCGACAACCCATTAGACAGATTTACTAATTTGATTATCGGTTTTAATATTAAATAGAAACTATTAGTATACTTGGATACAACGGTCCATTCTCAAGTTACAAGTAATTTGAGCTAAAGCATCGTTGTTGTAATCTAAATCACCAAAGTTTAAACTTGTTAAGAAACAACCTTGGATAATCCATTTTTCAACAACAACTCCTGTTGGGTCAAGCATTTCAAGTTCAATGTCTTTTTTGTATCCGGCAGCATATCCCATTCTACCTGTTACTGATTCCGCATGTAAACGGAACCATTCCATTAACGCTTGAGAAGCTGAAGGACCAATCGGGTCTTTAAAAGTAACACTCATTTCTTCCCAAGTGAATCTACCAGCAACATAAGTTGAAGTATTCAAGAAAGGAATCTCTGTTGAGTTAATTTTAGCTGAAGGTCTTTTTGTTGAAGATACATACCATTCGTTAATTCCCAAAGATGAAGGGAATCTAAGAATAAATCTGTTCTGTCTTTTCGGTTCGTAAGGAACCGGCATTTTCATTAGTAAATCTGCCATTTTGTATTTGTTAAATTTTTTGTTATTTTATACTTCTTATAAATATGTGTTATTTGGAAATAAATTTATTTTTGGTTAGGTACTTGATTTTATCAATTATTTTTCGTAGTTTTTTACAAACCCTCCAGTATTCTAGTTCCAGTAATAAATAATATATCTATTTTTTAATAATTTATTCAATATTAAATAAATACTAGTATAACCAGTTCTAGATTATACTAGTATATACTGGGTGCAGTAAAACAATCCAATCATTATACAAAAGGTTCCACGTGGAACGTTCCACAAATAAAGAAGGAGGTCCAAAGACCCCCTTCCTATTTTTATATCTCCTTTTAGATTAGATATTCTCAAATGAGGCTCCTGTTGGAGTGATTACAAATTCAACATCAATAAATTCAAGAGAACGAGTAGGTTTAATATAAATTTTACCTCTCAATGTGTTTGCATCAATATCTTCTGGGTCACTAGAAACAGTAACTTTGAATTCGTACAAACCTCTTTCCTTTTTAATTGAATCCAAGATAGGGTTAACCAATCTTAAGAACTCTTGTCTTACTTGCTCGTCATTTTGTTCAAATAACAATCTTACCGCAACTGCTGAAATTAATTTTCTTGCTCTCAATAATAATCTTCTTACGTTGATTCTATCCAATGCAGATTCTCTTACTTGAAGTGTTTTGTTACCCCAAATAATTGTACCTGTATCAGAGAAAGTTGCAATTGGGTTGATTCTATTCTTATATAATTCATCTCTTTCGTCTAAAGTTAATTTTTTGGTTGCTTTAATGGCATTTACCAAACCTCTTGAATAACCCGCGACTGCGAACCAAGGATAAGAAACGTTGTCGGTTAATGCGATATTCTTCAATACCTCACCTGTTGGTGGGATATATAGTTGAGTTGCATTATCCGTATCTCTTACTTGAATCCAAGGCCAATATGTTGCAGAATAGTTAGAATCAATAGATACTGTATCTAATTCACCAACAACGTCAGCAGCTGCGGTTGTTCCCGTAATGTTAGGAGAGTTCATAATGTATAATGAATCTGCTCTATCATTCTCAATCATATCAATTGCTTGATTAACTAAAGAACTATGGTCACGGAAGTTAATACCTGGAGTTGCAAATACGTTAATATCAACCGCTTCAGGGTTAGCAAATGTGTTTATAGCGTCTAAATAAGCATAATAGTCAGAGTTTCCATTATCAGCGTTAAACACCCCACTATACGCACCAGTTGTTTTATTATTGTTGTAAGTTGTTTTACCAAATATATAACCGTCGGTGTTGGTTCTTGATGTTCTATAGATATCCCAACCATCTGTACCTCCACATGTTGCAAATGTAAATTTACGATATGCAATATTTTCTAACGCTCCTTTTGTTATACCTTCTAAATCGTAAGGTGTACATTGGTATGTAGTTCCTGTAATATCGGTAGCATTAACAGATAAGTGGAATCCGAAAGTTTCAGTTGTACCACTTGTACCTTTATATTTAAATAAATCCTTATCAAATCCGACTTGTGATGATAATCCTAACATTACTTTCTTTACCTTATCACCTGACTCAATATTTTCAGTACCGTCTGCGTTATATGTTACTACATCACCAGCATCGATATATTCAGTTTTATAAATTACACTACCTAATGTTGTTCCACTAAAGTTTGCATTATTAACAAATCCTTTAAATCCTGCAGGGAACGCATCCGATGGATGATTATCAGCTAAAGATAACATTATATATTTTGAACGTAATTCGTACTCACCATCGGCGGTACCTATTTTTCTACCAACAAAACCTGGCATGTCAGGATTCATAGAACATCTTGAATATTTTTCAAGAACAACCATATTGTCATCAGTATCGTTAAAATCACGAACAACAATGTCAAATTCACCTGAATCTAAATTAATGTTTTGGATTGTTATTTTAACTTGGTAGTTAGAACCTTCACCGTCTGAAATTGTTATTACTTCAAATAAATCTGAAACTTTTCCACCACGAACTTCTGAAACCACCATTGGAGATAAAGATGTTGACCATTGACCTAAAAAGTTAGAACCTTCATCATTAAAAACTTTAGTTGTACTTAAACCTCTAATCAATCCTCTTTCATAAGCGGATTTAACTAAATTAGGATAAGATTCATAAACATAAAGAGGAAAATCTTCATATGACTTGTCAAATACATCAGAACCTAATACTTTTTTAATGTATTTTGTTGACGTTGTATCTAAAGTACAATTAAATGATTTTGCACCTCCTGTTGTTCCTGTAACATTAATTTGAAATTCACCTAATGGATTTAATTCAATATCTGTAACTTCGGCCAATGAAACTTGTGTGGTGCCCGTAACTTCATAAGTTAATATCTCTGAAGCATAACGACCTCTTGATCTTAATGTTGCCACAGATATACTATCATAATCGGTATTAACCTCAGCACCAAATGTGTATTTTACAACATCAAATCTAGTAGTACCTGAATTCCAAGCAAATTTATATGAATAAAGTTGATTAATTGTTGCACCTGAATTAAAGAAAGTATTGTACCATTCTTTATTATTAGGTGTTTCACTGTATAGTTTACCTGTTAAAGGCGATACAACTTGTAATGTCGTACTAGGTAATGTTACACCTGAAGGCATTAAACCAATTGTAAACCATTTACCGTCATCTGTAGTTGTAAAACCACTAAAATTTGATACTATATAACTTGTTATAGATACTCCTTCTGTTGAAGTTTTACCCGATAACTCACCATATATTGTACTTCCGGTAATTGTTGCGGTTGTTGCAGACATAGTAGTACTTCCAGACGTACTATAACTTGAATCCCAAGTAGCACCTGTTGGTGAAATACCACCTAATGTTTTTATTGCGAATGTTTTACCTGCTTTATATCCAGTCAATCCAAGTACTCTTGTTACGAATAATTGGTTTGACTCTTGTAAATAAGATTTAGCTACGTAAGGTAACTCATATTTTGGGTTATTAGATCCGTCTCCATATTTTTCTGGAGAGGTACCGCCAAAGTATGTTTTGAATTCGTCGAAGTCTCCTATTAAAATTGGTTCGAAAGCTGGACCTTTTAAGGTTTCACCTACTAATCCCAATGTTGTTACTCCGACACTTTGAGCCACGAATGTTAGATCCTTCTCAGATGTGTAGACACCTGGAGAAACGAATACTCTGTTTGAATTTGCCATCGATTGTTGTTTGGTTAATTATTTTTATTAGTTATTCTATAAATATCTTTGTTTTTACCAAAGATTTCCGTACTTTTCTTAAAAAAGATAGTAAATTATCTTTTTATATCTAAAACTATCTTTCATTATGGAAAACAAACAGAAAAATGTAAAAATCAGTGAAAAACACCACGAGATGTTAAAAGTCCATTGTGAAAAGAACGGATTAAAAATTTACAAAGTCTTAGAAAAATTTATAGAAGACTTGTGTAAACCAAAAAAGAAGGACATGTATGGTGATGATTAATAAAGATACGTAACCCCTATTCTTGACCCAATTACAGGTGCACCACTCAACGTTATTCTTTGGTCACTAGTTATATCAAAACCTGAACCTTCCTCTTGTAATAGACCGTTTATGTCTACAGTTATGATACTATTGATGGAGTTATGTAATGTAAATTCTAATGTTGATCCATTATATGTAAAATATTCCGTTGTAACTTGTAATAAGGAACCATAAGTGTCGATAATTACACTATTTCTACCCTTATAATATGTTATGGCAATCGAACTACCTTCAGGTGGTGGTTCAGAAAATGTAATTTTTGATGTGTATGCGACGTGAAAATAATCCGTATCCCTCTCTTGTACAAGACCGTTTACCGATGCGTTGAATAACGTTCCTATACTTTCACCAACACTAAATTGTGTTTGAATTCCATCAGCAGGAAAAGTGGCCACAGTTACATCAATTAACTTATTAATAAATTTTTTACTGCCTGGTTTTTGATTTATAAATTCATTTAATAGAAAAAATCTACTAATTGCCGGCTTAACCTCAAATTCCTCACTATCTATTAAAATACCCAACATTACAAATTTATAATTTTGAATATAAAATCTACGACCATCAACTGTATCTATAGGACTATTATCTTCAATACCCTCTAAAACTATTGGTATGTAATGTCCTTTTACAGATGTGTAAGCCTGTCTTGAAGAGAACTTTTGTAAAACAATTTTATTAAATTTATTTAAATCCCTAAATTTATGACACACTATTGTAACCTCAAAAGTTATATCCACAGCAACTGGTTGTGGCATTTTATATATGTCGGCACCAATTTGTGTTCCGTTCCATGTTGGGACAGATGCATAATGGAATGTTCTTCTATCAGGTATTGTTCTTTGTGTTACAGGATTCGTACCTGGCTGAACGTCAGGTTTTCTAATAATTGCAATAAATGGTACTTTAACATTACCATCGTCATCAGAAAACTCCCAATTGTTTGCAAATTCACCCCATCTTTGTATTGTAAGTATTTTTGGTATGATTGGGATTTGATTCCCATCAGATACAACAACAAAATTTGTTTTTATAAAATCTAACATTCCACCATCCAAATCATCATGAAGTATAGAATCAGGTAAATAGGAATCTGACTTGGTAATCCTATCCAATAATTCCTGTCTTCTCTCCATAACTCGTTCACCTTGGAACGATTCTTTCGCACCACCATAAACATCAATGTTGTTTTTTCTTTTAGGTATTCCCATGTTATACTCCTCTAAATTCGTTTTGTTGTGTTGGTACGCAAACTATAGTTCTATAATGTGGTTTGAATCCAAACATTTTGTGTTTATTATCTGAGGTTACCTTACCATCATTTGAGACAGTATAAAACCTCAATTTCTCCTCCGAATCGGGATAACCAATATAATCACCGTACTTAATATCCACATTCAATTCTTCCAAATGTGTTATATAAACCGACAATGTTAAATTTCCCGGCTCATTATATCTAACCATACCAGATTTATATGTAACATTCTTCGGTTCTTCAATTTTAACCAATGCATTAATCTCAACAGGTGGAAAGTACTTTATCTCATCCGCACCCGCTTCAGCATAGACCGCGTCATTGTCTGTTTTACTCCTATCGACACGATAAAGGACTAATTTCATGTTTAAATCCCCATGAAGATATTCCCTACCCATTTGAATATTGATATCAAAGTCGTCTTGAGAGAAGAATTTAGACAATCTGGTAATTGGTAATTTATTGTTCATATCCTAATAAATAGTTTAATCTTACGTTCTAATTATTTATATTTTAATATGGAAACAAAGATTCCCGAAATTGAGGCTAGAAATATACTTTCAACATATGAAGGTTCTAATAATCAATTATTAGATTGGAAAAGAAAATTTAAAGATGTTAAGAATTTTAAGTTAACGAGACCCCAATCTGAATATGTACAGAAATATCATGAAGTAACTCCAAAAATTGCCAGAAAACATATTAACATTGTTAGTACTTTCGGTGAAAAGATAATGGAGGATAGGTTATTAACAACTCCACCGACCAAAATTTGGTGTGAAAAATTATTATGTGAATCAGATAAGGCGTTTCATATATGGGGTAAGGTTTTAGAAATTGACCAATTAAGTGCAATGTGGTTACCAAAAGCGGCGGTTGTTCAAGAAGAAAAAAAATTAGATAGGGTAATTGATTATACCAAATACAATTCAAGACCCCCGATGGACCATCAAAAGATTGCAATTGAAAAATTATTAGCGAACGATAAATTTATTTTAGCGGATGATATGGGTCTTGGTAAAACAACATCTGCGGTTATTGCGTCTTTAGAAAGTAAAGCAAGAAAGATACTTATAGTATGTCCCGCATCATTAAAAATAAATTGGGAAAGGGAAATAAAAAACTATTCAGATAGAAAAGTTTTAATTGTCGAAGGACGTAAATGGGGTTCTACTTTTGATTTCTACATTATTAATTATGATATTATTAAAAACTACCACACTACAGACAAGAGTGAAGATAGCGACGATTATAAATTATTGGTTAATGCCAATTTTGACTTGGCAATCGTAGATGAGGCTCACTATATATCAAATGCCACAGCAAACAGAACTCGTTTATTAAATGATGTTTTAGAAACAATCCCAAAAGTTTGGTTATTAACTGGTACACCGATGACATCAAGACCAATTAATTATTTCAATTTATTAAAGATTGTAGAATCACCATTAGCATTAAATTGGCAATCCTATGTTCGCAGATATTGTAAAGGTTACCAATTCAATGTCGGTAATCGTAAGGTTTGGAATACAAGTGGTGCAAGTAATTTAGATGAACTTCGTGAACGAACGAAAAATCTTGTTTTACGAAGAATGAAGACTGACATTCTTGACTTACCTGAAAAAATTGTTACACCAGTGTTTGTTGAATTGACTAGTAAAATGTATGATGAGGAATTAGAAGAATTTACTCGTATTAGTACCGATAAGAAAAATGATGAAACAATCACAGTTACGTTAAATCGTTTAATGAAAATTAGACAACTTATTGCTTACGAAAAAATCCCTTATACTTGTGAGTTGATTGACAAGTGTTTAGAACAAGGTAAAAAGGTAATTGTATTTACAAACTTTACAATGTCATTAGATATGTTACATGAGAAATATAAGAAAGTTTCAGTAACACTTGATGGAAGAATGAATAAAGATAAGAGACAAGAAAATGTTGATAGATTCCAAACCGAAGATAAAATCAAAGTCTTCATTGGTAATATTAAAGCTGCGGGTGTTGGTATAACATTAACCTCTGCTGAAGTTGTTATTATGAATGACTTATCATTTGTACCTGCTGACCACTCACAAGGAGAAGATAGAGCATATCGTTATGGTCAACAAAATAGTGTATTAGTTTATTATCCCGTTTTTGAAAACACGGTAGAAAAAATAATTTACAATATATTACAAAAGAAAAAGGGGATTATTGACCAAGTAATGGGTGACGGAGAATATTCAGAATCCTTTAGTAAGGACTTACTTAAACAACTCTTTTAACTCACCAATTTTTTTATCCAATAAAGAATCCAACTCCTTATCTTCATAATCCGATACGTTAACAACTATTGTTTTTTCAGGTTCATTAAAGTTGACGTAGTTCCCGCCTTCCTCTTTTTGATATGTAAAAACAATATTATTTATTCCACAAAGGATTAATAGTTCATTTAGTTTATTCGTTGTAGTCATAATACCAAAAATAAACTATTTATTGAAATATACCAAATTATGGCTACAATTATTTCACAATCTGAAAAGGACAAATTATATACACAGGTTTTTCACCTATTGGGGATGCCCGTTCGTGGCATTGAACTTACTGAAGAACAAATGGATACTTTTTTAGAGTTTTCCTTGTCTGAATATGAACAATACGTTAGTGATTGGTTGATTGAATCTCAATGGTCCGCATTGGCCGGATTAGATGTTGATACACAATCCCTTTCTAGAGCGTTTACTACAAGAAGTTTAGATTATGAGACACAATACACTTATTCATATTCCAAAATAGTTGGTTTACAGGCCGGTGGTGATAACGAACTTAAAAAAGATTTTTTTACCCTTACAGGTGGTACACAAACATATGAAATACCTGCTGGTCGTGAAATAAACGAACTATTATGGTTTACAAGAGCCGAGTTAACCGATTCAATCGTTGACCCGTTTTTAGGTGGTTTCGGTGGTCTTGGAGGTGTTGGTTTTGGTGGTGTGGGAGGATTTGCTCAGGTTGGGTCTTCAGGTTCATACTTTATGTTACCAGCTTTTGACCTTCTTTTAAGAATGCAAGATAGAAGTATTAAAAATAGAATAATTGGTGGGGATTTAACATATAGGATTACTGCGGGACCTGAAGGTAAAAAATATATTCACTTATACAACGTGCCTGGTGGAAAATACGATTTTGGTAATAACGCTAATAAAAACTATCAAGTATGGTATTGGTATTATGATACCATGGATAGAGACACTTGTCTACAAAAAAACAAAGATGTTATTAAATTACCTTCTGATGTTATGACCGAAGAACTTACTTGGGATAAGTTAAATAAACCATCTCAAAATTGGGTAAGAAAATACCTAATAGGTTATTCTAAAGAAGGATTAGGTCGTATTTGGGGTAAATTCTCAGGTGATTTACAAGTTCCTGACAGTGCTGTTAAATTAGATTATAGTTCTTTATTGACTGAAGGTAAAGACGAAAGAATGAAATTGGTTGAGGAACTTATGGCTAGATTAGAAAGACTCCGCCCTGAAAAAATTCTTGAAAGAAAAGGTTCAGAAGCGGAGAATTTAAATAAAGCACTTAAGTTTAGAGCAATGCCAAGTCCGTTTAATGTAATCTAAACTTCTATTGCGTGGTAAGCGTAATCGTGTCCATCATTTTCAATGATTTCATCCTCATTACTGATTGTACTTTCAGCTTGTAGTGATACCACTTTTCTATTATGTTCCACCCAATTTTGGTCAACTAATTTTAGACTATCTTCAACATACATAAAATAAGGATCTCTACCCACTCTATTCCAAAAAATAACTTCACTATCTGAAAGTGTCATTACCTCATCAAACTTATCTTGTCCACTTTCTTTTAATGGATAACCATTAACAAGTTCACATTGTAATTTAGTAAAGTATTGTCTATCCTTTGGGTCTTCAATAAGAATATCTTCTCTAATGTTTGGGTTAAATGCAACCAATAAAGGCTCAACACGTTTGTTAAAATTACTAAGATAACGAGGAACGTTATAATCACCTTTTAAATCGGGATTATTTGTAATTTCCTTTTCATCAATCATGTAACAATTAACATTTATAACTGCGTGGTCTTTCGGCATTTCACTACCAATACTTTCAAAATACTCAATCATTTCCTTTTTTGTCCATCTAGTTTTTCTTTCCACATCTCCAGATGATTTTTTTATACCATTATTAACATAGTATATTGTATCACCTAAACCGGCAGGATAATCATTTTGAATTATTAATTCCATGTGTGCTTGACGAGACATTAAAGAACCTGATTTAGTTGTTTTTTGTACGTGTTTTTTATATTCATTAATAGATTGTTTAACACGAGCTTTATTTGCAATTTTAGATAATGGTATTTCTTTATTATATATTTTTTCTACGTAATTGTAATATAGTTCCACAAAAGAATGTCCGTCACCATTTAACAAATATTTAAAACCTTCATCCAAAAATTCAACAATATATGTTTGTAATTTTTTTGATTTAATTGTGTTACCTGTTAATTTAATTTTCTCCTTGCCTTTCTTAATTAATTTAATAATATAATTCTTACGAGATACGTTAATGCAAGATGGTGCGGTGTAGTCAATATCTAAACCCATTTCACCTCTCATGAATATGTCATTGAACTCTGCGGTGTGAGCTTCAATACCTTTATATTCTTTACCTTCTATTACTAATTCATTTAAACCTTTACCAACATACACAGCGTCTAATGCACTATCAGGTGTTTCAAAGTTCACACCGTCCGTGTCCATTACAAGAGGTTTATAACCCTTTTGCATATAGAACATAATCATCATACGTAAACACTGACGACCAATGCAAGTAATAGTTTCACCTGAATCCATTTCCCCCCAAGGGAATACGTGTGGTGCAGATAATGAACCAAAATATGCATTAATAAAAATCTTAATTGGTAATTGTTTACGGTCGTACATTTCAGCAGCAACAGGGTCGCTATCTTTTAATTCACTGGCAAGATGCTTATATTTAATACGAATGTTACGGAAATATTTCAACATCGATTTTTGTACTCCCATGACATCACACGCGGGAAATACATCATACACTAATTGAATTGATGGGTAGAGCGATGAGTAGTCAAATTTAACAATATTCTTTGCATAACCAACATTTAATAAACGAGATAATCCACCAGTAAAGGCTCGTTTCTCATCTTTAGATGGTACTGCTAAATTATTTTCATAAGACCAAGCTAACATAATGATTTTCCATAATGTTGCCGTACCCATTGTTGCAATCCTTTCATAAGTTGTTGGTACAAGTTTTGACAATAAAAATGTTGATTGAGAAAATGAATCGTCTACAACCATTGTCTCATAAAGGTCATCATCAAGATATTGCTCAACAATTTTCCTACCTGGCCATATCTCAAACTTGCCAGGATATTTTCGTAATAAATCTTCGGTACCTGGCTCACCTATTTGTTTATATCCACCTGTTTTTGGATTTACATAATAACTTTCATTATCTAGATATATTTTTGATATTTTACTACCTTCAACATACACACGATTAGGTTTTTCTTTTTCCAAATATGTGGTAATGTATTTCAAACCCCATGATTTAATTTCAGAATTGATTGCTTGAGCACGTCGTACTGAATGTGCAATATCAATGATATTAAAACCCCAAATAATATGTTGTTTATATGGCTCAACTTCATTTGCCAATTTTAACATTCCCTCTTTTTCTTTCATTCCTTGGGACGTGAAAATTTGAGTCATTCCATCAACATCAACACCAAGAATTTCCGCACGTTTTAATATGAATGGCCAATCAAAAAATGCGGAGTTGTAACCAGCAATGATTGTTGGTTTTAAGTCCCTTATATATTGGAAAAATCTTTCAATACATTTTTTTTCTCCGTCTTCCCCAAAGGCGGGAATTGTTACGTTTAAACCACGATTATCTTTAACCCCAATTAATATAATAACACAAGTTTCAGGGTCAAGACCTGTGGTTTCAATATCAAATACAAATCGATTAACACCACCATAATCATCAATACCTTTGAATAATCTTTTTTTCGTTTGAACAAGATATTGTTCTACCGGTGATAAAACCGTAAAATGTTGTCTATATTTTTCATCCCACGGATTAATACCACCCATTCTGAAAAATGAAATTAAATCGGTATACGATTTAAGACTTTTTACCAAATATTTCATACCCGACTCAAGTCGTTCATCTCCATGAGTATCTAATTTTTCAATTAGAATACCAAATTCACCCATACGTTTTTTTTGTATGGATTTTGAATTATTGTAAAAACCTAAACCTGATAAATCACCAACCCACATAAACGGGGTAAATGAATCTGATTTTACAATCTTTCCCTTTTCGGGGTCCTGAATAATTTTGTAAATTGTGTTGGTGGGGTAGTCGTATTCGACTCCGACAATGAACTCTTCGGGGTCGCCACCGTTAAGGAAGTTTTCTATAACTTCCTGAGAGATAACTTCTTTCATCTTATAATTTTTTTAAATGTGACGTATTAGCTTACTGAAAATCAGTAGTTTGCCTTGTTTTCATCTGTAAATATAAGAATTAAAATCGGTATTAAAAAATGTTGATGTATAATTTTTCTTTAACGGGTAATATCAATTTTGTTGTTGGGTTTCCGTTTGTGTCTAAAAATTGTATAGTTATTTTACCCTCAAATTTACCCATTTCTGAAGTTTGGGTTTCAGTAAATCTATGTGTAATATAATATTCCTCGGTTGTTTGGTTATATAATTTTGTTCTCGTTGTCACTAAACAATCACTATTCAATATTACGGGTTCCCCTGTTTTAACGTCAGACATTTCAAATGTGATGTCTGCACTTTCGAGCATATCATTAAATGATGATTTGTCGTTTTTACCGTCATCAATCATCCTCATTTTTAATATTGGGTCAGATGCCCCTTGTCTTATAAAGAATTCCATATGTTATAAATATTGTTTTTTTAATATTATTTATCCTCTAAATGTTATTGTTATTGGTAAATTCTTTACAAATGGATTAGGTGAATCTTGTGTTTGTGTTACTCCGCCTGTCTCAGATATAATAAATGTATTATATGTTGGTTGATTAAATATATAGTTAAAACCCGGAGCAAGTGAATATCTTGCGGTGTTCGAACCTTGTGTTAATGACACTGTACCTCCATTATCTTTAATGCTTTGAAATAATGATAAATAATCAACACCCGCACTATTTTTGGTGTTAAAACGAAGTATAACAAATGTATTACTAATAAAATTAGGATTATATGTAACAACTATATCACTAGGCTGTCCTGTAGGATTATATGTGAAAAGTGATTCACCATTACCATCGAAAGTTGCACTCGTCTGTCCAAAAAATAAACCCTCATCGCCCGTTAAATACCATTCACTAGTAACTACCATTGGTGATGTTGGACTTGGCGTCATAGTCATTGTTGGTGTCATTGTTGGTGTCATTGTTGGTGTTTCCGACGGAGTCATCGTTGGTGTTAAAGTAATGGTAGGTGTAATACTAGGTGTTGGTGTTACTGTATTAGTTGGTGTCATGGTTGGTGTTTCTGATGGGGTCATTGTGGGCGTTTCAGAAGGAGTTACCGTTGGAGTTTGACTATTTGTTGGTGTTTGAGTTATCGTTTGTGTTGGCGTTTGTGTTGGTGTTTCCGACGGAGTCATCGTTGGAGTTTCACTTGGTGTTTGAGTTGGTGTTTCCGACGGAGTCATCGTTGGAGTTTCACTTGGTGTTTGAGTTGGTGTTTGAGTAATGGTATTTGTAGGTGTTACCGTATTAGTTGGTGTTAAACTAATTGTTGGAGTAATACTTGGTGTGGGTGTGTTGGTCGGTGTTACTGTATTTGTTTGTGTTAAAGTAATAGTAGGTGTTTGAGTTGGAGTTGGTGTTCCGGTAGGTGTAACAGTATTAGTTGGTGTTTGAGTTGGTGTAACAGTATTAGTTGGTGTTTGAGTTGGTGTGGGGGTTGCCGTTCCGGTTGGTGTCATAGTATTAGTTGGTGTAATACTTTGAGTAAGTATTGGAGTTACAACCGAAGACCAAATTATGTTTCCATTTAAATAAACAAAAGATGGTGTGTTACCATTAAACTTAATATCTGATGCGTTTGTAAATAAACTCATTTTAATTTATTATAATATACAATGTACCACTAACTGGTGTTATCGATGCATATGATGATGATGTAATAGTTTCGAGTTTATTAACGGTATTTGATGACATAATATTACTTCCGTTTACATTTGCACTGCCAGTAACATTTAATGAACCTGTTAACGATAAACTACCACTAATATATTGACTACCGGTAAAATAATGTGAACCACTATCAACTAACGTTTGTCTAAGTGTGGATAATGTCGATTTATATGTTGTACCACCAAATGCAACCGCGGTAACTCCGGTTAAACTTGGAGCAATTGAACTAGATAGTTCTGTTATTTTTTTTCCTGCCATTTAAATAAATAGTTTAAAATAGTATGATATCATTATTATTTTCAGTTATTATGTCTTCACCATCCTCTGTCAGTAATGCGTTTGAAAATACACCACTTAATGTGTCTAAACAATCTTCATAACATTCAACAATGTCAAAATTTGGTTTTATTTCGGTCAGATAATGGTGTCTTACTCTCGGGAAATTTAATGGTTCTTCAAAATATTTTATTTGATAAACATTAAATTGTGTATTCCCTGTATGTAATGATTGTATACCACTGGTTCCTCCACCCCATATTTGTACAATTTTATTTTCAGATTCTCTTAGTGAAGGTATTATTTCCTCCCAATCTTTTACTTTATAAATTAAATTTCCATTTAAAAATATCTTTAACGTACCCAACCTTCTCTGTTTTTCTGAAGCCCACTCTCTATTTAATTTCTCAATAAATTCATATGTTGGTGTTGCCCCCGATAATACATCTATTGAGTTTGTTATGGTATAGCCAGTTGTTATTTGAGTTGTTGTAGTTCCGGTTGATGACCCAGTATAAGAAATAGGGTATGGACCTCTTATTAAATCGTTCCACCCACCGTCGTTTTCAATCTCACAACCTTCGTAGTGTTTATATCTGTCGAAAGTAATGGTTATATTAAAATCCATTGAAGTACCACCACTACATAAAACAGGGGTTTGTCCTGAAGATATATAATAACTCTCAGTATAACCCGAACTTGAATCACATAAACCAGAATACCTATAAGATTCCCATTTTATTCTACGGTCATCCGTAAACGAAAAGGAAAGGTTGTTGTCAGCATAGTTAGATTGTACCGTTTCCCCACTAATACCCCAATAGTAAAATGTAGTACCACCCGACCAAGGTATATTCTCCTTATTAAAAACAAAATCCAAAGTCCAACCCTTTTCAGTACGTCTTCTAATGTTGAAATTACATGTATGACCTGTATATCTCTCGTTAATTGGTATTGACCACGGAGTTGTAAAATTGGTATAACATGAAGAATCTATTGTTAATCCTGTATATATAATTTCATTTGTTAAATCTAAAACGTCGGAATCATAATTCACGTCTTTTGATAATTCAAAATCATATAATTCGGAAGAATCCAACCTTAAATCTAATTTTAACCCATAAAAATTTAAAATATTCTGTCTATTCATGTTTCTATAAATATCTTTCATAAGATTTGATATTTATAATAAAACCGATTTAGATGAATAATTTTATAAAACAGGTAATTGAGGAGAAATTTGCATCAAAAGCACAACAAAGGTTCTTCTACGCTAAGGCGAATGAAAAGGGTAAACCTAAGAAAGAAAAGAAGAAATGGAGTAAATGGGCTAAGGAATTCTCTGATAAAACAAATTATGACGAAATACCTGATAAGGTAGAGACAGAGGTCGATGAAATTGTAGACAAATACGGAAATATTGCTACAGGCAAAAAACCAACTGATTTTAATACGAAAGGTGTCACACAAAAGAAAACAAGTGATGATGTTGCAAAGGCGGCTCATGGTTCTATGGGTAGAATGGCTAATGTTGGTGGATCAACAATGAGATATTGGGCTGAATCGGATATGAGTAAAGCGTTAGGATTTGACGACACGATGGCAAAAGATGCTGATTATGAGGATGCTGAAGACCATTTTAAAGGTGAATTAGGTTTAGATGAACCTGAAGCTGAAGATAGGTTAGCTCAAATGGGTTATGATAAAAAATTACCCGCGGATAAGGTAAGATTGGTTGAGAATCCTAAAAAATTCATGGAGGAATATATCGAAAGTGTTTTATCTAAAAGGGCAAAAGACAATGAAATCGTTTCAAAAGACGAACAAACAGAAGAAAAAGAAATTAACCCAATTGTTTTAAAACAATTAAAATCATTGAAAAATACAATGAATAGTCATAAATTATCAATTAATGATATTATGAAACATTTAAAAGATAATGAATAAAGATTTAAAAGATAGGGTATTCAACATACCTCAAAACATATTGGACAAAATTAATCACACTATTAAGAGTTTGGGTGGACAACACGTACATGGTGTACAAAGAGCACAAAAACTTTTAACAGATAAAACTGTAAAATATGGTCAACTTAAAAGAATTATCCACGATTTCCAAAAAATGGATAAGTCGGTAGATAGGGTTAAATATGATTTATCCGGCGGAGATTTAATGGATAAGTGGTCTAAACAACATTTACAGGGAGAAAGAGATTTAGTTAGTAATGTCAAAGACGCAAGAAAAAGAGCTGATGAAATTGGTAGTATAGGTGGAGAAAGAAAGAATAGTCATCTTAAATCACATACTAAAGATGAAACTTTTAAAATACCAACCAATTTATTAAAAAGTAATTCACATAAAAATACAATAAGTCCAATATCATCTCTTGGATTGTTTGAACAAATTCAAAAATTTAAAAAATTAATATCATATTAATATGGCAACACAATTAGAAATTTTAGCAGAAAAACTTAGAAAAGAAGTTATTAGTAAGAATAGTTACAATAGTAGTAACGGTTATTCTTCAGTTAATAAGAACGCCTTGTCTGATGGAGACGAAAAGGGTAAGGGTGACGTTAATGGACAAGTTGGTTCCTCCATTGATATACAAAACAGAATCGATAATTTAGGACGAAATAGATACAACAACGGTAATGAATATTCATCTGTTAATAAGGACGCCCTATCTGATGGGGATGAATTTGGTAAAGGTGATGTTAACGGACAAGTTGGTTCATTAACCGATATTAAAACAAGAACTGACGTTGTTGCTAGAAATAAATACAATGAATCAAAAGGTTACCCTGATTTTTAATTTATGTTAAATAATACAATCTTTGACATAATCGAAGAACAATCTATACTTAAAACAACTAAAACGAAACCTATTGTTGATGCCATCAAAAATAGGAAAAAAATTACGTTTTATTATTCTGGACCAAGAAAACCTAAAAAAGATAGTGTGAAACCGGGTTATAGAGTAAAGGCAGAAGTCGTTGCATTAGGATTAAGTAAAAAAGGTAATTTGGTTATGAGAGCATATGTTCAACCCCCATCAACCTCAAAAAAGGGGTTTGCAAAACATGGATGGAGAACGTTTATGTTGAGTAGGATGAGTGGAACTAATGTGACCGATGAAATTTTTAACGAGAAGAGACCGGGTTATAAAGAAGGTGATGACAATGGATTAAGTGTTACATATGTAACAACTGATTGGACTAAACAACCCAAAACCAAAAAAGTCGAAAAACCACAACCAAAAGTTGAACCAAAAACCACAGTTAAACCACCTATTGAAAAACCTGATGTTAATGTTGAAAAACCCCAACCACAAGTTAAAACACCGGAACCAAAACCAACAGAATTACCTCAACCAAAACCAGAAGTAAAACCAACAAAAGCACAGGAACCTCCTAAGGAAGAACCAAAACCAGAGGACTTACCACAACCAAAACCAGAAGATAAACCAACTCAAAACCCTGAGGAGGATAACAATCTTCAAGAAAATTTAAAAAGAATTAAGAGTTTAATGTTACTATAAAAATAGTTATAATTAAAAAAGAAAATATTATTATCATGTCACAAGGTAAAGGAAGTATATCACAAAACGATTTAATGAAAAAATTAGTTCAGGCCAAAAAAGTTATGAATAAAGTAGATGGAGGAGATTATGAAAGAGGTCACGTTAATGAATCTATGTTATTATCTTCTCCTGAAGATGTAATGAACAATACTGAATATCAATCAACTCCAACAAGACCAATAGGTTCCCCTTCAATTGATAAAATACAAAATTCTAAATTACCCGACGCAATTAAAAGGGCTATGATTGAAAGTCCAATACAACAAATGAACCAAATTTCATTAAACGATACTCTTGATATGGATTTTATTAAGGGAGCAAAACGATTAATGGAACAAGAAGGTGTTGCAACTAAAAAACAACAAGTACAACCACAAAGACAACAATCTTCAGGTGGTAATATTGATATGGGTGCAATTGCGGTTCTTATTGAAAACACCATACGTAAAGTATTGGATGAAAAATTAAATCAAATTCTAACCGCCCAAACAACATCAACTATAAATGAAAATTTAGTATTAAAAGTTGGTGATTCTATTTTTAAGGGTAAAATTACTGGCGTAAATAAAGCCAAGTAATTTTGTTTTTCCAATTTTTTTAGTTATATTTTAGACATATAAAGTAACATAATGTCAAAATTGAGAATTTTAGCTATTCCGTCCGATGCCCATGGTGTGGGTAAATTTAGGATAATGGATCCATACAAATATATTGGTGATAATCACATGGATGAATTTCATGTTGACATTTCATATAATGTTGAAAATAATGATGAAGCGTTTTTAAATTATGACATTGTTGTGTTTCATAGTTTTATACACCAAACAACTCACGAAGATAACGTTAATAGAGTTTTATGGTTAAAGAAACAAGGAATTAAAGTTGTAATGGACATTGATGATTTATGGTTTGTTGACCAAAGACATCCAATGTACCAACAAATAAAAATTTCTAAAATGGGTGAGAAAAAAATCGAGTTACTTAAAATTGCCGATTATGTTTCCACAACAACTTCCATCTTTGCTAAAACAATTAAAGAAAGATTAGGTGTTAAAAACATTGTTATTTTTCCAAATGCCGTGAACAATGAAGAACCTCAGTTTAAACTAAATCCAATTAAATCAGATAAAGTTAGATTCGGTTGGTTAGGTGGGTCATCACATTTACACGATATTGAGTTAATGGCAAGTGGTATTTCCGCGACACATAATTTATTTAAAGATAAAGTACAATTTGTTTTATGTGGATTTGATTTAAGAGGTAATGTAATGGAAATTGACGATAAAGGTAATCGTAGAAATAGACCAATTAAACCACATGAAACTGTTTGGTTCAAATATGAAAAGTTCTTTACAGATGATTATAAAGTTTTAAGTGAAGAATATAAATCATATCTTAATACGTTTATGGAAATTCCATATGATGATGAAAATGAACCATATAGAAGAAGATGGACAAAAGAAATAAACACATATGCAACAAACTATAACACTTTTGACGTATCTTTGGCTCCGTTAGTTGAATCTGTGTTTAATGCAAATAAATCACAATTAAAAGTCATTGAAGCTGGTTTTTATAAAAAGGCTTTGATTGCAAGTGATACAGACCCATTCACTTTGGATTTATTGTCTGCGGTAAACGAAGGTAATTTTAATGATAAAGGAAACGCATTATTGGTAGGTACAAAAAAGAATCACAAAGATTGGGCGAGACATATGAAACGATTAGTTGAAAATCCAAATATGATTGAAGACTTAGGAAACCGTTTATATGAAACAGTTAAAGACACATACTCACTAAAAAAAGTGTGTCAAGATAGAGTAGAATTTTTCAAATCAATTATAAATAAATAAAACAAACACGTATGCATTACTTAGTAACTATCGGTTATGAAACCGAACAAATGGACAGAAACGGAAACGCCCGTCTTCAAAAATTAAAGTACATTATCGAAGCGGAAACTGTTGAAGAAGCGACAATTGTTGCGTCAAAATATAGAGCCGGAGATGTTCGAACAAGCGAAAGTATTTCAGTTGCAAAAATGGCAATTGAATGTGTTATCGACAAAAAGAACACGCCGGAATATTACAAGGCTTAATAACAAACACACCAACTGAATTATGGATTTCTACGGTAGAGATATACAGATAATGCGACAATCGCAAAGTAAAATGGCTTTAGAATACCTTAATACAGTTGGTGTTCAAGTTACATTTGAGGAATTACAACGTGTAACGGATGTATTTGTCGAGTGTTGTTTAAGACCACAAGATAATGACTTAAAAGAGAGAGTTAAGAAATTAGATAAATGGATATTAGAAAAAAAACTAAAAAATGAATAAAAAAGAAATTGAGGACTATATAAAAAAATTAAAAGAGTTTGAAACAGAATTATCTAATGATGATGATTTGGATTTTAATTTTATTAATGAATTAAATGGTGTTTTAAATAAAATTAATACCGACATTAAAAATGAAACTCAAGAAACACCGATATATAATAATTCATTAATTGTTAAAGTTAAAAAATTGAGTGATAATGCCGTTATACCATCTTATTCTAAAGTTGGTGATGCTGGTATGGATTTAACAATTACAAGAGAAATTGAAAACACATCTTTTAGTGTTTCCTATGGATTTGGAATCTCAATGGAAATTCCAAAAAATTTCGTTGGTTTAGTATTTCCGCGTTCATCAGTACGTAACCAAGATTTGATTTTATCAAACTGTGTGGGTGTAATTGACAGTGGGTATCGAGGTGAAATACAGGCAACATTCAAGAAAACGAACGGATTAGACTCAATTAAATACAAAGTAGGAGATAGGGGTGCTCAGATTATTATATTACCCTACCCACAAGTTAAAATGGTCGAATCAGATGAATTATCCGATACTGAAAGAGGAACGGGTGGATTTGGGTCCACAGGTCAATAGTGAGATATTTATATAAAATAACAATTGAAATTTAAAATTTAAAAGTTTTGGCATTAAAACCTAAGGTTGGGAAAAACTACTCAGTTCCCGTTGTAGTTGAAGATAAGAAAATATCTCATAAAGATAAGATTAGACAAATAATAAAAAGACCAAAAGAAAAGTTCCTAACTAAGAATCAAGAAACCTATTGGGACATTCTTGGAGAAAATCAAATTACATTATGTTTCGGTCCTGCGGGTGTGGGTAAGTCCTACATAGCGATGAAACGAGCCGTAGACCTATTATACGACGATTCTAACAAGTATGAGAAGATAATTATAGTTAGACCCGCAGTTGAAGCTGAGGAGAAATTAGGGTCCCTTCCGGGAGGTTTAGAAGAGAAATTAGACCCATACATTTATCCATCATATTACCTTTTAAATAAGATTATCGGTAAAGAGGCTCGTGAAACTTTAAAAGATATGGGTTATATTGAAGTGGCGGCACTTGCGTACATGAGAGGGTGGAACGTAGATAATACAATATTAGTGTTTGAAGAAGCCCAAAACGCTACACCATCTCAAATTAAGTTGTTATTAACTCGTATTGGATACAATTCAAAATTCTTTATTTCAGGTGATCTTGAGCAATCGGATAAATTTAGAGATAAAACAAAATCTGGTTTATTTGATGCAAAGAAAAGATTACAAGATGTAAAGGGGATTGGAATATTTGAATTTGGTATGGAGGATATTGTACGAAATCCAATCATCGGTGAAATACTAAATAGATACGAATAGGGTTTACTTATAATCTCGATAATGTTATATTTCTTATATGGAAATATTCATTAGTATCGATGGTGTTTTAAGAAACACAATACAAAAATTTGACTACCACTATAATGATGCATATCTAGCATCTGATTTTGAGAACGAAAATAAGTTCGAATACGGTGTTGTTGAGCCAATTAAAAATGATGATTTGTTTAATCATTATAGGTTTCAATCACAAGACGAATTCGAATTTTTTCTTTTTATGGAATATCCTATTGAGATATTTGGTCACGCTGGTTTAAGTTATTCAACAACATTTACCGATTTACATAAATTGTTGTTCGAAAATAAAGAACATAATTTTACGTTGGTTGGTTTAAATGAATTGGGTAAAGCAAAGCCCGCTACTTTATTTTTTCTATCAAAAAATGGTTTTCTTGGTAATAATATAAAATTTATTAAAACTGAGGATATTAAAAATACGTGGGACTTATGTGATGCTTGGATAACTGATAATAAACAAATTTTAGATTCGTGTCCTGAAAATAAAACAGGAATAAAATTCAATAGCAAATATAACGGACACTTTACTTATAATAAAGAAATAACTAAATTAACTGAAATACAAGAACCATGGTCGAAATTTTCGGAAAATACTACTACATTGACCTTGACGGAATCACAGAAAAATGTAGAACAGGAAACAAAATAAAAACTGAAGAAGAAGAAGATACTTTAGAAATAAACATTTTCAAATATGAAATTATTAAAATGTGTTTAGAAAGAATCTTAGGTGAGGTAGATGATGTTGATGAAGAGATGGGTGCGTTTGCACAAAACTCAACCACCACATCATTTAAAATAGCATTTAACACCCTAATAAAATATAAAATCTTAATCGAAGAATTAAACGAAGACGATGAATAATAAAGAAAACATTGAAAAATTAGAGTCCTCATTAGGAAGACTCGCAACAAAAGAAAATGTCATATATTTTTTAACATATGATACAAGAAATAACGCAAGAGCATCTGTAAAGCATATCTACGATATGGCATTGATATTGAAACAAAACGATTACAATGTTAAAATATTAGTAGAGGATAAAAGCTATACTGGAGTTAGTAATTGGTTAGGTAGCACATATGACGAATTAAGTGTTGTTACAATCAAAGAAGATAAAATAGAAATAAAAATAGATGACGTACTTGTAGTACCTGAATATTATTCAAACGCATTAGAACAATTATCTAGCGTTAAATGTGTAAAGGTAATGTTAATACAACAAAAAGATTATATTTTTGAAAATCTACCAATTGGTAGTCGTTGGAGTGATTATGGTTTTGATAGAGTTATTACAACAACAGAAGAAACTAAGAAATATATTTTAGATATATTTCCAGAATCTTTAGTTTTTGTTATCCCTCCAATTATAGGTGAAAATTTCAAACCAATATCATTACCATTAAAACCATATATTGCAATTAGTTCAAGAGATAGATTAATTCATAGAAGAATCATATCTGAATTTTATTTAAAATACCCACAATTACGTTGGATAACATTTAAAGATATGGTTCAATTATCTTATGATGAATTTGCAACCGCATTAAAAGAATGTATGGTTTCTGTTTGGGTTGACGATGACTCTACGTTTGGTACGTTCCCATTGGAGTCGATGAAATGTGGAGTTCCTGTTGTTGGTAAAATACCAAATATTGAACCTGAATGGTTAGACGAAAATGGAATGTGGACATATGATATCAATAAGTTGGTAGAAATATTAGCAACTTATGTATTGGCGTGGGTTGAAGGAGTTGAATTAAGTGATGAGGTTAAGGAAAAAATGAAGGATACTTTATTACCATATAGTCTTGATATAACAAAAAACAATGTACTATCAATTTTCAAATCACTAATAAATAAAAGAGTGGAATCTATCGAGAATGCACTTAATAAATTAAAAGAAGAAGAAACTACAGCATGAAAAATATAACAGTAATTTTACCAATTCATACCTTATCTGATGATTATAAGGAAATGTTAAATAACGCACTATCATCAGTCGAAGATTTTCATAATGATGTAAAAGTTTCTATTGTTTGTCCAACATCATTAAAAAAAGATTTAAAAGATTTATCAAATAAATTAGAAATAACGATTGTTACAAATAAAGGTGAGACCGATTTTTGTTCACAAGTAAATTTAGGTATTGACAATTGTGATACTGAATGGTTTACAATTTTAGAAATTGATGACGAATTTAAACCAGTTTGGTTAAAATCAATGAACGAATATAGTAAAGTCTTTACAGATGTTTCTGTATTTTTACCAATAGTTAAAGATATTAATGTAGAGGGTAAATTTATTAATTATACTAATGAATCTGCTTGGGCATATGGTTTTACCGATATGCAAGGATTTATCGATAACGAAGTTTTATTAGATTTCCAAAATTATCAAACAAGCGGTGGATTATTTAAAACACAAGTCATTAAAGACAATGGTAAATTTAAAGAAAATATTAAATTAACATTTGTTTATGAATTCTTATTAAGATTAACACACAATGGTGTTAGAATAATGACAGTTCCTAAGGCGGGATATCAACACGTAAATCTAAGAGAAGATTCATTATTTTGGAAATATAAAAATGAGGAAAAAATGATTCTATCTGAAAACGAAGTTAAATTTTGGTTGGACACAGCAAAGAAAGAATTTTTCTTTAAAAATAAACGAGATGTAAATTATCAACCAGCTTAATGCCGAGAAAACGTACCCAAAAAATTTATTTTGGGGAGGATCAAGAGAAGGCGGTAGTCAGTTACCTTGAAAGTAGTGACGATGCAGAAAAAAACAAGATATTCAACGAATATTTACGAGAACCCCTAATTATAATGGTCGAATCAATTATTCGACGTTATAAACTTTACAGAAAAGATTTAGAATTTGAGGAAATTCATAACGATACAATGTCGTTTTTAATTACTAAAATTCACAAATTTGATCACACAAAAAATCATAAAGCATACTCCTATTTTGGGACAATCTGTAAAAACTACCTAATGGGGGCAATACAGAAAGACACAAAAGAACAGAATAGACAAGTTTCTTATGATGATATATCATCTGACATTGAGGATAGAACGGATTTATCCTATGTTATTGATGAGTATATCGTAGACTATCGGGATGTTATTATTAAACTAACAATATCCTTAGAGGAGTTTATGGAAAAAGAAGACCTAACAGATAACGAACAGAAATTAGGTTATGCGTTACTTGAAATTTTTAATAATTTTGATAGAATATTCCAAGTTGGTGACGGTAATAAATTTAACAAAAACCTAATTTTATTATCATTACGAGAAATGACATCCCTTTCCACCAAAGAAATTAGAATATCTCTAAAAAAATTCAAAAAGATGTACGACGGGATTTTGGGTGGATTTTTAGAATAAATCTATTTATAGGTATGAGAACACAAAGAAATTTAATATCATTAGATGTTGATTCTGCATTGGCTTTAATGCAGGAGATATATAATGATGTAGTTGAGAACCGAAACACCGCCTCAATTATTATGAAAAAAATGCTTTCTTTTATGAAAGATGCTGAAGATATGAGTGTTATTGGTCCCGTAATCAAAGAACAACAAAAGGTTTTAAATGACCTTACCGAAAAGAAAATATCCCTTGTAAAATTACAAAGTGCACTCCTTAAACAGACCCAAGGAACGGGTAGTGGTAAAGGTGGACCTATGGGTAAATTAACATTATCTGAGGAGGATAGAGATTTATTGGATAAGTTGGTTAATGACGGTGACAATAAAAACGAAACTAACTATAGATTATAATGGCATCTAAAATAAAAGAACAGAAGTCCAAAATAAAGGCCAAAATTGATGCGGTTAAGAGAATTGCCGACGACGGTGAGAAAAGTTTCAATGAGAAAAGTGATAAATTCTTAAAGGACTTACCAACAACTGATGCCCTTTTTGGTAAAAAACTTTCAGATTTTGCTGAAAAAAGAAAAAAGAAAAAAGAGAACAACAAGGATATTTTTGGTGAATTAATCGATACCGTTGAGGGGTTTTTAGGAACAAACAATAAGATAGAGATTAACGAAAAAAGTACAAACAAACAAAGACTTAGACAACACACAAACGATTCTATAAATGAAACTTTAAAAAGTTCAAAACAGATTGTTATGGATAGTGTTAAAAAGGTTTTATTTGCCGGAGACGGTATTTGTGGTACAAATAAATCTTTAATTAGTAGTGTGACCATATCACCTTCTGAATTTGATTTTATGAATGTATTAACAGTTTCACCCGTTAGTAATAGTGGTAAAATTGTTTACGAAGATAATAAAGATAGAGGGTTAGTTAAAATGAACCAATTACTTTATAGTGGTTTTACTTCACCACAAACATTTTATACAAAGGACCCCGACCCAATATTTGACATTAATTGGAATGCATCAACTCAAAAATATACATTTGATAATTTTAGTGTAACCAAAGTTGATGAATTTTTAACAACATACTACACTAATATAGAGTTTTTAGACATCAGTGGTGTTACAAAAACAGCAATGTTAATGACATTACAAGGAGATGGTACCGAACCTCCTTTATTTGATAAAGGTTTTAATGAATTAAATAGATTATTGGCAAAATTATGTGCATTATGTAACAACCCAACATCTACAGGTACAAATCAAAATCCAACCACTGAATTTAATGAAAATGATGAAGACATTGAATTTTATTTTGATTTTGATAATGTTGAGGGTATTGATTTGGATGATGAAAGTGCGAGATATAAAAAAGTATTGAGATTTAAAGATTGTAACAATTTTGAATCTGTGGCTGACACCTCTCACTTTGAAGATTTTGTTTACTTATCAAATAAGAAAAATTTAAACGATGCTGTTAATAATGCATTGTTAAATGCCGCGGCTGCAGCACATGAGACATCAGACTCGTCTATACCGCCAGATAATTTTCATTTATCATTATTAAACACTTTTATTTTAAATTTACCAAAGGCATTAATAGGTTCCGTATTGGCACCGAAATATATGCTACCAATTGTTATTATATACAAATCAGTTGTTGCTGGTGTTGGGGGATTGGTTGAATCCGCAAAAGAAATAATGAAAAAATTGAGTAAATTATTTAATGAAATTATTAGAAATCTACTTTGGAAATTTTTATCTGAGTTTTGGAAACGAGTTAAAATAGATTTATTAAATTTCTTACAAAGATTAGCATTAAAAATATTAAAAAATAAAGCAAAACGTTATTATCTTATTATAACATCGTTAATTGCACTATTAACAAAATTATTAGAATTGGGGTTAGATAATTGTGATTCATTATTTAAAATTATATCTCAATCAATAGATTTAGCCTTAAAGGGTGGTATTTCTAGTATTACTGGAGGTCTTACTGGAGGTGCTCAAGTGCCAGGATTTTTGTTAGGGTTGTCTCATTATTTACCTGGTTTTAGTACGGATAGAGCGTTATTAAATATTACTGAAAAATTAGAATCTTCTGGAATTAGTACAGGTCCAATTTTTGGAGAATCAAATAATTTAACTGCATTAGTTAAATCTGTAATTGATGGTCAAACCGAAGAACACGACGCAAACAGTTTTATACAAGTATCAACACAAGAGGTTATTATACCAACACCGTTTGGATTACCAATTATAATTCCACCGGGTATTATAACAAGTTCAGGAAAAATGTTTTAACATGGAAAAAGAAAATTTAATTGAAATAGCAAAAGACCCTAAAAATAAATCAAATAAAGATTTATTTGTTGTGGTTAATGAATTATATGGTGAACACGAAAAAACAAAAAATTTAATTATAGATTTAACAAGACATTTAGAATCTATTGAAATTTTATATAATAATGTAAATAATGAAATAGAGAAAAGAATTAAGAAATGAAAATAATAGATATTGGTATTTGTGTTGATAATTTTGATCCGGCTGGTTTAGGTGCAATTAGATGCGTTAGATATAGTTCTTGGGTTAGTCAACAAGAAAAGGCTTTAGAATACACAAAATGGGATGATAATGATTTATTTTTAGCATATCCATTCCTACCAACAAATATTAATTTTATTCCAGAAAAAGGTCAAGCGGTTAAAATTATAAATTACAATCCTGATAAAGATACTGTAAATACAGAATATATTGCCGGTCCTTTTACAACAATGTTTGACTATAATTCACAAACACATTCCGCACAGGTTGAAAATACAACATATGGAGTTTCAGCAAAACACGGACCTGCGGTTATGGATTCCACTAAAGCAGATGGATATAAAAATCCTAAATCAGTTGCTGCGTTCGCAAAAACAACAGACTTTGGTGTTTATGGAAAATACGGTTCTGATGTTATTTTTACAGAAAATGGTGTACAACTTAGAGGTGGTAAATTAATCGCCAAAGACTATGCATCGACGGGTCAAAAAACAATAATGGTAAATCAACCATTAATGTCCAATAAAGTATCAACACTATACCTTAAAAAATTTGGTAAAAGAAAAGAATTTAAGGAAGAAAAAATAACCACGAACACCGTTGCAATATCTGACTTATCACATCTTATAGAATATTCAATAGATAAATTTAGCGGTACAACAAGAACCGTTAGTTTATATGTTTATAAATTAACAAAGCCGTTCGGTGGTTTATATAGAACGGATAACCCAAAACTATCCGATGTTGATTTAATTCAAGACCATTATAAGTTATTAAATTTAGATGGGACAACAACGGGAGCAACTCTTACCTTTACAACCGAAGATACCGAAGAAACTTATTGTACAATAAGAGATGTCTTAAAAACATTACACTTAAAGAGTCTTAATGAATTTAATACATCATACTCAGAAGGAGATTTACATCCTTTTTATTTTAGACCAACAAGTGAATGTAAAAATAGAGTTTTATCCGACACAACCCAAAAAACTGAAAGAAAAACTATATTCAATAAAATAACCATTAATAAAGGATGTGGTCCAATTAATGGTTTGGTATTTTCAAGAACAAAGGTTTCACCGCCGGTAACTCCAGTTACAAAAAAAGAAAACGTTCTTAAAGATTCAAACATTCCGGGGGAACAGACTTTTGCGTCTTTGAAATCGGATAACATATATCTTATATCTACAGATACTAACGATTCAGGTAAAACAATTGATTTTACCAATTTAGACAAATATGAATTAACCCAAGAAAATTATTTAAAGGATATTGGACCAAACACATACTCAACTGTTAGAGGTGAAAATTTATTAGAATTGTTAAGAGCAATTATAGATTTATTAAACGGACATAAACATAATTTAATGGGTCCTTTAGTGAAAGGAGACCCAAATTACGAAAGATTAATGGGGTTATATTCCTCTTTTGAAAATGACATTTTAAATAAATCGATTAGAATCAACTAATTTGATATTTATAAATAAAAAGAGATGTCATATTTTCGTTCATATTTTGAGAAAAACAACACAATCATAAAGGATTCTGCTGTTAATACCTCTAAAAATCCAACAACTGAGATATTTTATGGTTCTGGATTTTCTAAATTTATATTTAAATTAGATTTAGACAGTTTACAGAATAAAGTAAACTCGGGTGAATTGGTTGTAACCAACACCACTAACCACACATTACATCTAACAAACACGATTTTTGGTGACGAGGGACTAAAAGGTAAAAACAGAAGTACCTCAAGAGATAGAGCAACTTCTTTTGATTTAATAATCTTTAAAATAACAGAATTTTGGGACGAGGGTGTTGGTTTTGATTACCAAGACTCTGGTTATGATTTTACAACTGGTAACCACACATTTGATGAGAGACCATCTAACTGGTTTAATAGAACCACTTTAAATGAATGGACAAGTCAAGGTGTATATGCAACAGACCCAATTATAGTAACTTCAATGCATTTTGACAATGGTAATGAGGATATTAATGTCGATATAACAGGATATGTTAATGGTATATTATCGGGAGATACAAATCACGGATTGGGAATTGCGTTTTCGGTGTTATATCAAGATTTAAGTCCCGAGGTTGATAACTCTGTAGCGTTTTTTACGAAATACACCCAAACGTTCTTTGAACCTTATATGGAATCAACATTTGATGATAGAATAGAAGATGATAGACAAAATTTTATCGGTGGGGTTGACCAAAATTTATATTTGTATGTTACAAAAGGTTCTAATTTTTATGATTTAGATGAACTTCCAATGGTGGATATATTGGATAGTACAAATACCGTTATTAGTGGATTGTCCAATTTTACAGCAACAAAAGTCAAAAAGGGAGTTTACAAAGTTACATTTGGAATTGATGGTGTTTTGTGTGACGGTAAAAAATTCTTTTTTGATAAGTGGAAAAATTTAACCTTAGATGGTGTTGACATTTCAGATGTCACTCAAAAATTCGTACCTAAACCATACACCTCATTATATACTATTGGTGCAAATCAAACAGAATTACAAAGATATGCAATACAATATTTTGGTATAAAACAATCCGATAAGATAAAAAGAGGAGAAAAAAGAAAAGTTGTAATAAGTTTTAAATCAATTGACAATCCTAAAACGGTGTTATTTGACGAGGTTTATTATAGAATGTTTATAAAGGAGGGGGTTACCGATGTTATTATTCATGATTGGACTTTGACAGATACCACAAATGAAAATTCTTTTACATTAGACACGTCTATTTATATTCCGAGGGAATATTTTATAGAAATAAAAGGAAAAACTCATACAGAAGAAATCTTCTATAAAGAACATATAAAATTTGAAATTTTATCTGAAAAATAAAAATATTTATTATTATGAACATAAGTGAATTAATTAAAAAACATTTAAGTAAGGTGGTTAAAGAACAACAAGAATCTCACATATCTGAGGACGGAACGTACATGGTTTTAAGTAACCTTGTTAAAATAAAGAATGATATTGAAACAATACTGTCATTTAAACACCAAACCGATTTCCCTAAATTAGTCACAGGAGAACATGCTTGGGCTGGTGACCATATAACAACATCTGCGGATGATATTGAGGAGGTTGCTAACTTCATTGATGGTTATTTTGAACAAAAAAATCTGTCAGAATCAGAGAAAAAAAGAAACAAACTTTGTTCAAGAGGAATGTCCGCAGCCAAATCTAAATTTAAAGTTTATCCATCGGCATATGCAAATGGGTACGCAGTACAAGTCTGTAAGGGTAAAATTAAAGGATTAGATGGTAAAAAACAATGCTCCGGTTCATACTGTAGTGGTAAAAAGTAAATTATGAAAATACACATAAACGAAGAAGATTTACGATATATTAAATTATCTATTAAAAATGGTGAAGTCTTAGAAGAAGACTTAGGTAGATGGTTTAAAGAAAAATGGGTTGATGTAAGTCGTAAAATTGACGGTAAACATCCTCCATGTGGTCGTAGTGACGCCGATGGTGAAAAGGGAAGAAAGGGTTACCCAAAATGTAGACCCTCTAAAAAAGTATCAAAAGACACCCCTAAAGTAGCTTCTTCTTATGATAAAAAAGAAAAGAAAGCAATGACATCTCAAAAAAGAAACGCAGAAAAGAAAGACCCAAAAATTGGGAAAGGTAATAAACCAACAATGACAAAATTCGATGAACAACAAAATGTTGACGAAAGAAGTAGAAGTTTTGCGTTTACAAGAAAAAAAAGATTGTTTAGTCAATCAGAAAAAATGTCTAATCCCCTTAGATATAAAGAATCTGATAGATTATCTGAAAGTGTAGAAAAAAGAACAATTATTCAAATATCTGAGGATCAATTTGAAAGACTTTTTGAATATAACGAAGAAACTCCTGTTTTAATTTATGAAGATGAGTCGGGTTCTGTTCAAAATACAAATTTTGAATCAACCAATATGTTAAATGAGGCCGAGTATCAAGGACGTAAGGTTCAACTTGGCAAAATCATGCAAGGTGATATTAAAAAGTTTAAAGTGTATGTCAAGAATGACAAGGGTAAGGTCGTTAAAGTAAATTTCGGTTTCGGAGGTAAATCTGCGAAAGGAAAAAGAATGGTTATTAAGAAAAATAATCCTCAGAGACGTAAATCTTTTAGAGCTAGACATAATTGTGAAAATCCTGGACCTCGTTGGAAACCAAGATATTGGGCTTGTAAAACTTGGTAATTAATAATAAATTATATTAACCCCACACTCATTTAAAAGTTGTTTGGCCTTACTTTGGGATTCATCCCACTTTTCTTTATTTTTAGTAGTGCAGACTTCCTTACAATATACCGTCTTTATACCAGAATTAACAATTCCTCTAGCACAATCCATACAAGGTAATCCCGATGTTAAATAGATTGTTGAGTTTTTAAGGGACACACCCTCTAACGCAGCATTATAAATCGCATTACGTTCCGCATGTTCCATCCAGAAGTATTTCTCGGGTCTTTCCTGACGTTCAGGTTTAGAATCGTCTAAACCCCTTGGAAAGGAATTATAACCCGTAGAAAGGACGTTTCTACCCTCCCCAACGACAACAGCACCTATCTGTGTAGATTGGTCCTTAGATTTAAGTTTTACAACCTCTGCAATTTCTAAAAAATATTCCGTCCAATTCATTATATTAATTTTTGTGGTGACCAAAACATAATACGATTATCCTCGTACCTATTTAAATGTTTCCCTTCTTTTTTCTCGATTAATTTACTCATTTGTAGTAAATGGTCTCTATTTTTAATATCAATACCCACAGCATATCCATTACCATCCTTCATATAAGTGGTTTCTCTGATATATTTATCCTCATCGTCCAATTTAAGGTATTTTATAATCTCATCCTTCTTGCTTTTACAAGAAATACCCCTTTCATCAATGAGTTTAATAAGAACATCTAATCTAAGATTCTCGTATTCCATAATGCAAATATAAATAATATTCTGGAATATGCCAAAAATAAAAAACCCCCATAATTGGGGGTTTAAATTATCTTACTACTGTAAATTTACCTAATTGTGAATTACCACTTAGTACACCGGGAGCGTCTGAATATAATTCAAGACCCGATTGTCCATTTTTTAACGATGCCCCACCGTATGTTCCTGGACCTGTTATAGTACCAACCATAAAATTTGGTTCTGCCGCTGTAATTTTTATTGTATACATTTGGCCATCAACATCTCTCTTAGTATTAACTACTTGACCCACACTAAAATTTTTAGGTTGGTGTTGTTCATTTAATAATGTTTTGTTTAATCTTTGGTTAGCCTCAATTATGTTTTGTAATTTTGCAAGTTTTTTGTTCATTTTTTAATTGTTTATAGATATAAATATTTCAGTTTAAATAAAAAACCCCCGATTTCTCGAGGGTCTTTTAATATGATAAATCCTAAGATTATCTTAATGTATCCATATTGAATGTTACAATACCTTGTACATCGATTACACCAAAGTAACGGTTGTTCACCATTTTCTTTGCGTAACGTGTCATGATACCTTTGATAGGAGTCATGTTGAATGGATTGTACATTGTTGGAGTTAATTGTAATGGCACGTATGGTGCGTATACATATCCTGCGTCCAATAATGATTTTCCTTTATGTCCAATCAAGATTTTTCCAGCTGGGAAGTAAGGGTCACGATATACTTGATATCTTCCAGCAAGAGAACCGATTTTCTCGATACCCATGTTGTATGAATCTTGCTCAGGAGCTGCATTAGATACGTGGAAATACTCTAAATCATCGAATACTGCAGAAACTTCTGAAGAAACAACAATCCAGTTAGCACCACCTCTTAATGTAGTCTTGTGGATTTGAGCAGAAATTTGGTTAACTTTAGTTACTAAAGTTTGGTTCCAATCTTTCTGTGTGTAACCTTGTAGAGTTGCTCCACCAGTTCCACCGTATTTCCATTCGTTATAATCCCACTTAGCTTTCCATGCTGCACCTTTACGTAAGTCACGTAAGATTTCACGGTCAACTTCAGCAGCGATTTGCTCTGATAATAAAGCTGTCAATTCTGCCTCAGCATCGATGTTGTGGAATGCACTAACGTCTTGAGCCAATTCAGGAGACCAGCTAGCTCTTAATTTTCTTTCAGTTACAGAAACTGTTACTGATTCTAAATCAAAAGAAACTTCACCGATTGCATCTTCAAATTCTAAAGTTGCATAACGACGGTATTCCGCTGTAAAGTCAGTACCATCTAAAGATGTTGTACCTGTTACAGAAAAATTAGAATAACCTGCAGTAGATGAATAAGATTGTAAATCAACGTTTAAGTAGATTGCACCATCTTCATCACAAATGTCATTAAATTTAAGACCATTTGCACCTGCGGTTCTTGAACCGTATTCTACAATACCTTTACCATATTTCTGAGTTACTACGTTAAATGGTAATGATGTTCTACCACTTAAACCAGCAATACGAGGACATGTTAAAGATAATGAAGCTAAAAATTCTTCAGTATCCATTTCGTTACCGTCTGGACCTGCTAATTTACCTTGACCTGGTTTAGAGAAACCAGTTAATTTCAAGATTACTGAACCTAATGAAGTTACAGTTGAACCTGAAGTGTAAGTTACTCCGTTACCTGCTTCACCTGCAGCAAATTCGTGAAGTGATGTACCTGTTAAAGAAACTGTTGAAAACTCTCCTTTAGAGTAATCAAACAAACCTTGATCGTTTGCATCACTGTTCTCGTAGAAACGATCGTACAAGTTAATACCTGTATAACCAGTAGAAGCACTTGATCCACCAGCACCACCTGGGATACCGTAAGGAGAATAGTGACCGTTACTTGCGTTTCTTTCTTGAATTTTAGGTACGAAGAAGAACAATTTACCAATTGGTAAGTTCATTGCTTGTACTGAAACGATGTCGTTTGCTAATAATTTAGAGAATACACGACGGATAATTGGGAAAACTACAGTCTCGAAAGAACCAGATGCATCAGCTGTTGCTGCTTCATTGATTAAGTAAGACGCTTGGTTTTCATACAATTGCGCGATGTTATCTTTTTGGTGACCGTTAAGACCTTCTAAAAAGCCTAAGTCATCCCATTTTTTGATGGTATCTTCTTTGATAACACGAAGGTGCTTAAGACCGATGTTACCTACCATACCTGATTCTAATAATGCTCCCATTTTTTGAATATTTGTTTTTTGGTTTTTTTATTTATTATTTTATTTTACTCATCAAATCCTTCATTCTCTTGAATTGTGGATTCTCATATGCTTTAGCTTCTGATAATACTTCTTGAGATGTTGATGTTGATGGAGTGTTTGAGATTTTTTCAACTACTGATTCGGTAACTGTTATTTTTGTACCTAATTCAGTTTTTATTGTATTGAATAGATTTTTAGCCTCATTCATAGTAGAAACTGAATCAAATCTCTTTAATATATTCAATTTCTCCTGTTTTGTTGTAGAATGTTCTGTGAATAAACGAGTGGCATAAGCTAAGTTCGCATTGAAAACAGCAACTTCATTAAGTTTTTCTTTAAAAAGGATTAACGCCTTCTTATACTCAGAATTTTGCTTTTTTAAGTTTTCAACTTCTTCATTCATTTCGTGACGACCAGCTTTGTATTTTTTACCCTGAGGTGCTCTAACGTCAGCTCCATATGTTCTTGCAGCTTCGCCAAACTCTCCTTCTTTAGATTCTTCTTCCTCTTCAGAAACCTCAATTTCTTCAGAATCTTCGTCTTCTTCATCTAACTCAATTTCGTACATAATTTCTTCGTCCATTTCAGGTTCCATTGCTGGAGCTTCCATTTCTGATTCATCATCACCATCAAGTTTGATAATATAGTCGTCATCACCTGTAGACATTTCGACATTGTTACCGTCTTTTTTAACTACAATACCATCTTCTGGTTTCATAGCCTTAAAAACTTTTAGTACTTCATCATCTGAAGCACCTGTCATGTCCATTACATCTTCATCATCTGCAGAAAAATCATCCATAGATGCTTCTTCGTCTTCTGATTCTGAATCTGTAGGTAATTCATCATCACCCATTTCTGAGTCTAATGAGTCGATACCTTTCATAGGATCTTCGTTATCGAGGTCTGTTGCGTCATTTTCAGCATCATCAGCTTCAGCATCATCTGCTGTTGCTTCATCGTCTGACATATCATCTGCCTCTTCGTCAGGATTAACTTCGTCCTCAGGTTGCTCAGCGGCAATCATAGGGTTTTCAGTTTCTTCCTCTTCTTCCAATGATTCTTTAAGCAAGTCATTCAGTTCTTGTTTCATAGTTGAAGCAAGTATACCCTTTGCATTTTGCTTTACGGCTTCTTCAAGTGTTTGTACTTGAAGTAACGCTTGTTCTAAAATTGATTTTTCAGTCATTGTGAAATTTTGTTTTATTATCTTATAAATAGTACGTTTTTATGAAAAATTCTCTTTTTCGATATAACTACCCCTATAAAATTTATTATTTAGATAAAAAAGTATCTAAATTTCCCATTAATTTTTTCATTCTATCCTCAACTTGGGGTTTTTTCTCTTCAGACTCTTGATATTGGTCTCTTTCAGATTGGTCCGCAAAAACATACGCACCTGGAGTTGATGGTGATGATACTAAATCAAAACACACTAACTCGAAGTCCTCCTGAACAATATTTTGTCCTTTTACATTTTTAAGTGAACCAACACCACGAGAAGATATACCTAAAGTTGCTCCGTTCATAATTAACATTGCAGCTTGGTCTCCTCTAGTAGATACAATACCCATCTTTCTCCAACCTGGAGAAGTGAATAATTTAATTTTACCCATTAGGATTTTACCGTCCCACCATGTTTCAAGAATTGAATGGGATACTCTATCTAAGTCGATAAGTGAAGATGAGGGATGGTTTAATTCATTAAGTGCTCCACCCTTTTTGATAAGTGATTGATATTTCTCGTTTTCTCTCTTAAGTAACATCTCAGGATAAATCCTTCCATTCTTATTTGCAGTGTCGTATTTTTGCAAAACGGCATAAAGGATAAGGTCTTGTGAAAAGTCCATATCCTTCGCCTCTTTAATAATTTGTTTGTTATCCTCTGGTGAAACGTGACCAGCATCGTACTCTATTAAAATTCCGTGCCCCGTCTCTTTTGGTCCTAATATCTTCATTTATAGATTTTATTACTATAAATACATCAAGAACCAAGTTATTTCTTGCTTTTGTGAAAATTGAACAGTTTTTTATCAATTAAACCGTCATTAACAACATCTACCAATAAATTTTTAATTGTATTTTTAATTTCTTTTGATTTAACATCAAATTGTTTCTCAACATATAAAGTTATTTCGAGGTTCATGAATGACCTTTTTTCTAACTTAATACCTTTTGTTCTTATATCTAAATCAACAATACATTGGTCTTTAAAATTTGAATCTTTAAGATTGTATATTGATTCTTTTATTTTTCTTCTTGTCTTTGAAATGGTTTGATTATAATCTTCAGTATCATTTTCTGGTTGTACCCATGCATTCAATTTCAAATAAACGGTTTTAAGATTTTTAAAATCTACGGTACCATAACCGATTTTTACATTGTTGTAAGTCCCTAATGGGATATACTTACCTGTTTTCATTAATTTCTCATTATTATATATTATTTTATGGTGTTATCTAAAAAATAAGAAAAAAAACTTACAAAACCAAAAATAATTTTATATATTTGTAGTATACTTATTATATTATGATTATTATCGATTTAACAAAAGAAAAAAGTATTGAAAGTGCACTTAGAACCTATAAACAAAAGGTTCAAAAAACTAAGCAAATTCAAAAATTGAGGGAAAGACAACAATTTGAAAAACCTTCAGTTACTAGAAGAAAAGAAGTTTTAAAAGCTGTGTATGTTCAACAAATAAAAAATGGTCTTAGTTAAGACCATTTTTTAATTCTGTTAATCTGTAGTAGTTGTACTTAGATGTTGTCATTTGACTAACTTCATCTTTTACTTTATTTAGTTTAGTGGTTAAATCAGAGTCGTTTGATTCACTTAAAAGTGTAGATACCTGATTAATAATTGATTCTTGTAATTCATTACTTTTAGTTACTAAATCATCATAAGAAATTGATAAGATATTTTTTAATTCTTCTTTTTGTGATTCTGATAATGTGTTAGAATATAATACGTTAAAATTGTTTGCTAATACCGCTTGTAGTAATGTTTCGTTAGGAACAATAGTTGAATCTTTAGATTCTTTGATTTCCTTTTTAGTTGTTAAATGTTCTACTAATTTCTTTTTTGCAATAACTTTCTTTTCAATATTTGATAATGAATCTTTTTCTGATAACATATCTAAAGATTCGTATAATTCTTTGGTTTCGATTTCAATCTCACCCAACTTAGTATTTAAAGATTCACAAAACATATTTAAACTACTCCAATTACCTATTGGTTGACCAAAATATGTATTTAATCCTTCAACATATAACTTCGCAGTTTCTTTATCTTCAATGTATTTGTTTTCAATTTCTTCATAAAACAAATACATTTCTTTAAAGTCTTTGTTTTCTTTGATTGTGTTTAATAAATCTTTAACTTCTTTCTTATTCTCTTTAGCGTAAGATTCAGTTAATTTCGTCAACATTTTGGTTTTTATAACCCCGAATTTGTTCATTTTTAATCGTTTATAATATCGTTCAATTTATTTTCTATTTCATAAATATTCTGTTGAGCTCTTTCCATATCAAATAAAACATTTTTTCCTTCTTTTTCTTCTCCCAACATACTTAATATCTTTGATTTTTTAGATTTAGTAAAAGATTCACTCAATGGAGCTTCTCCCTCACCTCCCGATGGAGGGGTTGCGGGTGCTCCACCCATATCCATTGCTCCTGCACCAGCAGTATCACCACCCATTGCACCTGCAGCTTCTAATTTTTGTCTTTCTTCTTCAGAAATACCATACTTAGAATCCACGTCGTCAAATACGCCAGAACGTTTAATTATGTTTTGTGTATTTGTCAATTCAAATCCCATTGCTCTTTCAAGTCTTTGTTGTTGTAAATCTAAAATAACCTCTGAGTCACTCATACCAAGAATATTCTTTTTAGCCCACGTGTGAGATACTGGTAAAATACCGACTTGTGATTGGTCAGATGTTGCGTCTTTATAAAGTGTAATCTTTTCTTTCCACTGTTCTATTTTTAATAAATCAGATTGTGCTGAAGGATTAGTTAACGATAAAGAAAAATTATCTAACTCATCTTCTAAACCTAAAAGATATAAATGTACTAATGCAATTTTATTTAATTCTTGAATAATAGATTTTTGAATTCTATTAATCGTTCTCGCAAAACGAATATCCATTAATGCTAAACTCTTACCTTCACCAACAACTTCTTCAAATCCTAAGAATGCCTTTGGAATACGTAACGCCGCTAATAACTTCTTTTGAATATATTCGATATCTGCAATTTCACCTAAATTTTGAGCCCCCGGCAATGTTTCAATTGGATTGCTTTGTGCTGGATCACGAACAGGAATGAAATAATCTTGGTCTACCGCCATTTGATTATATCTCATATCTACATTACCATTACGTGGATCTGAAACTTGGTCTCTTTTAAATTTATTAGCAACACGTTGTACATAAGGTTCAATATCCTTATCATCCATGTTACCAACGAATACTTTGAATACACGTCTTTCAGGTGCTCTTGATGTTCTGTAAATTAACATTGCATCTTCCGCAAGAAGTAATTGTTTCCAAATTCTTCTAATCTTGTCTAACATAGAAGTTCCATAAGGAAGTTTTCTATCATCACCTAATAATCTAAAGTGTGCAATCTCCCATGCTTGAAATTCTAAATCTTTATTCTTCCAAGTAAATCTTAACTCTCTTGTTGGAACTTTAATATCAGTATATGAGTTCGGTGTTTTAGATGCCGCACCCTCAATTCTTTCAATTTCAATATTTGGTAACTGTTGACAACCAACAACTCCCTTCTCAGGGTCTATTTTTAAATAAACAAAATCGTCACCATACTTACAAAGACCTCTTGTCCACATTTGTAAGTTAGTGTTAACATCTAATTTGTTATTAAATAAATCATCTAATATATTTTTAACTCTATCTGAATCTGAAAATATTGTTAATATTTGTCCTTTCTCAGACATTGTTGTTGATTCTTCAGCATAAATGTCTAACGCCGCAGATATTTCGGGAGTAAACTCCATAGATTCATAATCGTAATATGCTGATAACCTATTTGGTTCGTAATAAACAGATTGATTGTAAAGTGATTGGTCTAATTTAGTCCACTTATCTGCAATGTATTGACTCTGTTGAGCTTGTAACATTGCCTTTTCATATTCTTCTCTACTATCCGTTTTTAATATTTCATCTTTGTTGAAATTAAACGAAGGTGGTGCAACATTTTTTTGTTTTGCTTGATTTGGGTAACCAAACACCTTTGTTAATCTCTGAAAGACGGTAAGATTCTGTTCTGCCATGTATATAAATACTTTTCTTTACAATATAAACTAAATTATTGATAAATGGAATCTTATTTTGATTTACCAAATAACCACATATGTTCTCTATATGCGTCCTTTGATACATTCATATTATTATTTGGGTGATATAAATTTTGATTATCAATCCCCATAGAACCAATTTGGTCAAATGCAGTACCGTAAGAATAAAACGATTTATTGGGTTCATACGATCTTTCTGACATCGTCCAAGACTCCAACATTGCTTTATTTGCGTTTTCGTTCTTTTGTAATTGATTGAAACACATATCGGCAGCATATAACGCCATTGACATACTCATAATTGCATCATCGTGAGCACCTTTCATGTGGTCGGGTCTACCATTTATATAAACAAACGTATTAAGTTCATTTAATAACCTACTTGACCTAACTAAAAACCCCTTTCTTAATTGTTCCTCGAAAGCAGCAACTATTTGAGTTCTTTTATTGTTAAAATTTATACCGGGGATTTTATCCATGGCCTTTTTATTCCACTCCCATATATTTTGAGTGTTTATCCCATCGATGTATAGATTTTTATATTGCATCTCTTGTAACTTCCTAGACGTTGCAACACCCATACCCCCTGTAATATCAATAACAATATATGCCTCATACAAAACACCCCATTTATATGCAACTGCAGCCAAATCATCAGGAGGTATTTTTCCAATGTATTCTGCAACCTGTTCCCTTTCATCAAAGTCGATAATATTAATTGAGGAGAAGTCTTCACTATCACCTCTACTAACATCTACACCCATAATGTAACGATGTCCCTGAACAGGTTCCTTCCAATGCCAAAATGTACCCTGCATATATTTTTCTTTAGGTACACGTATCATATTCTTAGCAATGTTCTCTTGAATATCACCCGGAATAACACCATCACCCGAACCTAAGAAATCGCATTCCAATTCCTGAGCAATCTTACGTCTATCATATTTAAATTTCTTAGACATTGATTCAAACCAAGAAGAGAACGGTTTATATCCTTGTTCAATATATTCATTATAATTCTCTGGATTAAAATCCTTCATTACAACTTCATCATCATTATATTGTTCTCTATTCAACATGTAATGACAAATGTCTTGACACTTAACCCAATGTAAATCTTTGGTATAACGAGGGTCTTTAAACCACCTTAAATCTGTTATATGGAAATCATTGATTCCACGTAATGCTTGGTCATAAACACCGTAATAGATAGGGTCATAACCATTTGGGGTTGAGATAAGAATAATCTTACCACCCGTTGATAGGGACGCCATAGATGCCGCCCAAAAATCCTCACCCGCTTCAATATAAGCCGCCTCATCAAATACAAGTATAGTTGGTGTATAACCACGTAAGGCATCTGCAGATGTTGCTACCGCCTTAACCTCACACCCATTGTTTAATCTAAATCTACTTTCTGAGTTCTTATCGGGTGAGAACCCAACATTAATCCATTCAGGCCATTGCTCAATAAAATTTCTAACTTTATTGGCCATTTCCACCGCAGTGTCACGTTTGTTTGCAATAAGAAGAACCCTTTCTGGTTCATTTTCCTTTGCGGTTTGTAATTTCTTAGAAATCCAAGCGGCAGTTACCGTAGTAACACCAGCCTGTCTATATTTTCTAGTTATGTTTTCATTATAATTTTCATAATCCTGAATTAATTGAATTTGGTCAGGAAACAACTCTAATGGAACATATTTTTTTTGAGTATTGTCATAGGTTTGCAAATATGTTTTTAACGCATATGGTGCATCCTTTATAATTTTCGCATACTCCTTTAGTTGTTCTATTTTGGAATTCATATATATAAATACAAAAAAAGGGAGTTAAACTCCCTTTCTATTAATCTTTAGGTCTGTCTAACCCCAATTCTTTATAAATGTCAAAATCGTCATCATCGTCATCGTCATCGTCATTTGATAACGAAATACCTGGTATACCTAATATAAAATCTTTTAAATCGTCCGGTTCAGTCTCGTCTGACATTGTTTCCAATTCGTCGTTAAATTGATTTAAAGATTCTTCATAATCTTGTTGGTTAAACATTTGTTGAATTGACGCCATTAAATCTGTCATTAAACGTTTTCCGTTTTCACTATTACTAACAACTTCTTTCATTAAAACTAAGAACTGTTTAGCTGGTAGTTGGAAGATGTGCATTAACATGTAATTCTGTAATTGCTTACCATTTTCCAAAATTACCTCGTCTGGAAACTGTCCTCTAATTCTATCCCAAATTGCAGGTCCCAAAAGTAATGTCCACATTTCTTTTTCTAATGTACTTTCTAACTTTTGAGCTTGTTGATACATTGCCCTATCTTGTGGATTTGTGTATTCTCCCGGTTGTCCGTGACTACCTAATATTTCAAAAACACCTTTTATTAATTCATGTATTAAAACTGGAAAATTAATTCCTCTCGCAATCACTTTAACTTTTTGTTCTTCTTGTTCTTCACCACCTTCTTCTCCCTCATCACCGGTTTCACCTGTCTCATCATCACCAGGAAATTCCATTTTAACTTTACCAGCAACACTATCAGAAGCCCCTTTAATCATTGCAGGACTAAATTGCCAATAGTTTGCATCGTTAACCGACATCATCACTCCATAGTCATTATATAATTCATCAGAACCTGTAATTTCTCTAAGTTTCTCACCAACAAGTTGGTACATATAATGACCTCTTTTTGACGCTCCTTGGATAATACTATTAATTAAAGTTAATTTCGCTCTCTCTAAATCTAATTGTTTTAAATCAATATATAATTCTTCTTCAACTTCTTGATTTTCGGGATTAACTTGAGGTTGTTCTTGGTTATTTTCCTCATCGTCTTCCTCATCTTCAACATCAACTTCATCTGGATTTTGTTCAGGACCTTGTTCTCTATTGAAATCACTCGTATCGATTTGATTCATACCAACGATTTTTGCATCAAACTCAACCTCCTCACCAATACCCATTTCTTCTTTTACAATTTCAATTGCTAATTGTTCTAAAGCCTCTTTATGTGTATTTTCAAGTCTTATGATGTTGTTATGTGCAGTATACATCATTGTTAATAATGGACCCATTTCAGTACCGTTTAATGTACCTTGATAGTTTGTATATTGTCTAACATTATTTACAATTTGTCTATATCTTTCGGAAGCCAAAAGTTCTTGGAAATTTTGGTTAGGTTCGTTTCCTGTTTTAGGAAAAGGTATTTTTTTTAAGGGTGTATCTCCTGAAGCCAATTTAGATTGTAAATCGGGATTTGGTCTATCAGCAGTATCAAAATCCATTGCCATCTCACTTAAATTTTCGTTAATTAAAGATAACAAAATTTTCTTAGATAATTTCATATTTGTAAATTATTTTTTATCTCCCTTAGTTGTTGCTTTAGGGTTAGGATTAACTTTAGGTCCGGGTTGAAACGGAGTTTTAGGTTTATTTGGTTTAGTACCAGGATTAACCTTTGGTTTACTCGGTGCAATTTTAGGGTTGTTCTCATCCAACGATTTAGAATTTACTTTTGATTTTGGTTGGAATGGAGTTTTAGGTTTGTCAGGTAAGTAAGGGTTATCACGCTTAGGTTTACTTGGAGTGATTTTAGAATCGTCCTCACTTAATGCTTTAGGATTAGGGTTTACCTTTGGTCCAGGTTGAAATGGTGTTTTAGGTTTGTTAGGTTTTGTACCTGGATCAACTTTAGGTTTACTCGGTGCAATTTTTGGTCCATTACTCACAATTGCATCATATGTCATAAATTCTGGTAAACCATTGTGTCCAGTTTTAACATTTGGACCGTACTCATGTACTTCTGATTCGTTTAATTTAACATTGATTAATTCCATAATTTCATTTTTTGATGTAAAACTATGAAAACTTTCTTCCGCCAATGTATTAATCCATTTTTTTATTTCTTTAGATTCATCCATATGTGTATGGTCACATTTACAATCCTTTATAGATTCTCCACAACTATCACATTTCTTACCCTCTTTAACTTCTTTTTTCTGACCTCTTAATATTTTAAAATCTTGACCATCAATTTTACCATTGTGGTTCTTATCTAATTTCTTTTGATTACCTTTTAATTCTTCAGAAACTTCTCCTTCTTCACCAACAAGTTTAATGTCTTGTTTTTTTGCTAAATTTTGTAATGCGGCACTTTTAGATAATGCATCTGCGGTAGTTGTGATAGCTTCACCTATCATTCTTTCAGCTAAGTTGTTAAGTTGTTTATCAGTAAATTTTACTAATGTCTTTTCTGACATACCTTCTTTGATTAATTTATCAACTAATTCTGACCTTTTCATATTTCTTTGAATTTAATTTCCTCTTTTATAAGAAGATAACTTCTTATTTTTAATTTTTTTGTTACACTATCAATCGACTCCCCAAATTTAAAGGTTAACCTTTCACTATCCGAATCCATATCAAATTTTTCCCAAGCCATCGCAACCACCCCATCTACAGCATCAATAACTCCGAAATAATCGGAGTCTTGAACTAATTCTAATTGTAAGTCTGTATTTTTTAATAACCCAACTAAATCAACGTATTCCATTTCTGGAGATTTAGGTTGTGAGGATGCGGATGCTGGTATAATAAACCACTCATCCATGTCAATTTCAGTACTTTTACTAAAGATAAATTCGTACTGTTTTTGTCCTTTATAATCAGAACCTATTTCATTAACATAGATAAGATGCATTTTATTTAAAGTATTTACTTAATTTTTCGCTAATTGCCTGATTAATATCGTTTTTAATTTCGTCTAAATCAAGTTCTTGAACATCGTCCTCATAAGATTGTCCCTCACTTGCTTCAATGTCAGCAAATTTACTTAAATCTAATTCGTTTGTATCTTCCTCACCAATTGGTGATTCTATAAAACTATTTAATAAATCCATAGTTTCACCTAAGTCCTCATCACCAGTTACTGGTTCTTCAGCAGGTACCTCATCTTCTGCAGATGGTTCTGTAATTGGTTCTTCTCCACCCATCTCTTCTTCCTCTCTTTCAAATTTCTTAGCAATGTCCTCAATATCTTCATCGTCTAATTTATCCAAATCAACAGCAGAAATAATCATGTTTAAAATGTATTTGATGTCATCACTTTCCATTTTATCCTGTAAATCTCTTAGTTCTTGACCTAATTTACCAGCAAACTTCTGAGCTTCCGCCATATAATCTGAGCGTTTCCCTTCACCACCCATTTCTTCACCACCTGATGGAGGTAATTCACCCATTGGTTCTTCTGCTGGTACATCCCCCATTGGCTCTTCGGCCGCAGGTGGAACACCCATACCAGCGTCAGGTGCTACGGGTGCTGCAGGTGCATCCATAGAAGGTTCCGCTAAAGGAGACTCTTCTTGTGGTTTTGTTTGCTTTAAAACATATTTTGTTGCTTCTTGTAAATCTTCTTGACCCTTTAAAAGGTCTAATCTTTTAAATGCCTCAGCATAAGACGAAAATTTATTTTTATTTTTCATAAACATACCACCAATGTAGTCAAGAGAACTTTCGTTTAATCCCCTTTTTACATAGTATCCGTCTTTTTCTTTAACGATACCATAAACACCCCCATTAGTTGACTCCTTCACTATTTCGGATTTTTTAGTTGATGATTGGTTATTGTTGTAGTAGGTTAACTCGAGAATTCTCTTTAATTTGTCATCTCCGTTAAGTTTTTCACTACCAAGTGGTTTTAAATCTGCCATTTTATTAATTGTTAGATATGCTTATTCTTATCCTATAAATACATTGATATAGGGAAAAAAATAAGGTTCTTTATTGTGTTATAGATAATTTCTTATCTACAAGTGTTGTTTTTAGTTTTAATAATTTTTCAATATACCCATTTCGTCTAAGTAATTTAAAGGTTAAGTTTTCATAAGAATACTCTCCGCCGGATTCTAAACCACTTTGTCTAAATTCTTTTAACTTCTTCCTTAACCCCTCAATCGATTCAATAGGTCCTTCCTTCTTAATGAGTAAATCGATTTTTTTCATGTATTCTTCGGATTTTTGAAGAATCATATTATCATCAATGTTGGATTTAACCTTATCTGGTTCAACAATCCATTTATCATTTAAAATGGAATATACTCCTGAAGATACATGTTCTTCATCAATATCCTGAACATATAATTCAACATCATATCCTTTAATTGTGATATTATGCTTTTCATTCCACACATTTTTCTTAGCATCAAAAAACTCCTTTAGTAAATCTAAATTGTAATCAGTCTCTTTAAAATCAATTAAAACATGTAAATCCACGTCAGAATAGTTTGACCAATTGTAGTTAGCTAAAGAACCTGTAAGAACTATGTCATGAATAAAAAACTCAATACCAAGACTTTCAATAAAGTCATTTGATATCTTTAATAAATTTTTTCTGATATCATCTCGCATAGAGAACTCACCATCAGAACCTTCAAAAATTTGTTCCGATAGTGAATCCTTTGGTTTAAAGGACTTGATAATTTTTTTATCTTCGTCTTTATCCTCAATCAGTTCTTCAAATAAACTCATCCTTTTTTTGTGTACTTATGACTTCTGGCGATATTCTCGTTGAAGTATTTTCCTTGTGATTCAGCAAGTCTAAACTTAGTGAACTTTGCCCAAGGAACTTTATTATACTCATAAATAGCACCATTATTAAAAGTGACAGTCAAATCCTCATTTTCTGTATTAAATGAAGCTGATTTTAAATTAGATGAATTGATAATAACGTCAATCATCTTTCCATTAATTGTTTCTGAAATTATTGCCATAATATAATTGATTTAGTACTATAATATACACAATAAATATCAAAATAAAAACCCCCGATAACGGGGGTTAGATTTAATTAAGTGAAATTAACCTTTCAAGTGATTTTTTCCTATCAATAGGTAAAGTAAGTTCAAGAACTCCGTTTTCAACCTTACCGACAATGTCTTTTTCCTTTACATCGTCAGGTATATTATAAGATTTTACAAAACTTCCAATAAAATGATGTGTTTTATCACTTTCTTCTTTTTCGTAAATGATTTTTAATATACCTTCTTTTGTTGAGATTTTTAAATCGTCTTTGGTTAAACCAGGTACACTTATCGAAACCGAATACTCAGTTTCACTTTTACTAATGTTAGTTTCAGGAGTAGATAAAAATCTGTTAGTATCAAATCCTGTGAAGAATGGGTCTTTAAATAATGTTATCATAGTTTTTATATTTTTAACATATGTTTTACAAATTGTAAACCAAATGTCTAAAACTGACATTTAGACATTGGTTAGACATTTTTTTAGACATTTTGACATTTATTTTTTTTTTAGAATTAAATGTGTTATGTTTGTACCAACAAAACTTAATAACACATGGCAGTAGATTTCTTTGAGGACGGACCAACCTCAACCCCTAAAAAGGGACGCAAAGGTTCAACCACACCAATTTTAGATAACTTCTCAAGAGATTTAATTAAACTCGCAGAAGAAGGTAAAATTGATCCCGTTGTTGGTAGGGATAAAGAAGTGAAAAGAATAGCTCAAATTCTTTCACGTAAAAAGAAAAATAATGCGGTTATTGTTGGTGATGCCGGTGTTGGTAAGTCCGCACTTGTTGAAAAACTTGCTTTAATGATTGTTAAAGGAGATTGTCCAACAAATTTATTAGATAAGCGAATTATGTCTTTAGATTTAACTTCACTTGTTGCTGGTACAAAATATCGTGGACAATTTGAAGAACGTATTAAAGCAATTTTAAACGAATTACAAGAATCACCAAATGTAATCGTGTTTATTGATGAATTACACACAATGGTGGGTGCAGGTAATGCGAGTGGTGCGATGGATGCTGCAAATATTATGAAACCGGCTTTGGCTCGTGGTGAAATTCAATGTATTGGTGCAACTACTTTTGATGAATTTAAAAAACACATCGAAAAAGATTCCGCATTAGTTAGAAGATTTCAGAAGGTAATTTTGAAAGAACCTACGATGGCAGAAACAGTTGAGATTCTTAAAAATTTAAAAGAGTCATATGAAACATTTCATAGGGTATCTTATGAGGAAAATGTAATAGAAACAATTGTTAAACTTTCTGGTAGATACATTACAGATAGACAATTTCCTGATAAGGCGATTGATGTAATAGACGAATTAGGTTCAGAAAAAAGAGTATCGAGTAGAGTACCCGAATCAATTGAAAAATTAAAAAAATTGATTGATGAGATAAAAGAAAGAAAAATACAAGTTGTTAAATCTCAAAATTATGAACAAGCGGCAAAATTAAGAGATGAAGAAAAGAAAATTTTTGATAAACTTGAAAACGAAAAGGTAAAATGGTCAGAAAAACAAAAGGGGAATAAAATTCCTGTGTCCGTTGATGATGTTTATACCATAGTTTCCGAAATGACTGGTGTACCAATTACTAAACTTGATAGTAAGGAAACAGAAAAACTGTTAAAAATGGAAACCTTATTGACTGATAAAGTAATTGGACAAGAAGAAGCAATTACAACAATATCAAAAGCAATTAGAAGGAATCGTGTTGGAATCAAAGATGCAAATAAACCTATAGGTTCATTTATCTTTTTAGGATCTACGGGTGTTGGTAAAACACATTTAGCGAAATCATTAGCCAATCTTTTATTTGGTGACCCTGAAAAAATCATTCGTGTTGATATGAGTGAGTTTATGGATAGACACAATGTTTCTAAATTAATCGGTTCTCCTCCGGGTTACGTTGGATACGATGAAGGTGGTCAATTAACTGAAAAGGTTAAAAACAACCCATTCTCTGTTATTTTATTTGATGAGATTGAAAAAGCACATAAAGACGTTTTTAATCTATTATTACAAATTTTAGATGAAGGACATTTAACAGATTCATTTGGTCGAAAAATAAACTTCACAAATTGTTTGGTTATCATGACATCCAATTTAGGAGCTAAAAGAGTTTCTGAATTTGGTGGAGGTGTTGGTTTTAATACATCATCGAGCGAAACTCAAAAGTATGAGGTAAGAAAATCAATGATACAAAAGGCATTAAAACAACAATTCAATCCTGAATTTTTAAATCGTATTGATGACGTAATATTATTCAATGCACTTAACGAAGAAACTCTTAAGAAAATAATTCAAATAGAGGTTGGTAAATTAAACAGTAGATTGTTAGATAAAAATTTCTTAGTAACTTTTGATAAAACCGTTACAAATAGAATTTTTGAATTAAACAGTCAAGAAGAATATGGTGCTCGTCCTTTAAAACGAATCATTCAAAATCTTTGTGAAGATTTTTTAAGTGAAGAAATACTAAGAGGAAATATAAAGGAAAACGAACCAATAACTCTTAAATATAAAGATGAAAAATTAACAATTTCAAAAAAATTGTTATAAATAGTTGACTTTTTATTAAAGTTATATATATTTATATTCTTGGAGGTTCTCTTTGTCGATTACCTTTTCGTTTTATTTTCATAAGTAAGTGGGGTTGAACCCACCCAAAGACCTTAAACCCCGACATCTCGTTGGGGTTTTTTATTAAAATTTGGTTTTATCAACGGATTTTCGTATATTTACATTATATGAAAAAATATACATTTATCTTAGCACTTGGTGTAGCACTTACACTAACTGCATGTGGTTCAGGGTCAACCGCAACTGAAACAACTGACTCAACTGCGGTTCAAGTAGACACTGCCGCAGTATCTGCGACAGATTCAACAACTGCACAAATTCCTGCAGACGGTTCATCCGTAAAATAAAAATTGGGGTCGGTAACCAATCCGACCTTATTTTTAATTTTTAAATCTCTCTCCAATGGATACAAATACAGAAAAACAAGGCGATTTAATACTTCTCAGAGGTATTCCTGGTTCGGGTAAAACAACATTTGCCAATGTTATATTACAACAACCAAATAACAACCCACAAGAAATATTGTCTGCAGATGATTTTTTTGAGGATGAAAATGGTGAATATAATTTCGACCCAACAAAATTAAAAGAAGCACACAATTATTGTCAATTTAGATGTTCCGAAAGAATGAGACAACAAAAAGTGAGAATTGTGGTTGCAAATACATTTACACAGGAGTGGGAAATGGATGAATATTTTAAAATGGCTGAAAGGTACAATTATAGGGTTCATACAATAATTGTAGAGAATAGGCATGGTAATGAAAATATCCACGGAGTCCCAAAAGATAAACTTCAACAAATGAAGAATAGGTTTGAAATTAAATTATAGATGAGTCAATTTATTGAATCTTATTTTAAAATAATCTCACAAAAAAAAACAAAAATGAAATTTAGTTCACACTTATTTAAAAATCAATGGGCTGTATACCCATTACCTTTTGCATATATCTATTTTGAAACATGTGAACCAGAATCACATAAAACATTACTTGAAAATAAAATATGTGCGGTGTACTTGTCTTTTAATTGGTTAAAATGGACTTACAATGTTGGATTTTATAAACCTATTAGATAATGTTGGAAATTTTACAGAAATACCATACTGATGGTTTGTTACATAAACAAACTCACCCAACTCTTGATTTAACTATTTGGAATTATTCACCAAAAGTTCAGTATGAAAGATTATGGGATGAGATTACTTTGCAATGTCGTGGATTGGTAACCAACTCAAAAGGAAAAATTGTTGCAAGACCGTTTAAGAAATTCTTCAACTACGAAGAACATAAATCAGAAGACATCCCAAATGAAGATTATGTTGTCTATGAAAAAATGGATGGTTCTTTAGGTATTCTCTTTTATTACGAATACGAATTGAGTGATGAAAGGAGATACAACATATGGTTTAATAATAATTACGAAACGGGCATGGAAAGGTTTTTTGACCCGAACAACTTACCTGATTATGATAATTCATATTATGAACCAACACCAAAGACTAAGGGTGAATGGATAATGGCAACTCGTGGGTCATTCACATCACCACAAGCAATTAAGGGAAAAGAAATTCTTGATAACAAATATGATGTAAGTTCTTTAAGTAAAAAAAGAACCTATTTGTTTGAGATTATTTATCCCGAAAATCGTATCGTTGTTAATTATGGTAATGAAGAAAAGTTAGTTCTTCTTGGTGTTATAGATACCGATAGTGGTGAGGAGTTACCCAATAGTTCAATATTTTTTATGCAAGAACAAGGTTTTGAAGTTGTAACAACGTACAAAACTTGGGGCGAAGGATATGACTTATTGAAAGAAGAAATATCTAAAGACAAGGAAGGTTATGTCATTCGTTTCAATAATGGTTTCCGTATGAAAATTAAAGGAGAAGAATATGTTAGACTTCACAAAATTTTAACCAACGTATCAAATAGAGATATATGGGAATATTTGAAAGATAATAAACCATTTGATGAACTACTTGAAAAAGTTCCGGACGAATTTAATCAATGGGTTAAAGAAACTGTTCGAGATTTAAGATATGCTTGTTTTCAACTAAGAGAACGTGCAGGTAAATTACATGATGGTTTTAGATATGGAAAATTTAATGACAGGGGCCCTGAGCCATCTAAAAAAGAATTTGCCGAATTTGTTATGAAACAACAAAAAGTTTTACATGCGATTATGTTCGCAATGTGGAATGGAAATAATGAAAAAGTCGATGACATAATTTGGAAAATAGTTAAACCAGAATATTCAAAACCATTTAAGAAAGATGAAAACTGAGAAAAAAAGATTATACTTAGACGACGTTAGAACACCAATTGGAACTGATTGGGTTATTATAAGAAATTATGAACATTTTGTTTCTACCATTAGATTATATGGGTTAGAAAATTTTGATGTTATTTCGTTAGACCATGATTTAGGTGATGAGTCTATGATTGAGTACTATACAAATGTAAAAAATAATTATGTTTTAAATTATGACAACATAGTTAATGAAAAAACAGGATATGATTGTTGTAAATTTTTAGTGGCTGAAAGTATGTCCAAAAAGATACCCCTTCCCCAAATTTATGTTCATTCCGCAAATCCAATCGGTAGTGCTAATATGATGGGATATATTAATAATTATTTAATGAACTGTGGTTTACCCCAAACCTGTATTAGGGTTAAAATTGAACACACAATAGACGAGCCAATGATACTTTCTCCAGAAGCCAGAAAAGCAAAATGGGATAGAAGTAAGGAAAATTAATTTTTATTTTAAAAAAAAATTATTTATATTACACTAACCAAATATTAGACAATGGCTTACACAAAAAAAACAAGAACACCATATAAAAAAATGTACATAAAGGGGAAATATGAAGATTTCACTGATTTTTATGATATTAATAAAAAATCAATTTATGAAAATATTTTGGAGGTTTTTTATGGTTTCAAAGACAATAAAAAAAGAGTATTAACACTTTATATTCAAGCGATTATACAAGGTTTGGAATGGGATACCGAGTTTAAATTTAATAGAACTGACACAATTGTTTTAACAAGAGACGTATTACCGTATTTTGAAAGTATTGAGGATTATGAAAAATGTTCAGAAATAAAAAATTTATATGAAGTATTGACAAATAAAAAAGAATTGTCTATAATTTAATTGTATCAGGAGAGAGGTACATTTTCATTTTTGTCACATCCCCGTTGGTTTTAATCATCGGGGATTTTTTTTATAGTACCATTCTTGACCCTATTAAGAAATTACTTAACCAAGGTGAACCTGGAGATGTGTTTCCACTCAATTTGTAGTTAAAACTAAACCCAAATCGTTTACTCAACTTGTAATCAAACGAACTACCTAATAAGAATCCCATATGTCGATTAACGGTGGACGTTCCTGCAACAGTGTTCCAAGATAATGGTGCAAACATTGTAAATATTTGTGGAGACACCGTCAACTTTTTACTATATTGATATGGTTTAGTCCAAAAAGCGACTACCGATGACGACATGTTATAATCATAGTTATCTTTTTCATTTTTAAGAAATAAATTTATCAATCCTAAATTATAACCAAATACACCATGCTTTGGTGTTGGTTTAATATATGTATAACCTAATAAATTCATGTAGTTCCCATTCAAATAAGCAAATGCGGTAGAATATGAGTGTATTGCTTTTAATTTACCTTCTGAGAAATCCATCTTAGTGTATCCACCACTAACAATAAATGTTTTTAGGTCACTCATAATAACCGTATTTGCGGAATAACTTTTATCCCCCATCAAGGATGATTTAGATACCCCAATAGTGGCCGATTGTAACCATCTACCGTCAGGTGATTCTATTGTTGATAAATCAGAAGATAATAACATAGGATTTGTTGCGACCGCCTTTTCTTTTTTCTTCTCTTCTTTTTTCTTTTCCTCTTCCTTCTTTTCTTCTTTAGATTCCTCTTTCTTTTCTTCTTTTTTCTCTTCCGATTTAGATTCCTCTTTCTTTTCTTCGGATTTACTTTCAGATTTAGATTCTTCTTTTGATTCAGATTTACTTTCGGTTTTTGATTCTGACTTAGTCTCCGATTTAGTTTCGGTTTTTGTTTCTGTTTTAGTTTCAGAAGATGAGGATGATCCACCACTTGATGACGAACCACTTGATGAAGATGATGAACTTCCACTACTTGGTGGTGGAGGTGTTGATGAACTACTACTTGTTGGTGGTGGAGTAGTGGGTGGTGGTGTTGACGCGGCGGAACTTGCGGCAGCTGAACTTGCACTTGAACTAGCAGCAGAACTTGCCGATGATGATGCAGCACTACTTGCCGCACCACTTGCAGCAGAACTAGCGGCTGCAGATGCTGCCGATGCTGCAGCATTACTTGCGGTTTGTGCAGCCGCATTTGCTACCGTTTGTTGAACAATTGGATTATTAATTACAGGACAAGTTAATGCCTCATATGTTGCTTTAGTTGTAAATAACCAAGTCTGTACAACTCCCGTTTGTACTTCCATAGGAGAAAATGTTCTTACTTGATTGTAAAAAGACACAGTAGCATTACCATTTATGATGGTTGTTGTTGCTATCTTTTTTTCACCACTACATTTATCAATAAATGTTTGAGTGTACGTTTGTCCAAAAGATTTACCACAAAAAAACAATATTAGGAGAGAGATAATATATTTTTTCATTTTAAAAATTGATACCTAAACCAAAGGTACCGTTACGAATTACCGGGTCATAGTCATACTTTATTGTTATATTTTTGAAATCGTGTAATATTCCAACTTTAACAGTTGCGAATCTATCTTTATATTTTGGGAAAGTAATATATCCAATATCATCTTTACCTCTCCACTTCACATCTTCCGTCACACTACCAATCATAAGGTGAATACCCGTTCTTTTAATCCTCTTACCAACACCAACATAGAAATTTCTTTGTTCTATCAAATCACTTACCATTGGAAAATCGACTTGTGTTATATTACCATAAGGAAAGAATGTTGAATTATCTCTTTCAAATGTTGAGTTATATTCAGCAATAAAATATGCTTTAGTCCCTATTGTAAAAAATCCACCAATCTGATTACCACCTGTTTTCTGAATACCAAAGCTGACGATTGGTCTCTTACCTTTAATGGTGTCCAATTTTCCATTATCATAAACATACACTCTTGCAGGTTGTCTATAACCCCAATCGTTTAAGTAAAAGCCTGGGTTCCAAAAGTTCCAACCAAATGCAGGTGCTCCCCACATATCCCATCTATTCCATCCCCATCCAAAATTATTCATTAACCATGGGTCTCTTACAATTATGTTTGAACCTGGTCTTGTTCTTAGAGGTCTATCATATCCATTTGATGGTGGTTGATTTCTCCAATTACTAACATCATTTCTTTGTGGAGTTGGTGGTTGTATTGATGGTGTTGACCTTTGAGGTGTAGGTGGATTACTTCTCCATGATGAGACTTGTCCTAACACGATAGTTGGGATAAGTAATAATAATATTAATAACGTTTTCATATGGTTATTCTTTTATTATAAATATAAAAAAAGGAGGTTATTACACCTCCTTTTAAATAATTCTTAATGTAATTAAACTATTTTGTGAATATTCCTTTTTTAATCATTCTATCAAGGATGTTAGCACATGCAATATCTAAAGCCTTTTTAGTTGCTATGGAAATTGTTGATTGATTAAATTTTATTGGGTCTACAGTTGCATCAGATAAAAGGGTTAACTCTCTTTTTGTGGTTGCCTCACCTAAACCCGATCCACCAAATACAACACCTGTTTCAGCATCTGTAAATCTAACCTGAAGACCTATACGAGTCACCATATTGTCTTGTATACCATTTTTAAGGTTGATGGTTTCATCTTCCGACACCGAGTAATCATAACACTCAATAGTGACAAAATACTTTGCCAAATTTATTTTACCACGACCATCTAATTTATTCTCGGAAATACCAGATTGGGATGCTTGGAATTGCTTTACCATACGATTCTTAATTTCTGTTTTATCCTCAGTAAATTTGAATCTGTTTAAGTTTTCAAGATATTCCATTGAAATATTAGCAACCCCCAAACCAACACGTTTTTCTTTTAGTTCAGGATACATTTCATACATCTCATCAGAAATTCCTGCCTTTAATATTTGAATTGGAATTTGTGGACCGTCGTAATCCATATAATCACTAATATCTCTTTTCTTTTCGAAGTCCGCCTTGTAGTCTTCTGTTTTAGTTTTACCTATTGTTTGTCCGTTAACAACAACAACGCTTAGTAAAAAAACGCTTAATAATGTTAATAATTTTTTCATACATTTTATCTTAACCCTTCCAATTTTTTGGGTGGGATTTTCTTTTAGGTGTGTTATTTATAATTTCTTCTACAACAACAATTTCCGGTTCAGGAATAACTTCCTCAACAACTGAAACAATTTCAGGTTCCGTAATTATTTCTTCAATAACAGTAACAATTTCATTATTTTCTTCCATTTTTAATTAATTTTTTAAATAAATTTTTATTAAAAAGGAGGGTTTTATCCCTCCTTAATATTAACCTTCCATCTCATCTTTCTTTTTGTGAGAGAACTTATCCAAAGTGTCAGCACCCATTCCAATTCCCGTGATTAACATCACTGCATTCACCAATTCAGGTGACGGGGCAAAATCCGCATGAGAGAACGAATTTAAAATCATCGTTATACATAGGAATAAAGCACCTATCATTGCTATTACCGGTTTTACCGATATTGAACCTCTTTCATCTTTGAAGAGTTCGATTACCCATTGTTTAAAATTCATTTTTGTCTTGTTTTAATTTTATTTATTATCCTTCCATATGCATTTCTGCATTTTCATCTTTTATTTTACCACACTTTAAACATTCCTCGATTCCGTCACCATCCAAGTCACCCCAAACGTGTTCACATTGTCTATGTGCAAAATACATATCAATTTTACCATCACCATCAAAATCTATACCATCCATTGTACCATCACCATCTTCATCAACTTCAACACCAGTTCTTGGTTGAACGGTTGGTACTTGTTCAAACGTATCATTTACCTTTTCTATTTTTGAGTTTTCAATAGCGGTTTGAAACTCCTCTGGTATGATTGGAGTGTTGTTTGGTGGAGTTGGTGGTAAATCGGCGGTATTGCTTAATGATGTGCCATCTTCTTCATCCATTTTCTGAACTAACATCTTATCCTTATCGGTATCACTAAACCAATAGTCAATTATTTTACCATAAGAACCGATGAAAGCTCCTAACAATAATAGAAGAAGTTCTTTCCATTCTCCTTCTATTGCTGATTTATTTAATATAGCAAAGAACATTCCTCCTATAATAAACATGAATCCACCCAATACCAATGCGGTGATGTACCATCTTCTGGCCATCATATTACTTAATAAATCTTTAAAACCACTTGGTGGTTGTTTGTTTTCTGCCATTTTTATTTATTTTTTTTTAAAAGAGATTTTATATCACAATAACAGGAATTAGCACCGTGAGCTATTGCCATTAGTATCCACATTAAAGTCATTTCACCCAAACCCAAAATGGTTTTAGGAGTATCACTACTTAATGTGTTTGGTGAACAATGTGTTATTGATTGTATTGGTTCGTAAAAATAGATCGCTAATCCTAAAAAAATTATAGAAACCCAATATCTTAGTATGTAGTATTTTATATTATTCATATTATTATTATTTTTTATCTTTTCCAAGACCATCCCTTTTTTCTACCTCTTATTAATAAATAACTACAACCCCCAATAAAAAATGTTAAAAACATCGATTGGGAATTAAATACAAACATAGCTATCATACATAATACGATTACCGCTATAAAACTTAATCCCTGTTCCATTTTAAATTTTTACCATTTAGGAGCCTCTTCTTTAAACTCATCACCTTCTTTCTTTTTTACAGGAGCTGGTTTTTCTTTAACTGTTTCTTTTTCTTTAATAATTACAGTCTTACCACCACCCGCCGATTGTTGTTGAGTTTGTGAATTTGTAATGTTTATTACTGGTGCCGCTTGTTGTGGTGCCGGTTCTGCTTTATCACCACCACCTAAAAGTGTTGATAACCATACTCCCGCCGCGGTCACTAATGTTCCTGCAACCCCAATTATTGTCTTTTTTAAACCCGACCAAGTTCCTTCTGATTGTTCTACTTCTTCTGACATTGTATTTGTTTTTAGTTTTTTAGTTTATTTTATTAATATTACGCACCCAATGCTTTACTGAATCCATTAGGACAAGTTCTAGTACATATCAAATCTGCTATAATAGGTGCTACTGCAGTTCCGATTGCAATACCAACTCCAGCAGGGGTAGCCCATAATGCCGCCGAATCTAAACTATGATAGATACAATTTGAACATACGTTTCTTAATAATTCTGAATCAATATTTTCACCAACACCAGGTATTGATAAAAATCCATCTGCCACTATTACACCCATTGCCGTTGATACCGCCATTTTAGCTGCCGTATCTGCAATGTAAAGAACAGGCGTAGCCATCAACGATAATGTAGTTGAAGTTGCCGCTCCAGCAGGTTGCGCTGGTGTAAATGCCGCAACAACACCGGCAGAGATTAGTGCGGTTATTGCTATATTACAAGCGTTTTCGTCCGCCCAGTTATATGCCATCACAGCACCATCTTTTACCACTTCATATCCCTCTTTAACACCAGATTCTATTTGATTTCCAACATTAATAAGTACCGGCATAACTTCTTCTTCCCATTCTCTACCTACCACATCTTCAACTCTATGATTTATTTCAGGATGGTCGTGAATGTATCTTATTGCTTTATTGGTTAATCCCCACGTATCACACGCCGAACAAGGTCCATCTCCTCCGAATCCATACCATCTTACATAGTTATCACCACAATCCGAGCGATGATAAACAACTCCGTCTCCGTTTCTGTCTGCCATAATTTTTGTTTTTTAATTTATTGTATTTTATTGAAATCTGTTATTCCTAATTGTTTATTGTTAGAATCGAATAACCCTATTCTATATGCTGATGATGGTAACGCGTTAGTGTATACCTTTAAAAGATTATCACCGGCAACTACATTCATCGTTTCTTTAGATACTACTCTGTTTGAAATGTCGAATATTTTAACCGTCACTGAACCCGCAGTTTCGGTTTTAACATTCATTGCCACCTCAGAGGTTACAAAAACAGTTTGTAATTTAATACCGACTGAATTTGTCATTTTAAGATCTTCCGATATCGATTGAGGGGCTGGTAAAATGTCATCTTTGTAACATCCTGTTAAAATTGTGGATAATAACACCATTGAGAGAATTTTTTTCATTTTTGTCATTTTTAATTTACTATTATTTTTGTTTTTTTCAATTCATTTCCATCCACACCTTTAAGTACTAAATATAAATATCCTTTAGGTAGGGAATTGGTATAAATCTTCTTCACATTTTCACCATTTTGTCCAATAAATTTTTCTCGACTAATAACTTGATTTGTTGTCACATCTATTAAGGTCAATGTATACGTACCTGCGGAGGGTAAATCAAAATAGATAGATTGTCCGTTTGTTACCTTACTTTCTGTTACATTAAAGATATTATCTTTCGCAACCACCTCGGGCATCGGTAATTCGGGTTTAACACATCCCGTTAATAAAATAAATGATATTAATATTAATTTTTTCATTAAAATTGAAAGTTTGTTCCTATCATAAACATTATTGGATTACTTTTTTTATAACCAACTGATTCTGATAATTTATCCCAAGTTGTGTTATATCTGATATTAGTATTTAACACAAATCTTTTAGTTATTTTCCAATCAATAGATGTTCCATAATATAAGTCCAAATTGAAATCATCTATATATGTCAAATCCGATTCAGTACCATCTTTAAATACTTTATATACATCACTCATAGCAAATATTTGTGGTGAAATGTTTACCCTCTTCGTTTTCAATGTATACGTGTACATCACCATACCTCTATAAGTAAGTTCGGATGATGATGGCATTTGTGGATATATTAAATCTTTAAAATCACCATTTTCATCTACCGTATATTTTCCTTCCCATTCACCCTGATAAGTTCCCCAAAATGATTTTGACGCAGTTAAACTATAACCAAATGTTCCAAACTTTTTAGTTCTGAATACATCTATAAATGATAATGTAATATCTTTTTGGAAATCAAAATCGGTTGAAAAAAATGTTTGTATTGTTGTAGTTCTCTTTTCGGTATTTTTACTAAGTCCATAACCCACACCATAATAATTCCATATAGGGTTTATTGATGTTGCGAATGTATGTCCCCATTGTCCATTCATAGATGATTTATGATACCCCAAATTAAGAGTAGTAGATACCTGTCTTCCAATTATACCAACTGATAAGTTTGAAGATGAAAGTACATCTTTTGAAAAATTAACATATGATTGCAATATACCCACATCGTTCCAATCATCACTTTCTCCAAATAATTCTTTTGGTGATAGTTGTAATGTATCGGGTGCAGGTATTTGTGCGTTTGACACAAATCCAATTAAAACTAACGATATGATTAATAATAGTTTTTTCATTAGTTCATTTTTACTTTTAATTGTGTTCCATTTTTATTAACTGCATCGGTTGTTGATATTGAAGTTAAACCCAAAGTACCACTCAGTCCTATTAATGGTAAAAATGTTATTTTATATTCTGTTGTTTTATCCAATAATGTTGAACCATCGGTAATCAATGAACCTAATGTTATTGATGAACCTCTATTAGTTCCAAAATTGGTAGGAGTTCCCTTTGTGGTGAATTCTACTTTTTCAAATTTCAATGATGTGTTATCATAGTTCAAGTTAAATTGAGTACCAACTACCTCTTGTTGTAATGGGTCTACCGAAATCGTTACTACTAATTTACCACCAATGTTTTCACCCATCAAATATGCATTTATTTCGTTTGGTACTGAATTGGTATTTAAACTCATAGTTCTAATTGAATTACTTGTAACACCACTTACACTTTGTTGTGCCGAATGTGATAGATTTACATCACCTACCCAAGTTGCGTTCACATTGTAAGTATTATTAAGTGTACTCGTATTCAAACTAAAAGGGAATAAACTTCTGGTAGAGTTAAATTGTGTACTCCAATTAGATTTTGTTACCGCATCATATTCTGACTTACTATATAACTTAATCAAATAGGTTAATACCGAGTATTGTGTTAGTGGTGCGGCTCCTGTCAAATGTTGTAATAATTTGTATGTATCTGCTTCATTAAATATACCATTACCATCCACATCTGCGTTCATATATTGAATCCCCGATGTAAATTCCAACCCACTCTCATTTCCAAATATACCACCATTTGATAATTCTTTAAATGCGATAAACACATCCGATACCGTTACAATACTATTATATAGAGTGTTTAAATCAGTTTGGTTGGTATATGATAAATCGATTCCGTGTTGTTTATAACTTTGAATTGGTGAGAATGTAAATTCTGCCTTTGTTCCGTACCACCCATCTTGTAATCGTAATTGAGATTGAAATGTGGATGAAGTTATTTTGGTTGTCAAATTACCTGGCATTATATACGTTTTCCAAAATCCACTTACATTATTAATGGTAACCGGTCCATCATATATGTCAAATAATTTAACCGATGTTACATTGTTTGGGGATACTCCCGTTCCATCAAATTCTCTTTCATCTATTAACAATTGGTGTCCACCTAAATTTGCATCATATGGATTTATTATTGCCCATTCAACTTGTCCGGCGGTTGTAGTTGCTTTAACCCCAACACCACTTACCTTTGCGGTATCTAAATCATTTGTAATATCAACTTTACCTAATCCACTTATTGCTCTTGATGTGTTGGTTGTTGTACTCCATACATTATTTACATATCTGTTTGCCTTTGCTGAGAATTTGGTCTCATCCACGTTACTACCAAAATCAAAATTAAATCTAGCAGTTAGAACTTCACCATTTGAGTGAGTTACTGAATTGGTATAAAACTCTGTGAACGTTGCATCATCAGGATTAGTCCAAGTTCCAAATTCAACCACATAAGGATTTGCAAAATGGTTTGGTAAATCATTCCATTGAGAACCATTCCATTTGGTTACTGCATAATCTTCGTTACCACTATCGTTTGGTTCACCAGGTGCCCAGTTATTATATTGACCGGGAATATTTCCGTTTAGTTGTCCGTTATTTATTTTAATTAAAGTTCCAGCTTCAGGACCTGCATCAATTGTCCATCTAGCTTCACTTGCAGCATCGGATAATGCGAACCATATATTTGTTTGAGGTACATTGTTAAAAATAAAAGCATCTTCATCCGCTGAAGTAATTGTTACTAAATATCCTTGTTGTCCTTTGAATGTTTGTTGTGATGATAGTGTTTTAGCATTTGTATAAGTTGCTCCGGTTGATATTGGTCTATAAAAGTGTCCATTTGTTCCGTTATAAAAATATCCTGTTGGATTGACTGTTGCAGCCACGGATAATGCAACATTACCTCTTACCGAACCTGTATTTACTTTTAGAGATGCTAAAGCAGTATTGATATTCGCCATTGTTCCCGTTACCACCAAACGAGTTTTATTACCGCTTAAAGTAAATCCACTTGCTGCGGTTAAACCTGTTGTTGTAGTTAGGTTAAATGTTGTACCCGTTGGTGGATTAACTAAACTAATTGATGCTAATAAAGTTGCGGTTGAACCGAACCCACTCAATACAAATCCACTTGCATCTTGTCCAGATGTAGATGGTAAAAATGATTTAGAGTCCGGAGCAGATACACTCTGTCCGAACCCTAAAAATGAAATTAGTAAAAAACATATTACTAATAGTTTCTTCATATTACTCAATGGTTAAATCAACTTTATTTCCTTTCGCGTCAACAGCATCCGATAAAACAAAGTAGAATAAACCCGCAGTATTTGTTAAAGTAGTTTTTGGTGTGAATATTAATTTATATGGAGTACCTACTTTAATTCTCGCACTTTTCAATTGGTCAATAGAACCAAACGTTAATCTACCATCTTTATGTGTAGAAAAGTTTGTGATAGTTGAACCTGAATCAAATATGATATTATCCAAAGTTAATTTAGACTCATCATAATTCATTATTACTTGTAAACCTGCTAATTCTGTCTTTGTTAATGTAGTGGTTAATACAACCTTACCACCCTCTAATGTTGATGTAATACCTAATGTTGCCTTTTCCACTGCTAAAGTTTGATAAGCCATCGGGGCAGTACTCATAGATTTTATAGAACTAGTTGCTTTATCATTTACAGAATTTGTAAATTGACCTGCAGTTATTTTAGTTGCAATTACCGCTGGGTCGGATGAATGTGACCAGTTTAAGTCTCCACCCCACGCAAATACAGCATAAACCTCTTTTGTAGGTGAATCAATTAATACTCTATTCTTAACCACACCATCTAACCAACTTTGATTCAATAAACCACTATACCATCTTACTGATGTTGATGTGTTTGTTGGAATCATTGCGTTTGAGTCAGTATTTTGTCCCATTACATGTGCAAATAATGCGTATGAATCTCCTTCACCAAACGCGTTTTGGTTATTGGTTACCTTACCAACTTTCTTTTCCAATGCTGGTAGAGTAAAGAAGTTCGCGGTACCACTAATATCAGTTTGTGAGTGTCCTAAGAATGCTTTATAGGCATCTGATACGGTTACAATGTTGTTCATCCAAGTTTTTTGAAACGCGGGTCCAACGAATACCCCAACTGAATCACCCACTTTAACTTGTGTTGTGAATAACGCTTCACCACTTGCATCCAATGGTAATTGTGCAATAGGTTGTTGTGACCAATCAATTTCACCACTACCATTTGATTTCAATTTCATCAATTGAACATTATGGTCGGTAATAGTATATCCTTGTGGATATAATACTTTTACTTTGAATTGTGACGTGTTACCAACAACATTACTTACAGATGACCAACCACCACCAAAGATAGTCCCAACATTTGCACCGGCAGTGTCGGTACCCGTTGCCAAATCTATTTTGAAAATATTGTTATATGTATTTTGGTCTTTTAAAACATATTTTTGAGTCGCAATTAAACCACTAATAGATGCATCAGCTCTTTGAACGGTTAATTGTCCAACATTCCAATCAGCATTTACCGCATAACCCCAAGGAGTTAAACCATATTGAAGATCTAAATTATTATCACTCGTAGTGCTGTTTGGTGTAAACTTATAGTTACTCCATCCAGTGTAAAATGTTTGGGCAGACGTGCCTTGGTTAAATGCGGTTGACACATATGATAATGCCTTATTATTAAATTGATATCTAAACCAAAGATAACGAGGGTTTTTAATTACAGTACCTTTTGTTAAGTTATATTTAACCGTTAGTGTGTCTCCTACTTTTAATCCAGTAGTTGGTGTTATTGATTGACTAATTGTTAATTGACCGAATGATGTAAAGGCGATCAATAAAAAAAAGCTAAGAGAGAGTAGTTTTTTCATTTTATTATTTTTTTTTTATTTTTTATCCATTAATTTATTTATTAATTTTTCACTAGCCTTTTTAAGTGCATTACTTAAAGATGTTTGGTTAAACGACCCCCCTTCATCGACAATAAGCGTCGACATAGAAACTTCAGATGATGATTCCTCAACAACAAATTCTTTTTCTTTTTTACCGTCTTTTGTTAATGTTCCCTTCAATCTAATAACCACTTCCTCCTGATTAGAATGGAAAACAGATATGTTCTTCTTTGTTGTAAGAACATCTAAATAAACAATTTGTACTTTTAATTTGTAAGGAGATGATGCCGATAAATCGTAGCCTTTTTCTTGTAAAAACTCTTCTAATATGTTTTTAACCCCGAATGCTAAATTTCTGTTACCAGCCAATTTACCAATTTTAACCTCATTGGTTACACTCTCAACCCAAATATGGTCTTCAGCATTATACCAAATGTTTTCTGGAGAGTTTTTGAATGTTCCATCAATTCTCCACGAAATCCAATTAACGATATTTCGTTGCAACTCATGTTTGCCGGAAAACTCTAAATAAACAAAGAATAATTGAAAACAAAGGGCAAAGACTATCCAAAATACTACTAATCTTAAAAATACCCAAAATAATATATTGCCTAAATTAAGTGATAATGTTCTAATTCTTTCCATATGAAATTTTTTAAAGTACTCCTGGCAATTTTCATATGAAAAGAGTCAGGAGAGAGATAATTTTTATTTGTCCCTTATAAATATCAACACTTTATACATCTGACAAAAAAAAGTTTTTAACTTTTCTTGATTATATACGTATTTATTAATATCTTTGTAAAAGAAAAAAAGATAAAACTAAATTCAATGAGACAATTAACAAACATAACGTCGACATCAAACCAACTAAATTGGAATGAGCAACCTATGCGCATATGTCTCGATGATACTGATGTTGGTTAATTTAGTTTAACTTAAAATATTAGAAAACCTCGGGACTTAAAAATCTCGAGGTTTTTTGTTTTATACAAATAGGGTAATGGACTAATGGCTAAGTCACTTGCTTTGGGAGCAAGGCATCATGGAGGTTCGAGTCCTCTTTACCCTACAAACGCTGATTTAGCTCAGAGGTAGAGCACGAAGCTGTTAACTTCGGGGTCCAGATATCGTAATTCTGAATCAGCGCAAAATGCGTGTGTAGTTCAATTGGTAGAATTTCGGTCTCCAAAACCGAAGATGAAGGTTCGAGTCCTTACATGCGTGCAACAATACCCGAGTGGTGGAATGGTATACACAGCGGTCTTAGAAACCGTGTCGAAAGGCGTGTCGGTTCGAGTCCGACCTTGGGTACATATTGTCCTTTAGTATAGTGGTAGTACAGATGGTTTTGGTCCATCTAGCTGTGGTTCGAGCCCACGAGGGACAACATATTGCGGGGAGGAGGGTACCCGACCAGTCTCATAAGCTGTGTCTTTTCCGGTTTCGACTACCGGCCCCGCAACCAAAAAGATTTTAAAATAATTTGGAATATCTGAAATTATTTATTATCTTTGTTAAACAATGGTTGATTGGGATTTAACGGGGCTAGCGAATAGCGAGAAACGCCAATCATAAAAACAGATGTCCACACCCCCATCTTCTGTTTTCCATAGTAGCCCGAATAGCTCAGCTGGCCAGAGCAACTGATTTGTAATCAGTAGGTCCTCAGTTCGAATCTGAGTTTGGGCTCAACAGGTGACGACGGTGGTGTAACCCCACTGTCTATGAATCCCAAAAGATCCGTCTGACTCGCGAGGTAGGGCGGTGAGGGTAGAGTTACTATAAGTCGGGAATAATTACCCCAATACGAAAATGTAACCGCAGACTATGTCTGTTATGATGTACATAGATGGTACGAAAAACCTGTAACTTTTTGAAACTAACTCAACGAGGACTTTGTCAACCAGAGCAGTGACTCGGATGGTGCAACTTAAGGTGAGTTAGAATCAATTTTTAGAGAGTTGGCCGAGTGGTTGATGGCACCAGTCTTGAAAACTGGCATACTGAAAGGTATCTGGGGTTCGAATCCCTAACTCTCTGCAAGAATTAACTAAGATACTGTAAAACCAGTAGGTGGTGATTCCAGATTTATCTGTGAGCCATTTAAACCCTGATAGCAATGTTAATTTTTAATATATAATATTTTTTTTATATTAAGATATTGATTTCCAACATTTTATTCTGTATATTTGTCATATTATTAATATTTATAATATATGATAGATAAAATCACATTATCGTTAATGTTATTTTTTAACACATTAACATCATCTATCGACCCAAGTCTTTCTGATGAAAGAAAGTCAGTCAATCAAATAAAAAAAGAGATTAAATCCCTTGAAAGAAAGATTGAATGGGTTGAAGTAACAGATGAGAATTACGCTAGCAGGGCCGTCAAAACCAAAGAAATCACGGACGAGATTACCAAATTGAATGGTAAAATTGTAAAGATTGAGAAGGTTGCAAAATTAAAAGAGAAATGGGCAACGGAAGATTCCTTGTCCAAATCAAAAAAATGAAAAAAATTTTTTTAGTGCTAACGTTACTTTTGGGAGTGGAAGTCGTAGCAAATGGACAAGAGTGGTTTATAACCGCCACTCGAAAAGGCGGTCCATCAGACGGTTATATAACAGGTGGTTTTATGAAAAAAGGTTGGGGGTTTTATGCGGGACTTCCATACGGTGAAATAAAAACCCCAAATGGCGGAATTTCAATTCCCCCTGGTGTTAACACCAATACAGGAAATGTGTCCGATAACATGAAGTTTGGTGTTCTTAGACAATTAAAAGAAGACAAGGCGATTGTTGGATTTGGATTACAGCCAACACTTGATGGTAATAAACCAAATTTTCTTATAATGTACAATCCACTTAGGCCAAGTACTGTTATAAATTTATGGACAATTGGTAATTTAGTCGGTAGTGATTTTACATTAGGACTTGGATTATCGTATAAAGTAAAATAAAATAAAATTTTAGTTAAGTTAATTCCCTGAACAAACTAAAAAAATTGTTCGGGGTTTTTTTATATCACATTTTTTGTTTATGTTTGAGTTATAGTTCTTTGATGTATTGGAAAAACAAAATGCCTGAGTGATGAAATGGTATACATGACAGACTTAAAATCTGTTGAGCAGAAACGCTCGTGCGGGTTCAAGTCCCGCCTCAGGTACAAATGTAATGACTCAGAAATGAGTGACGGAACGGACGCTACGTATGAAATGGAAACTTTTGATGCACGTACAAAGGTGCTGATTAGAAACAAACCGTACAGACATTACATTAACTTGGTTCCGTAGCTCAGTTGGATAGAGCAACATCCTTCTAAGATGTGGGTCTTTGGTTCGAATCCAAACGGGATCACGTAAATTTTGGACTTGTAGCTCACTCGGTTAGAGCGGCACACTCATAATGTGAAGGTAGTAGGTTCGATTCCTACCTGGTCCACTTTTAAGTTATGGGTCTCCGATGGAAGTCCGCAAGAAAAATAGATGTTTTTCATCCATCAAAAAATTACCATAGAGACCGCTAAATCGAGTTAGTGAAAATCTACATTCTCATTGGTAATCATTCATGACACCTACCGGTGGTTCCACACTAAGGTTATGTGAGGCTTCGGCTGATAAAAGGGTGTTATATTGTAGTGTGACGAAATTGGCAAACGTACCCTCCTGTCTCGGGGGTGTGGACAAAGAAATAGATTGATAATATTAGGGGGTAGACCACCAGCTTGCAAGCGTCATGTTATCAGTTGAATCTCCACTTGGTGGTTCGAACCCATCCACTACAGCAAATTAAATTTTGTTTTTTGAAATTTATTATGTATATTTGTAAAACAATTAAAGATTAAAATTATGAAATGTATTAAGTTAATTAAAGCAAGTAAAGGTCATGAAATTGGTCAAGTTTTAAGAGTAGAAGATAACGAAGCGGATTTAAGAGTTAAAGGTGGTTATTGGTCATTTGCACCAAAAACCGAATATAAACTTTACAAAAATCCAGACTATAAAACTAAGAAAACTGATGATAAAGTTTCTTCTAAAAAACAATTAAAGAAGAAAAAAACTTCTGAATAAAAAAAAATAAAAAATATTTGATGATTTATTTTGTTTTTTAAAATATTCATTGTATATTTGTAAAAGAAATCACAAAGGTGGTTTCGTAGTAAGAAAAAGTTCTTTGATTTAAAAATATTGGCCGCCTATGGTCGATTAAAATAAACCATGAAAGTGGGATAAAGTGACAAACCCTTGGTTGGGGTAAGTTGCGGTTTCAGTAATGGAACTTGAGTAGGCAAGTGGAGTATCGTTGAACCTTAAGTACTGAGGGTAACACTTTAGGGAAAGTGGTTTGATGACTAAGCAATCCGAGTTGTTTGGTTGAGGTGGGGACACCAATAAGAATAATCCATAGAGTTATTGTGAGAAGTATCGTTATCCGACTTTACAATTGCGTGATTCAATATAATGGGAATCTTAAAACCGAAAGGTATGGTGAAGTACGAGTGGTGTCGTTATCATCCTTTATTAAACTCTACCAAGGGTTTAGTTCTGAAGGGGTCCAAAAATATGGTAGCAGGGATGTTACAGAGAGTAGTTTAGTATCGAGTCGCTCAAAAGGTGGCTTGGCTAGGTGACGAACCACTACTTTCCAAATTCGGATAACTAAATTTTGTTAATTTTGGTTTAACAACTTAAAATCATACAAGAAGAAGTGTTCGTCAGTCGTTGTAGACAGGTGGCTACATAGTCGTGAGGGGTTCACGGCCACAAAGGGTCTCAAGCCCAATGTGATTTTTAAAAAAGTTCTCTAAACCCGCAAGGTTGAATCAGGGAGGCATCTTTGATGAGTAATGAGTATTAAAAGAGTATATAACGACTCAAGGATTGGTTAATCTAATTGACCGCCGCTGATTGGTACTACTCAAAAGGTAGTGGAAAAGGGAAGAAACAAATAATGTCCCTAAGTCAATTATTAAGACATGTATTCTCAGTGTTTTATTTTCTTTGTTTAGTAAAACAAAGTGGTGGAATTGGAACGTTTTAAAACCGTTCGGCCCAAAAAAGATTAGTCAGATTTATTCTGACTTTTTTTTTGCTTTTAAATAAATTTTACTTATATTTGATATTATGAGAATAGTTTGTATATCCGACACACATGCCTTACATAGAGGTATGACCCACGAATTACCACAAGGTGATGTGTTAATACATGCGGGTGATTTATCAAATAGAGGTGGAGAAAGAGATGTGACAGAATTTATTCATTGGTTTCAAAACATAGAAGGGTTTGACTCTAAAATTTTTATTTCGGGTAATCACGATTTCTGTTTTGAGCGGGTTAATCAACCGCACCATAAAGGCGACTACGATTGGTTAAACAATCTAATGACTCCTGAAAATCTATCTCAATCCAATGTGACTTATTTGGAAGATAATTTTATGACTATTGAGTCACCTGAATTTTCAAGACCAATTAAAATCTACGGAAGTCCTTGGCAACCAAATTTTTATGATTGGGCTTTTAACTTACCAAGATTTGGGGTTGAGTTACAAGAAAAGTGGAATATGATTTCAGAAGATACTGATGTATTAATAACACATGGACCACCAAATGGATACGGAGATTTAGTTAATAATTGGCGACAACCAAATACAAACGTAGGTTGTGAGTTGTTACGAAATAGAATAGAAGAAATAAATCCATTAGTAAGTGTATTTGGTCATATTCACGAAGGTTATGGTGTTGAGCTCGGTAATAAAACATTATTCGTAAATGCATCAACTTGTAACTCAAAATACGAACCAATAAATAAACCAATAATCATAGACTTACAAGAAGTTTATGGTGAAATAATTGCAACTCATGTCGAAATATAATGGACCAATTAGTGTTGTCATTTCAACACGAAAAATAGATGATACGTATTTAAAACACGTTGAGAAAATGTTTTCACACCCTAAAACTCAAATATTAATTTATGAGAATGATGGTGTGGATTCATTACCCAAAATTTATAATTTAGGATTACAAGATTCCGAAAATGATATTGTGGTGTTTATGCATGACGATCTTATTTTGGAAACCCCTAATATCACACCAAAAGTTATTAGATTATTTGAGGAGAATCCTGAATATGGCATAATAGGATTGGCCGGTACTAATAATTTAATGAGTGGAATGTGGTGGCAGGATAAAGAATCTATGTATGGTGTTGTTGGTCATGAACATCAAGGTAAAAGACATGTAAATCACTACTCAAAACAATCATTTGGTGACAAACCAAAAGAAGTGGTTATTGTTGATGGGTTATTTATTATGGTTCATAAAGATAGAATTAAACATAAGTTTAATGAAGAATTTACAGGGTTCCATTTCTATGATTTACCGTTTTGTGTTGACAACCATTTAGATGGGATTAAAGTTGGGGTTACCACTAAAATAATGGTAACACATAAATCCATTGGTATGGTAAATAAACAATGGGAAAAAAATAAGTTGTTTTTTGAGGCATTATACGAAAAACACTTCCCTTTAAGGGTTAATTGATTTTAGCACAATAACGGATATTTATATATAAAACAAACAATTATGATGACAGTACTTTTAATTTTATTGGCTTTGGTTGTGGCTGGAGCGGTAGTATTTTTCCTAATGAAATCAGGTAAAATCGAAGACAAAGATGGTAATAACATTCCAGATGCGGTTGAAGAAAAATTGGCGGAAGTTAAAGAAGTTGCTAAAGTGGTTAAGGAAAGAGTAAAAAGAGTAGTTGAAGAAACTAAGGATGTTGCTGAAGCCGCTAAAAAAGTTGTTAAGCAATCTAAAGATGTTGTAAACGCAACTAAAGGTGGTTCTCGCAAAGGAAGAAAACCAGCCGCTAAGAAGTAAATTATCACACATAATTAAATTTAAGGGTTAAAATTTGTTTTTTAACCCTTTCTCATCTACATTTGTATTCTATTTATTACGGGGGTGCTTGGCATTGATTTCAGGTATCAGGGGTAAGTGGCACGTAGTCAGACTTCATCTATGACTTAAATCTATGGTGGAAAATTCTAGACGGCAACGTTTATAACAACATGGAAATTGCAGGTTTACTTGCAACTTCTAACGTAGCAGTAGCCTAAGGCGAAACTACAATCGGGTCGACTGGCATGTAACCTAGGAACAGAAGCCTTCAAGGTGTAACACCACCCGAAGAGTGTTGGAGCAAATCTGACGGCTCTTGAAAATCCGGTTAGGAACAGTATTGATGGTTTCCTGTAATTAACCTTCTATTTGTCTGTTATGAACTAATAGAATAAACGTGTAGTCATTTATTGTTGAACAGGAAAGACACGGGTTCGAGTCCCGTCACCTCCACCATAAACCCATCTTCGGATGGGTTTTTTGTTTGGTGTCTCTATTAACGAGCAAAAGGTCCGAAGACCCTTTGTCGAGATTTGAAACACCTCCTTTTCGTTTATAAGTATTATCGTTTAATGGCGACCAAACCAATTAAACTCTACATATAAATATCTTATTATTCATTAATGTTTGAAATAATTGATGATTTTGTTTTATATGCAACATTACAAACAGCATTTGCTAACATTTCACCAAATTGACTTGATTTTATGTATTCAAATACCGTATTTCTTAAGAAATTCGCAGCCATTGAATCTTCTTCAGTACTTGATGAAATAATATATACCACTAATGATTCTGATAACGCATCAGCAACAGTACTACCATGATATGAACAACTTTGTTTATCTCTAAAGACAGCAATTAAATCACTTAATGTCATTTCACTCATTGCAGTTGCCATTGCACTCACTAACGGACCTTTAAACCCTATTAGGTTTAATAATGTTGTTATTGCATATTCTTTAAATTGTGAAATGGCCCCACCACCTACTTTATCTAAAATACCACTTCTTGTAGATGCATCTTGTGGATTTTGTTTGTTTGGTGTGAATAGTTTTTTTAACCAATCAAATTGTTCATTTACCACACCTTCTATTTGTTCATTGTCATATCCCTCATCTATCAATTTACCCAAATATTGTATGGTTAAACCAAATTTATCCTCATCATTTTCATTTAGAAAAATCCTCTCAAAGGATTCGTTTATAGAATGCTTCTTTGAGAGGGTTTCACTTACTATTTTTTTAATATCTTTCATATTATTCTTCTCCTTGTAATTTCCACTTATATTTCATTGTTACATCTTCATCGTCTCTATCTCCAGTTTCTCTTTGTTTCTTTTGAATATAACCTTGGTCTTTCAAATATTTATCTAAGATGTAATAGTCGTTACCTTCTAATTCAGGACCTTTCCATTTAACAATAACACCATTACGTTTTTTAACTAAATTTTTACTAGCCAATAATTCTTGTAATCTGTTTCTATCGTATACAGGTTCGGCAGGTACTGCTGGAGGTGTTATAGGTGCTGTTGTTGTGTTACCAGTTGTAGAACCTGTAGTTGTACCCGTTACTGAAGCGGTAGAACCTGTTGTAGAACCCGTGGTTGTACCCGTTGTAGATCCTGTTACTGGATTACAAGCTGAAATAATCTTATCATATGTTTCTTTTGTAATACCACCAGATAAATTATATTGTAAATCTTCTAAACCTTTTTTAGTCTTAGGTCCAAAATAACCTTTTTGTGGTGTGATACCTAAACATTTTTGTATTTCTGCAATTTTTGGTGAAATACATCCAAATTCAAACGGAAAATCTTTTGTTGAACAATCTTGATAGTTTGGATTTGAACTTCCAGAACCTCCACTTCCAGAACCTCCGCCACCATCAACAGGTGCGGTTTCACCATCCCAAGTAATATTAATGTTACCAATACCTGTATTTGGATTACCATCTCCTTGTTCTGCAATTACTGTTTGTGTACCTTTACAAGACCATCTACCTCTTTTTGATTGATCCTTCATGAATACTCTACCGTTATTGTAAAACCATAAACCACCCTTTCCATCATATTCAGAATTACCTGTTTTTGTAACTTGTACTACTGGATCTCCGCCCGTTGTATTTCTAATTGTTGTTCCGGTATCATCAATAACATCATCTAGACATTTACCAAATAATTGATCTCCAGGTTTTGTTGTTCCACCTTTAAAAAATTTCCAAAGATACCAACCACCTACACCAGCTAAACCTAACATAATCCAATATTTTGGACTTAATCTACCGGCAATTGCTTTAAACTTTTGCCATTTAGAAGGTTTCATTGTTTCAACAATGGCTTTGGATTCTTGAGCAACAACTTTAGCTTCTGGCGCAATTTCTTTAATTGCTTGTACTTCAGCATGTGTTACTGCGGCTCCTGCTTGTGTTCCTGCCGAACCTCCCTGAGTCATGGTAATGTTAACCTCATTTTTAATTGCGGCTTCTGCTTGTTGAGGTGTTTTAACAGTTTCTAATTGTTTAATCTTCGCTTCTAAATCTGCAATTTTCTTTGTTTGATTAGCCGCTTTTTTTCCTTCTTTACTAACAACACCCGTTTCTAATTTTCTAGCCATCTCTTTAGATTCGGTTTGTGCTCTTAAGACTATATCATCAATTTCTTTAGTTGTTATATTTTTTCCTGATGCTTTTAATTCATTACTTTTTAATGACATTTCTTTCATTGCCTTTAATTTAGAGGCTTCCTTTGCTGCAGGTCCCAATGTATTTGTTGTTGATATTCTTACTCCATTTTTCAAATCCAACTTTATTGCATCTTCAAGTTCTTTAGTTAATTGAGTAAGGTCTTTTGTTAATGCTGTTGCGATAACATTATCAGACAATTTAAATTCTTTACCCATTGCGGAAATTATAGCAGTTTCCTTGGCTCCCGTAGCGGCATTTTTAAATCTATTTGCAATTTGTTGTCTTTGTTCTTCAACCTCAGTTGACTCATCTTCACTTACCAACTTTAAAGCATTTAAATTTTCATTTAATGTTTTTTCATTATTATATGACATCATTAATTTAATTCTGTCAATTGTGTTTGTATTATTTTTCATATATTATAAATATTAAATTTAATCAAATGGATCTTTACCATTATATTTAGTTCTAACTAATTCAGCATATTGGTCCGCTATCTTAGGGTCCATAGCAACACTCGCACCTTTAGTTTCATGTCCGCCAATTACTTTCTCAAAACCATAAAGTACACCAGTGGTCTTCACACCGGCAGATGCTCCTGTACCTGCAGTTTGTCCCAATAATCTTTGTAAACTTTCAGTAAATCTTGTTGATATGGATTTTAATCCACCTAAAATACCGTTAATAAAACTGGCACCTTTAGGAAATTTAGTTGCAAGTGTTTTCATTACTGATTGTAAAAGGGCTGGAACTTGTTTAATTCCGTCAACCATTGAGGTTATCATTCCTTTAACTTTTGGGTTTTTTTCAAAATATTGTGCAATTCTTGCTGGACTATTTGCAATTGATTTAAGTGGCATTATCCCCGCTTTGGCTGCTTTAGCTGCGGCTGCCGCACTTACAAATCCTAATATATCAAAACCAAAAAATAAACATTTTAACCAAAATGGGTTATTCTTTTCTTCCTCTGGCCAATCGTCACTTATTAATTGGTAAGCATCTAATGCAACAACCATTCCCCAAGCAATTTTTGCGGCACCGGCACCAACACCCGTTGCAATTAAAATTGCATCCACAATCATACCCAAATTACTATATAGAGCGTCTTTTAATTTTCTTAAAACATACTTTACACCCTGACCTAATAATTTTAAAATACCCATCCATTCTCCCTGAGAAACTGCAAGTCCAAATTTCTTTACACCTTCATATGATGTTTTAAGAAAATCTGCAGTACTATCTCCGGCCTTTTTAAATTGTCTACCTAACCAAGTGTCTTGTAAAAATTCAAATTCAAGTAATATGTCTCTTAAACCATAAAGGTTTTGTTGTGATTCTAATATTGGTAAAGAGAGAATGTTTTCTCTTATTTGTGAATAACCTTCATCTTCTAATTTTATACTTTCAAAAATTGTTTTAAACACATCTAATGAACCCCAAAGGTTTCCTATTGTTCTTTGTTCTTGTATGTCAAATACTTCGTCTTGTATAACAAAATATCTTCCATCAACCGTAACACACGCTTCAAATATATAATCACGTTTTTTTGGTACAAATCCATGTATTGAGCTGATTCTATTCCTTTCAGATTCCGTTACTATATTTCTTGTTTGATAAACCATTATTTTTTTTTTATTTCTATATAAATATCCGTAATTTCTTATTTTAATGGATTAGCCTTACCTCTTTTTAAATTAGCACCAACAATATCAGCCCACTTTGTAACCCCAATTTGATTGGCGGGACCTCTTTCTATACCAGTTTCCCATTTACCAACCTCAGGGTATCCTTGACCACCAGCTTGGGTGCCTGACGTACCTGGCGACGGTTCACTAGCAACATCCCCCTGTTCTTCAAGTTCTTGATTTTCAGTTGACACTATCAATTTTAATTGTTTTTCGTTAATTACCATTCTCATAATATATAAATACCTAAAAAAATCTTTGAAATTGATTATGATATACCAAAAAATACCTATTTTTGCTTAAAATATAAAGACATGAGGAAATTAATATCAATTTTAGTTGTTTTTACCCTATTTGGGTGTGAGAAGTATGAATTAGAATCTCCGCCCAGATTAACGGGAGGTAAATGGATATTCACCGACTATGAGGTCACGGTTATAAGTGCAATTAGTAACGTTAAGGTCATTAAAACGGATACGGTGTGTATTACTTTTTTTAATATACAACAATTAACCGATAGTAATCTGATATTAAAACAAGACTATTCAAAAACCGCAGTAGATAGACGTTTTATAAAAGGTAAAACCACATGGGAGTTTGATAGTAATAATAAACAACTGTATTGCGATTATCAACAAATGGTAGGTAATGTTAAACCTGAACCATTTTGGGTAAATCTTTCGTTATATGATAATAATTTAGAGGTAATGAATACCGCCAACGGTGCGGTGACAAATTATACATATAGAGCAAATGATGTAGGGTATCCAAGAACTTTAACATTACTTAGTCCTCCGATTGTTACGGATTTATATATGTCTAATGGTGCAAGAGACAAAGCCGCAACTGTAAGAGTTACTTTATATTTTTCAAGATAATATGAGAAGATTATTAATCTTATTAGTTGTAATATCTTCTTGTCAAAAAGAAGATATAAACACAAGAAATGTTGTTTCTGTAGAAAAAACAAAAGATAGTGTTATTGGTTATTCATGTTCGGATACCATCAATTATGATGTTTTCAACGGTATTAGATTTGTTAATAATAACACATATGGTAATAAATCATATGGTTCGCTTATTGTTAATAAAATAAATGGTTATCCTGTCTGTGATGGTAATGAATCATCCAGATTTGAATTAAAACCGGGTGATTGTGGTGGAGGTGTTGGATATGATGATTGTTCAACAGGTAGAAGTAGAAGTGAAATTAGGGAGGATTGGGTTAATCCATCTACCGTCCTTGGGAAAACCATTATATACACAGAGAATGTTTTTATACCCACCCAAAACAACTTTAAACCAACAAAAGACGGTTTATTGGTATTGAGTCAAGTCCATTGGGACGGTGGTGACGGGACTGTTGGTTCTTTAGCTTATTTGGTGATGGAAAAAAATAATAATTTGCTGATTAGAACACATAAAGAATTTACTTGGATTGGTTTACATGATTATGTAATAACAAATAACCCATATGATAAATGGATTAACATAAAATACGAAGTTAAAGTCTCGGATAAATCTGATGGATACATTAAAGTTTATGTAAATGATAAGTTACTTTTTATTGAGGGTCGACCTACAGTTAGTAACCCAACAAAGTGTTCAATTCAAATGAAATTGGGGATTTATAATACATTTATAAACAACAATTTACCAACTCAATATTATAATCAAATCTTATATATTGATGGTGTTAGTAAAACCATTAATTAATCTTCGTAAATGGTTGGGTCTTCTTTTGAATACAATTTAATGTATTGACCGGCTTTGGCGTTCGCTTCATCTTCAATTTCACCACCAATATCGGGAGGTCTTTGTTCTAAACGACCATCTTCGAACTGTTTGTGGTGAACCATTTCGTGAGCCACACTTCTCATAATATCAACCAATGCACGATTTTTACCATATACCTTGATAATTTTATTTTCTTTGGTATAGTCATAATTTGCGGTCGTTTTTAATCCATCCCTATTACCTTTAATGGAAATAGTGGGAACTGTCTTAAGTTCCAATTGGTTTTTTACGAACTTTACGAACGCAGTTAACTTCTCCTTATTATCGTCGGTTAAAAATCCCATATTTAATAAATATCACAAAGTTTTTTCTTCTGGTAAATCATTTTCTTTACCGTATTGAGTAATTAATTCTTTTACAAAATCTTCATCGATATCTTCCATATCCTCCTCAACAATTATTTCGGGAGAATAGTATTCAACATCCTCAAATCCAAGATTTAGAACTCGATAGAAATTATCACTATCATCATCTGTTGAAAACTCAATGTACAACCTCCTGTTGTCATCATTGTAATAGAATTCGTGTATAATCATTGTAAACAATCATAATTATATTGATTTTATTGAAAAAACAAAAAATACAATATACAAAGTACTATAAATGCATTATAATTAATAATATGATAGATTGGTATAGTGTTGAATATTTGTATCCTTCCTCATTTAAGAAATTTACAAATGTAATGTTTCCTAATGTGGGAGTTTTAAGTTTATCAACTTTGGAATTTTATGACACAAAAAAACTTTATTATTTTTTTGATAAAGAAGGTGTATATTTGACTATTGAAATGTATAACCCTCACCAATGGGTATTTTCAATATCGTTGGCTAATGGGGTGGTATTTGGCCCAACTCAGGATTCTAAGACGACCAGAAGTGAGGTGGAATATGATGGATTTTTAGAGTGTTTTAGAATCTTAGATAAATTAATAAGAGATAAACAATAGAATGTATTTATAATATGAATTTTAATTTTTTATTACAGGCAACAAGAGTTTTAAATGTTGGAAATTATGATGAGGAGGAGTTAATCATGATTTATGATTTTATCACTTCTCTTGACAATGACATATTAAATGATTATAATAATACATGTACCATCTTATCATATGATAATGATTTAGAATTATACATAGAAATAATAGATTCGTTAATATTAGTTTTTGAGGAAAGAGAAGAATATGAAAAATGTGAAAAACTTAAAAATAAAAAAGACGATTCAATTGAAATAATAAACGCTAATACAATTTAATATGGGAGTATTTGGAATGTCTGAAGAAGAGAAAAAGAAAATCTCTAATCAACACAAAATCGCAATGAAAAAAGACGGTGAGAAAAAAGGTGAGCTAAAAAAAGGTTTACAAAAACCAGAAGAAAAAAAGAAAACCCCAAAATAGGGGTTTTTTTATTATTAGTTTTCTCTTCTCTCATTACTTGAATAATGTTCAAACCTATCGTGTTCTGTGGGGGATGCTAATAATAGTCCCGGCTTTATGTTGTTTTTTAATGTCTCTTGAAATATATGGGACATCCATGTTTGTTCAAACGGGCTATCCCATTTAATTGCCAAAAACATTTTCCTATTCCCCTCTTTGGATACAACTTGAGGCCAATTGCAATAATAAATCTCACCGGTTATATATGGAACAGATCTATGGATTTTAATATTTTTAAAATTTGTGTAAGGTGCGTAATTGTGGTCATTATTCGTTTTGACAGGTTTTTCAGGAAACAATTTAGATCTAGTGTCAATAGATACGTTATGCCAAGACCATTGTCTACTATTACTACCAAAAAATTCAGTAAAATTCCATTTTAGAAAATCAAAGTTTTCGGTCCAAGCAATATCCATCATGACATTGTAAAAATCTTTTATTTTTCTTTTAAAACCGTTTTTACAAAATTCATCAGGACCTAAATAAAAAAACATATCATCTTCAAAAAACATATGATAATCAAATCCATTCTCTTCCGAATGTTCCGAAATAAATTGTCTTCCACCACAAATACCCAAATTATCTTTCTTTATTTCTTCAAAACCATACTTCGTACACAATGTTGAATATTCAACATCCGTTTCTCTATTTAATGAATTATTTAATAAAAACTTCTTTGGTCTGTCTAAAAAATTTCTATCATACAATTCAAAAGACATACATAATTTTTCAAATTGTTTTGGTGAGTTATATGTCATTACATATAGTGCAACATTTTCTTTACTATGTGGGTTAATTTGAACCACACTTGATTTTTCTTGTTTTGCTAATAACGTGTCATTTTTTAAATTCTCAAAAAACACACCCAATAATCCATCTTGACCAATTTCATAATATTGTACTAATTCAGGATACTTGTATGTAATAATAGTAAAAAGACTTTCCTCAGTTCCCATCAATCCATTGGATAATGTGTCGTTCATCAATGAGTAATATATTTCATTGATTTTACTAATCATATGTTTAGGACCACCAAATATTCCGCCTCTTGCAACTTTATTTACTTCGTCTTCAGAATATCTACACATCTCATCATATTTGAAACCGTGTATTTCAACTTTACCATCATATGAAAAACAAACAAATGTAAACTTGTTGAAATTCTTACTTATATTATTGGTAATTTTATCTTTCCAAAAATAACCCTCGTGTACCGTATTTGTAATTGCACCATCCACCCAAACTAAATGAGATGAGTTGAATGGGTCCATTATTGATGCATCATTTAAAAGAAACACTTTTGACATGACAATTGGGTTATACATTTCCAATTTTGCTTGAGTACTTTCAGGTAACCATCCAGATGTATTAAACCAATCTGGATTATTTCTTATTTTTTGAATCTTATCAAAGAATTCACTTTTCTTAAACCATTCTAGTTCCCTAACAATTATTAATGTATTCTCTCTAGCTCTACGTTCCTCAACAAATGACCTATACTTCTCCTCAATATAAATTATCATGTTATCATCTGTCTTCATCAAATTAGACAAATGATTTAAGTAATGGTCAAATTTTCTACTCCAACCTTCAGTAAGTTCTTCTCTTTTAATATCCCAAATACCAGTGACAATTGTTGTCCCACCATATTTAACTTCACCATTGGGTCTTTTAGGTATTTTATTTTCAATTATACCATTTTTTCTATACACCCCTAATTGTTCACAAACTTCTTCTACAGTATAATCAACTCCCTTTTCTTTAAAAACATCTTCTATTGCAGCACGAACGCCTGGTAAATCATTTCTTTGGTAATCATGAAAACAAATATAACCTCCATCAGTAACTCTATCAAAAACTTTACTTAAACTATCATATATTGAATCGTAAAAATCACCATCTAAAAAAGCAAAAGATATTTTTTCAGGTATTTTATCTTCAGGAACGTTCTTAAACCAATCCTTATGTATTATAGGTAATGGTAGATTATTCTGTTCGAAGTTTGAGATTAATACTTCTTCACTACTTTTTAGTGTTCCGGCTCTCCACCCGCTATTTTCTTCCCATTTAGATAATGGAGGTAGACCTTCAAAAGAATCGTAAACAAAAAGTTTTTTATTTGAATTTGATTCTAACAATGTCTTCATTAGGTATTTGCTAGACTCCCCAACATAACACCCAAACTCAACAACGTCACCCTCGACATTATTATCGATAGAATCTAACAAATAGAAAACCAAATTTTTTATTTGTTCGTCATTAATAATTGACGAATCTATTTTTTTATTTGTAAAAGATAATATATTCTCTATCATTATTTAATATCATTTAATGAACATGGAATTAAAAATTCATGTGGTCCGGTTATGTAAGATTTTCTTTGTCTGTTTTCATCCAAATATGTTCTGGTTAAATCATCTGATGGATGATAATGATAATATTTTAAATCTTTACTTGGGTTATATACATTTTTATTAAAATTATGCATTAACCATGCTGCCATCCTATTATCACCTCCAGGCACACCAAAAGGTATTTCTTCATATTCGTCTAAATTAATAGAACCATAAAATATAAAGACATCTTGCGAATCCTTTGCATTAAAAAACCAAATATGGTTTTCATTAACATAATTCCATCTTGTTAATCCTAAACATAGTTTTTCTTTTTCTTTGTAATTCGTATATAGATTACGTAACTCAGTTAAAAATGTCTCATCAAAAAAATTATCGGGATTAGCAATTATGTTTATATCGTTTGGATATTTTTCTATTTCTTTTAAAAAATTATTAAAAGTTGGTCTCTTTGATGTATCAATAATGTAATTATCAAAACTTAAATTTTTATTTATTTGATAACAATAATCAAATTCAGATTCTCTTATTTCATTTTTGGGTTCGTAAAACCACCCCGTAAATAAATTAACTTTCATATATTATAAAGGGTTATTTTTTATGTATTCTTCTCCATTATATTCGGGACCTGATTTCGATGCTCCTTGATAACGTCTAGATGCGTCTGTATGACCAACATATGGACCCTCTCCAATGTCACCATACAAATATGTCCCCCAATCATCTTTAATATCTTCCCATTTATTTTCACTAATTATCTTTCTATATGTAGGTATCATCGTTTCCTCAACATTATGTTGACCTTGATGTACCGTACCTACATGTTCATTATTAATGTATTTGTCGAACCATTCTTTGAATTTACTAAGTCTAAACATTGCCGGATTATTAGACCACCTACATACTGTAATCAAATCGATTTCATCAATTCTAGACTCCCTATCAAAAGGCGTGACATTATCTTCAACATCTCTAGCAATATCGAATCCTCTCATTGTATTATCGTCTTTTGAGAACCATACCGAATTTACAAAATCATATTTTTTAAATGACTGAGTTAATTTTAAAAAATCAATATTATCTTTCTTTAGAAAAACCCAATCATGTTCTAAAAATATAAAATACGGAGTTTTAATTCTACTAATAACATTCTTAAATGTTGAAATTAGACCACCAAATCCTGTGGTCATGGTAACATTTAATTCACTTTTAGCGTCTCTAAAATATGCGTTTAACTTGAATTTTTCTAAATTAATATCGTTACTACCCGACTCGTCATAATGAACTAAAAATTTGCACTTTAGTAACTCACTAGGTAAACTATGTAATAGATAATTTAAATAATACAAATAATTTTCAACAAAATGTCCAGCAATTACAATTGTAACGTCCTTTTCTATCTTTTCCTCAGTAAAATCTATATTATAATTGCTATAAATGAATCTATCGTAATTACCTTGTATCCAAGCGTTATAGTTAACAGGACCTCTTGGTTGTAGTGTAGAAACAAATCCCACCGCGTGATTTATAATCATCGGTACCGTGGTTAAAGTTACAAATCCTTCATCATTTAATCTAGGTAAAAAATCATCTATTGCCAATAAATCTTTTCTATAATTTAAATTATTAACAACATACTCATACGCCCTTTTCTTAATCAAATATGCCCATGCACCTGTACTTCTATCAATCTTTGATAAGGTATTTGTGACGGGTATTAGATTTGATTTTGGATTACAACCAAATAATAAAACATCCCACTCTACATTTTGTAAGTCATTATAAATTTGAGGTATTAAATCATTAAATGTTGGTTTAGTTTGACTATTTGGTAAATAACAAACATCATTTATATCCATATCATCTTCGCAAACAAAAATAACTTCATAATCATTATTAAGTGCATCTTGAAATACCCCTAAATGACTTTTAGTACATGAATATTGTATCATTTCATCAGTTAATGCTGAAAATCTATTTAGATTTTGAATGTCATATTTAATCTTTAATTCTTCTATATGATTTTTTCTATCGGTTGAAGAATCCAAGTTAATATAATATCCATTATTTGCAAAGTTAAAATTTTGTATTGTAAACATCTTTATATTTTTTAATATCTATCCTCATAAACGTGATTTGTAACAAACATAGTGTCAGTGTGTATTAATTTAAAATTAGACATTGGTATTACAAAAGATAGATTTGATAGATACCCTGTTTTATAGCCATACGATTTTTCATAACCGTAGTCCACAATATAGTCCCAATTATTAAAAAACTTATCGAAACTTTCCCTACTCTCCCCAAAAAATAATTGATTTGTTCCGTCTAATGTATCGTATTCATCTTCACTAAAATTAAGATTTAAATCATCGATATATTTTTGATGATAATAAAATAATTCTTGTGTTGGGTATCTGTGTTTGTAGACGAATCTTGCAGAAGATGTTTTAATGGTATTTGGTTCGTATAAATTTAATAAATGATTCATAACATCTTCTTTTGTTACTCCATCTTTTATTTTAGTATCACATTCTAAAAAATATAAACCTAAATAACCATCTTCGGCAGCCTTTTTTAAAATAAACCTTCTTAAATTCCACGGATATCTAGCAGGATATAAACCAGAAGGGTCTTCAGGTAATGGTTCGTTTATTTTTGATTTTTCATTATCCTTTCTTAAATCTTCAATATCAAAAACTTTTATTAGTGGATGATTTTCATACTCACTAAATTCTTCTTTTAGATTTGTTGAAATATAAAATGGTATATCTAACCCTAATTCTAAAAATCTTTTAATATTGTAATCCTTTACTCTCTTGACGTAATTAGGATAATTAGCTTCTGTTAAAAAACAAATTTTCATGATATGATTTATAAATCTCCGATTATTCTTTCTAACCAACCCTTAGATTCGCTATGTGGCCAAACAACCCAATATTTTGGCTTTGTTTCAACTGTAAATTCTCTCCAAATTTTACAGTATCCATCAGGGTCACTTTTTAATCTTCGTATTTCATCTTTATCTGCGTCCTTTCTAAAAAGAGTTTCATCTTTTTCATTATGAAAAGCAACAACCCAAAAATCATAATCATTTTCAGGTACTCTATCAAAAGTAACATCAATACAATGTTTAAAAATTGATAAAAATGAATCATTAAATTCATCACCATATAAAGGTGGATTGGGTGCTAAATTATTATCTACCGTATATTTTTGCACCGCTCTCTTTTTAAATGAAATTCCCGCATATCTTTCATAATCCTCTAAAGTTCTTTCTTTACCAAAATCATAAATCCCAAAATCAATGTCTTTTACCTCACCATCCATCTCAAATAATTTTCTATTTCTTTTATGACAACTTACGTTTTTGGTTACCCATTGTTTATCGTCATCCCATTGTTTTTTTCTACCCTTACGAGTATATTCGTGCCACACAACGGTTTTATGTGGATGAAATAAATCATAACCCCACGTGTATGCTCTTACCGCAATTGAAATTTCTTCTCCGTGGAAATAATATTCGGGGTCATGTGGAACTTCTTTAACAAAAGAACCTAATGTAAAGCAAAAATGTGCTGAATAAAATCTAGCGGGTATAGGTTCTGTTCTTTTTTGATAATCGTCAATTGTTGCAGGTAAGAAAAACACCGCACCTTCAGGAATGAATCTATCAAAATTCATTTTCCATGGGGCTTGGATTCTGCCAGCTGGATCATTATCGGGATCAAACGATGATACATATCCCGTTAGTAAAGGTTTCTTATGTCCTTTTTTCTGTAATTGTTTAATCATTTTTATGCAGTCTTCGTCCCAATTTTCCGCGAATCTATGATGAGAATCTAATTGAATTGTATATTCTTCTCCGTCATATTGTTGTTGTAATTTATTTCTAGCCCAACATGCTCCTTTAGAATCTTCGTAATTAATGTCAATTATTTTGAATCTCTTGTCATTTGAAAATTCATCTAAATTGTCCCATTCATCTTCTTTTGACCTTTGCCAAGCAATTGAAAAAACTAAATTTTCCGGTTTTTTTGCGTTTTTTATACAGTCTTTTATTGTTGGTACTAATTGCGGATCTCGATAAGATGCAATTTGAATGAAAATTTTGTTGTTACCCATTATATTTTAATTATACGATAATATATAAAAAAATGTGGATACTTTCAACCAAATAATTTTTTTTATTGGTGTTTTTTACATATATTTTAATAAAAATCAAACATATATCATGTCAAAAATATACCAACCTATTGTTATTGAAAGAACAAAAGAAATCATTGAAACTTTGGTGGAAACTAATTTCTTTTTCGATTATGAAATTGAAGTTACGGATTTTGCTAAAAATCACATATCCGACATGTTAACTGAAAAGTTCATAAATGGTGATACTGACCTTACTGAAGATGAAATTTTTAGTGAAGATGAGTTTGAAACTCTTTTACGTGAAATTGTGGCGGGTACAATACTAAATGAACTAAAAACAAAAGGTTTAGTAAATTCATACGAAGACGATAACACCGAAGAGATGTTTTTCTTAACTGAAAAAGGTAAAAAAGTGTTAAAAAATGATGAAAAACTAAAATAACTCTTATTTTTTCTTCTCGTCCAAAGATTGGGAGTATATAGACTTTTTATACTGTCTAACTTTGTCTTTAAGTTGGGTTAACAATTTTTGAGCATTAGATAAACTAACAGTTATTCCCGAAATTCTCGCGTTTGACGTGCTTTTTAAGCCAGAAGGTATGGAATCCTCCAACTTTCTCAATTCTTTTACTGTTTCACCTAAAGAATTTTGTAATTCTTCTATTTTAAACTGCACTCTACTAAAATCCTGTCTAGATACTTTCGACATTTGCTCAAATAAGACCTTATCAACCGCCTCTTTGACTAAATTTTCTGATATGATGTTTTTTTCCATATATTATTCTAAACCAAAGTCTTTTTCTTCTCTATCCGTTAATTCACCATCTCTTTTCATACCTTCTTTAATGTAATTTCTAATTAATTTAGATACAGTTACTTCTTGGTTATTTGCAACTTTCTCAATCTCCTTATAATAAGCAGGAACAACTCTAAATGTTAACATTTTTATCAATTGCTTATGTTTTGGTTGACTTGAGCTTGGTTTGTCGTTCGATGATTGCATTTCTTTATATGCGTCTGATGCCATGATATGTGTTTTTTATATAAATATTTTGTATTACAAATAAAATTCATTATATTAATAAAAAACACAAAAATATGTCAGAAGATACCACTCCACAACTTTCCCCAATCAAATTATGTGAGGAAAAGTACCCAGAAACAACTGCAGAATTTAAAAAGATTCTAAAAGAACAGTACGAAACCTTTTGCAGGAAACAACTTAACTATGGACCCGATAATATATCCGTAGGGACTCGTTTAGAGACCCCTGACGAGATTAAATTATCTCAAACAGGACTTTGGTTCAGAATGAATGATAAGATTCAGAGATTGAAACAATTGGTGTTATTAGGTAAGCCAGATACTGTTGGTGAGGCTATTGAGGATACATATCAAGATTTATCAGTATATAACATAATTGCTCAAATTGTTGTTAGAGGTAAATGGGCCAAATAATTTAATTTTTTACCATTCAAAAAAAGGGGGTAAAACTAAAATTTTATCCCTTTTTTTATTTATTATAATAAACCATCTACTATTTATTTAAAAACGAAATAATAATGAAAGTAAACGTAAATCATCCATCTTTTATCCAATTCTTGGAAACTGTGAGTAACAATATTTTATCTAACGTTACTATTGAGAATTACTTCTCATTACCCCAAGAAAAAAAAATGTCAGTACTTTATATGGTTTTTAAATTAATGAAAAATTCCGTAAAATCCAGAGCACAATTAACTGACATGGAATTAAAAAGTTTTCTTACTGTTTTGTGGAAAAAACATGAAGACAATGAAAATTACGAATTTGCTGCAGTTTTAAAAGACATTTCTAACAATTTTGACGCAATTAACGATTTTGTTAAACCACCTAAAAGGACAAAAAGAACGATAAAAACCGATAACCAAAATAATGGCTAGAACTATTGACATAGAATCCAAAAAACGTTACGCCACACTAGCTTTAAAGTGGTGTGAATCGTATTTTGGCATATGTGATAGAAAAAAACGTAAATTATTGTTTAGATTTAGTGAAAGAAAACGTAAAATGGATAATTTTGACATTTTTGGTAATTATTGTTTTTATCGAAATGAAATTATAATCTATCTACCAAATAATAATACAATATACGATTTAGTTGCGACCGTAATCCATGAGTACACGCATTATTTGCAAGTTCGTAGAAAATATAGGGAATATGAGTTATCAAGATATTATTCCCATAATCCGATGGAAAGACAAGCGAAAAGAAATGAAGATAGATATACTAAATTATGTTTAAAAGAAATTAAGAAACTATTTTAGCCTCTTCAATCCCCCTTAAAAACAATAAAATATCGTCTTGTTGATTTCTATTTCTTACTACCATATCACAATACCAAAATTCCTTTAAATCATTAACTGAACCTTCCTTTACTTGTGAATGTTTAATTCTTCTATAAACCCAATATAGTTTATCTTGATAGTTTACTAATTCTTTGTTTAACATAATTTACTTGTGATCACTAGGTGGGCATATCATCTCAAGTTCATCCCATTTAAATTTAGGTTTTTCATTTAAAAAAACATAGCATTTCCACTTCTTTTGTTTTTCAAAATAAATGTGTTTTTGCATATATGACGGAATTGCTGAATTTGTAGGTAATCTTCTCACTGGTTTGTCAAAAAATATTTTGATGATGATTGTCAAATTCTCATTGTCATCCCATTTTCTTTCCTGCTCCTCAAGTAATCTCCATTCACCTCTATTCATGTGTTGATCCTGTAACATACAGTTCAAATATGAAAATGTTTGTTTAAGATTTTCCATATTATCAGAGAATGATGCTGCCGGCGCCAAATGTCCCTTATCGTATATGTTTTTAGCATAATCTTCGGCGTTAGACGTGTGTATATTCTTTTCAGTATAAAAGTCCATTGACCCTCTATTTACGTTTGTAGGTCTATTAGTTGAACGGTACTTTAACCATAAAGGTGATTCTAATTTTTGAGAGTAAAGTACCTCAAATACTTGATTTTTAACTCTTATAGTGTCTTGTGCAAATAATACTGTACTGAATAAAATAAAGACGATTAATAGTAAACCTTTTTTCATAAATTGTTTTCTATTAAATATTTGTAAATCTCCAAAGGAGTGTCATTATGAACACTAAATTCACTATAAGGTATATTATTAATATCCAATGTGAGTTTAATATCCCTATCAATTTCTTCAGCCTCTTGTAAATCTTGTATCCTACCGTTAGGGTCATATGTCTCATTATTTCTCTTTAATATTATGTTTATATTTTCATATTGTTTAAATAACTTCCATATGAAGTCACCTAAACCTGTCATCCCATAAAAGGATGCAGGATAATCATCACCATACCTTTGTTCATAAAAACACCCAAGAATAATCGGTGAGTCCACAATTATATAATCAACCTTACCATAAAGACGACTAATGTTTCTATGTTGATTTGCGGTAATAAAAAATTGATCTTTTAATTGAGATATGTTACCTTCCCACGCAACTTCTTTAGGGAACTCATACGTATATTCGACGCTCATGTGACGTTTTTTCATCTCGGTAAATAAACCTGATGCTTGTGTTGATTTACCTATACCAGGACCACCAAAAAAGTTAATTATCTTGCTCATATGTTACATAATATACATAAAAAAAGGGAGTTTGTGAAATCTCCCGTATATTAAATTTAAATAAGTTTATTTTGTCCCCCGACAACAAAAATAAATAAACTATTATATGAAAAAAGACCATAAAATACAATGACTATTTGTCAGTTTAAAATTAATTTCGGTTTATTATGAGGTAAACGTAATAAAATTTAAAACTTTATTTTTAATATAACTATTTATAGAATTATTACTATGGAACAACACACAATAGAATTAATTGGTATGGTCTTAGTGGCCGTTATTACAGCATTAGTTGGTCCGGCAGGACTTGAATATGTAAAAGCTAAACTATCCAAACCAGTATCGAAAGACATTGTCAAAGATGACATCGAAAGAAATTTGGTTATTTTTGACGAAATATCGGAAATTAGAGATATGTTAGATGCGGATAGAATTTGGATAAGTCAATTTCACAATGGCGGTCATTTTCTTCACACTAACAAATCAATTCAAAAGTTTTCAATAACATATGAGGACGTTAAACCAGGTATTAGTAGTATTATTCATTTATTTACAGACATTCCACTATCGTTATATTCAAGATCGATGAATTACATTATGGAAAATAAACATTTGTGGATTTCCGATTTTAAAGATGCAACCATTGCAACTTATGGATTAAAGTCCGCAGCGGATGCAACGGGTACTAGTGCATCATATGTAATTGGGTTATTTGATATTGTAACGGATAAATGTATTGGGACAATGGGGGTGGACTATAGAGATAAAAAGAAACTAACACAAACACAGAAAGATTTTTTAATAGAGAGAGGTAGTCGTTTGGCTGGATATTTATCAGTATACCTTAAATCAAAGTAACACATTATGAAAAAATATATATTCACAGAAGGACAATTAAAAAAAATAATAGACTCTCAAATAAGTGAGCAAATGAGTCCGGATGCCAATTTTAATGCGGTATACGGTAATCCCCCAATTTCACAACAAATGAAAAAATACCCAAAAGGTAGATTTGCATTTTCATCTGGAATGATTAAAATGTTAGACCAAGACAAAACTAACAAATTATATGTTGTTAAAGACGGTGACACAATAAGTGGATTAGTTCAAAAATTAGGTGCAAATTCAGATTACAATATATTACACGATAATGATTTATTAAAAGGTAATCCTAAAGGGTTACAACCGGGTATGATTATTGCTTATAGTCTAAGACCCTCTGGTAACTAATTCATCGAAAATTTTAATAATTTCGTCTAATCCGTCGTAGTTAAAACATTCAGAATAACCCGAAAAAGATTCTAAAATTGGTCTGTATTTTTTTACAGACCTTTTTTTATTAAGTTTTTCTTTAATATCACTTTCTAATTTTTCCGCATTTGGTGTTTCAATCCTTCTTAATATCGACTCAACAATATATCCCTCATACCCATACGCTTTACTAAAACGTCTCATTATGAATCTTTTAGATGTTATACCAACCTTAACAAATGTTTTACCTGTAGATTCTTCTTTTATTAATACGAGATATAATGATTTTGGTAATTTTGCTAGTTTTTTCTTTTTGTCCTGACCCCTTTTTACCAATTTAAGACCTATATATTCTTTAGCCTTCTCAAGAGAAGTAAACTCCTTAGTGTCTCTATACGGATTTACGATGTGTTTTTTAAACCTTTCAATGTATATGGTCTTACCACTATCAACTTTATATTTTACCCCTCTAGTGGTCTTTATTTGATAAATTGAATAGTAACCTATTTTTAGTATTGGGTCTCCCATATAACGTAATTTTAGTTATACACAAATATTTTTTAGAATATTTGGTAATCTTTTTTAATATACATACTTTTGCATCATAAATAAACCAATAAAAAGATGGACGAAAAGAAATGTTCGGGTTGTAAGACAACCAAAACAATTGACAATTTTTACAAAAACAAGTTAGTTTTAGATGGTCACAGTAACTACTGTATTGATTGTACACGTGAAAATTCTAAGAAGTATTTCCAAAGAAAAAAGGAAAGAACATTAAAATCGGAGAATGACAATCTCATGAAAATGGTTCTTTTAAATAACTACAATTCTGAGTTTGACAAGTCTAACGCGGATAATTTCATGAAAATATTAATGATTGAAAAGATGTGTAAATCTATTTTAGATGAATTGGATAATTTAAAACAAACATATATTAAATCGGAATCTCAATTAACCCAATAAATGTCTTGATTTTAACACTAAAAAAAGATATTTATAGGATATTTATATACTATGAAGATTAATGATTTAATATTTGATATGGTTTTTGAGGAGATAAAAGCAAATCAAAAAACCTTTTTCAACGAACTAATGACTAAATGGAGAACTGAGGTTCCCGAGTTAACAGACGAGCAAGGAGAAAAAGTCTTTAATAGACACAGCAACATTAAAAATCAAATTTCTATTGATAATTCTGGTGTCCTAAGATTTTTAAAAAGACATGACGGTAGATTTCCAGATAAACAGAAATATTCATTAAACGATTTAAAACAAATACAAGTTTTTAAATTTAAAGACTTAGTTTCTTTTTTGGTTGAGTTTGGTAAATTTGAATTGGGTGGTGAAGAAAAGGAAAACGATGTTGAGGATGAAAAGGCTAAACTTGATGCAATATTTGCATCCGATGGTAATCAACCAAACGTAGCAAAAATTGAGGCATCGAAACCAATGTGGTTTAGTGATGAGAATTGTATTATAAATAAAGGTGGTGTAAGGGTTTATAAAATATTAAGTGAAACCCAAGCAAAAAGAATGGGTTATTATTATCAATCTTTACATAGGGATCAATGGATTAAATTTAGAGTTCAAAAGAGAGAGGGTAGGGTAAATTCACCATGGTGTGTTACTTGGAGAGGAACTTTGTCAATTAATGACGATGAGGGTAATTATCTATACGGTAATGGTACGAATCAATATGGGTACTATAGAAATCGTGATAAAAAAACTTTCTATTTTTTAATTGATGAAAATAGAAATTATCTAAGTGATAGTATTGAAGAGGCGAGATTTCACATGGCCGCCATTCAAATAAACAATTACGGATCTTACACAGTAAGTTCAATGATTAATGATGGTGATGACACACGAAGTTGGGATTGGATTGTTAATACTTGGCCACAATTAGATGGTGAAAGAGAAAAGATTGAGTGGAGAGCGTTATCTCCTGATGAATTAGAATCGGCAAAAGTTACAGATTTAATTAATGAGACACCAGGTGACCCTAATGAATTTTCGGCACAAACACCCCAAAGAATGTCCGAATACATTGGTATCGGAGGTAAAATTAAAGAAGTTGATTCTTGGAATGCGATGACTCCTGAATTAAAAACAACTTACATTACGATGATGCAATTACACGATGCAACATCAAGAATTTCAAATAGTAAGTTATTAACTGCAATATTAAAAACAAGTCCTCCCGATTTTCCATATCGTGAAAAATTAGATAGAAAATTAAAACAAATCGGAAAACCTGGTATTGAATACCTCGTTAATGATTTTATGCAAAAAGATTATATTCTTGTTAGAAAAGGACAAAAAGACGACAATTATAGAATTTATCAAAGCAAGTCTTCTCATTTATTTGGTATCTATCATATCAGTTCATTTGAATGGGTAATGGATGGTACAACTAAAATAGAATATAATGACAGATTCTCTGAAGAAAAAATGATGAGAACTGAAGATGAGCAAGGTAAAAGATATGCCGTTAAATCTTATTCTGCAGATAATGGAGATGCTTTCTACGTAATAATCGATAACCCAACATTATCTGACGGTGGTGAAGCGTTAGGTTATTTAGTTAGTAAACAAATGTGGGAAGAAGATTTATCTCATAGGTTAACTGTAATCGAAGGAAAAAGAGTACCTACTATGGTTGGTTACGAAGGTGGGAAATATGGTGATATTCAACACGGGTTGCCTCCTAAGAAGAAAAAAGAAAAAGTACAACAACCAAATCCTCAGGTACCACAAGAACCTGAACAGGATGGTCAAGAAGAGATATAAAAAAAGGGACTTTAAGTCCCTTTTTTATTTATGATAATAATGAATAATATTCTTTAAAGTGTTTAATTCTATCCGCTAATCCAATCGTACCTCCATTTACTCTTTTTGTAATTGAAGTAACAACAGCATCAGTTGCTCCACCGTCAGCCATTTTATGTAGACCGTTCTTTGAGAAGAACCAAGCTGCTGATAATAATGCATAATCTGATGCAACCTTGTCAGGATTTGATAGGATATCTTCATTAATTGATTTACCAAACGCAGTGTAGTTTTCCTTACCAGTTAATTGGATATATCCACGTCCACAGAATTTTGCACCTTCTCCAGATGATTCAGGACCATTACCCATTCTATTTCCGTAAACTTTATTTGCAATTTTAGTAGGTTGTCTTTCGTATGGTTTTGCTGCTGCTTCATTTGGGAAATACTTTTTAAACGTACCCACTAATCCCTTAGCTGAATAATTTAAATTTTCTTTTGTAGCTCTAAACCCTCCTGATTCATGACCACATTGTGCCAAGAAGTGTGCTAATCTTAACGGTGTATTAATTTGAAATTTAGCAGCCGTGTCGGGAATTTGACGAATAACCGCATCAGGAATATGACCCTTTAGTTTTTCTAATTTTAACCCACCAACTGAAGCAACAGGTGCTGGTTCAGTTATAATTGTTGGAGCACTTACAACACCTTCAGAGAATAACTTACCCCAAGTGCCATCACCAACAATACCATCTGCAGTTAAACCATTAGCAGATTGCCACGTTTTAACCGCCGCTTCTGTTTTTGGTCCAAATTTACCTATTGGGTCAACACCCAATTTAACTTGGAGTTTTTTTACATCTTCTCCTTCAGATCCTAGTTTTAGTAACATAATATGTTTTGTGTTTAAAGTCTTTATTTAATTATAAATATCTAGACAATGGACATAAAAAATTTAGTAGAATCAGAAATATTCTATATTTTTGTGTAAATTTGATTTATGACGAAATTTTTAATCCTATTGTTTCTACCAATTGTATTCGGGTTTTCAAATCCTGAATATAATGAAAAGTCTATTATATTTCATTTTGAGGAGATTATTAATGAATATCGAATAAGTAATGGTCTACACAGAATTTCATTAGATGAGTCAATTAAATATTTTTCCGATGAACGTTGTAACGATATAACCAAAGATTATAGTCACAGGGGGTTTGTAGATAAAGTGTTTAATAGGGGATTAAAATATAGTGAGGCTTATGAAAATATTGTTCTATTTAAAATCCCAACTCTAACAAACAAACCGAACTATCAACATTTTAAAGAAATAATAAATGAAAAGGGAGATACAATTGTAATAGAACTTAAAGAATTAAATTATGTAAAAAATGAAATGTCAATGGGGGTTGTATCGAATTATAATATTGCCAAATATTGTTTTTTAAAATGGAAATATTCAAAAAATCATAACGAATTACTTCTTAACCCCAATATAAAAAGGTTTTACTTATCACATTGTTATGATGAAAGTAAAACCCTGTATTTTTGTTTTATTGCTTTAAATTAAAATTTAGGACATGGCATACTTGTTCCTCTTCCAAAGAAACCTCCAAACGATATTCTTGGTAATGTAATCCTAAGGCTAATGTTAGGTCTTAACTTAAGTATGTTTCTACCGGTGGCAGTAAATCTAATTATAAAATCGGTAACTTCTACGGGAGCAAATTGTGGTGGAATCGGGTCAATTGTAACCTTTCCTGTTTTTGGAGGATTAGTTCCTCTAACCGCAAATGCAAATGACATATCAACTCTTTGATTTTTAACCAATTCTTGTTTATCCTGACCAACATATGCATCCCCACTTGTACCTGTCCCATCAACCTCAATCATTTTATTTCCATTTTTAATTTTAATCATTTTACCTGCATTCGTACCATTACTATTAATTACAATACCCTCTTGGTTGAATTTTGCATTTCTTTTGGTTAACCCATCTACCAAATAATCGTACACAACTTTTGCTCTTGCATCTGATAATTCTTTAAATGTTGGAACTTTTCCAGGAAAAGTTTGTTTACTTTGTCCGTTTGGTATTGTTGAGCTAGATGAGGTAATTTGTAATTTGTTTATGTAAACGTCCACCGCTTTTCTACCATCTTTTTCTAATTGAGCGGTCATATTACTAATGGCCTGATCAATACCACCAAAAATAGTTTCATTAATGTATTGAATAAATTGAGGGGTCATTATCGCCTCATTAAATTGAAATTGCATTGGTTGTTCAACCGACGGGGGAGTAACCATTTCATATCCCTGTTCTACGTTTGGAATATCAATTTCCTTACCGTCTTGTCCCGGACTAACCATCTCTTGTTTTATTGTTGTTTGATTATCAACAACAATTTTTTTATTTTTAGTTTGAGTTCCAAACTGACCATTAATAAAAAGAAATACACAATAATAATAAAAGTTTGGATTTTTAGTTAACATGCTATCAAAAACCTGTACGGATGTTCCATCCATCATAGATTTCATATTTGCCACATTTTTGGCAAATTCCCTATCCATTTCTTCATCGGGTACGATACTTTTTGTATTTGTATTCCACATTAAACCTGCTCTCTTCACCATATAACCCAAATCTTTGGTTGCAAAAAATTTGGAGTGTTTAGGGTCTTTTGTTGACACAATAGTATTAACATTATCTTGTCTTTCAAATCCAACTTGTTCATTTATAATGTTACTTAAAACCATTTTCATTTGGTTTTCTGTAAAAATAATTCTTTTCATCAATTCTATTTTTTAAATAAATATCTAATTATCGTTAATTATGTTTTCCACACCAAGGACAAATGGGTAGTGATTTTTTCTTTTTGTGTGTTGTTTGGGTATATAATTTTCTACACGCCTTACATTTTAAGAATTTTGCGTCCTTATTTAAATCGTCAATACTTTTAATTTGTTTATCGGTCAATGAACTATAAACATCCTTTCTTTCTCCGTCATCCTCATTCAATTTTTCATTGTCATGTCCACACTTATGACAAGTATATGGGTCTTTACCACCCTCAGATTTCTTCCATTCCCATCCACAACCATCACAATGTACGACTCCGTTTTTTTCTGATTCAATAATGTACTTTAATTGTGATTCGGTTAATACTATTTTCATGTTATAATTTTACGATGGCCCAGTTATAAAGAGATTCACTTATTTTTTCATCATCTGTCTCACCACTTTCTTTTATCCTGTTTCTAAGAGTGTTAAGATAGTTAACAAACATCATATCACTATAGTTGTCATATCCCCCCATTTTAGGTATGTATTCTTTGGTTAATAAACCTAATTTAACAAATTCCCTACACTTTCTCAACCCAAACTGATCCGCAACATTTTCTGTATATTTTAAAAATCTAACCGCCTCATCCATGTCAACCTCCCCAACATAAAATCTGTGCATCATACTTGAACCATATTTCTTATATTGGTATTGATGAGCCACTTCGTGGAAAATAACAAATAGGGTATTTTCTAATGTATATTGTAATACCTTTTTATTAATAACGACTTTATTGTGTAACGATATACCCGCAGCTGGTAATTTAAAGGTACCAAATTCAATATCTTGACAATTTGATTCTTCTATGAATTTCTTAACTAAATCAATGTGAGACTCCAATCTTGGGTAAGCAGTCAATAACTCATCAATAAACGAGTCGATACCATTCGTCTCTTCAAGAATAATAGATTTGTATTGATTTTCGGTTAATACTATTTTCATATAGTATAAATACTATACATGATAACATTTCTCTATATTCTCCTTAAAGAACACGTAAAAGTCATCAGTCAAAAAAAAACCCTCATAATTGAGGGTTTTAAACTTATTTAATAAATCTATCGAATTCTTTTTTAATAGATTCGTTTAGACTGTATTGAAATCTTAAATCGTCATCTTTTGGGTATTCTGTCTTATCAGTTAATTCCCCTAAAATTAAATTAACAACTTCGGGTGAAAAAGAATCATCGGTTTTTAATGTGTGAATAACAAATTCCCTTTCCTTAACGGTCGGGTTATTCAACATATAAGTTAGTAACTTACTAATCCCACCAAATTGCTTCATTAAACTATCCGCCATTATAAAAATCTATTAAATTCTGATTTTATTTTGATTACCGACTCGTTCATATTAATTTCTGAAGGTGGGTTTGGCATCATGTTTTCATCATCACTACCCATAGTGTAATCTACTGGTTCATTATTACTACATAACTTATTTTTTAATATGTCACAAGCATTTAATAGAGCCTCTTCACTATCGAATTCTGAACCCGCAACCAAATCCTTATATTGACTAACAAAACTATCAATCATTCTTTCTGTTTCGCTAGCAACATCCATACCATTTTCAACACCAACTGCACCAGCAGATTGTTCGTTTACTTGTTTAGACGCAATTATTTTCTTTAATTGTTCTTCTGTGATTTTGATTTTTTTTCCCATTTTGATTTTATATCTCTATAAATATACGGATTTGTTAAAATAATTTAAATAAAAAAGGGACAAGAGTAGCGAATTCTTGTCCCAACGGGATTAGTAACTAGTCCCGGCCCTAAGTCCGGTCTTCAAACCGGAGGTATCTTTATTTATGTTTGATTATAAGTTCACCAAGTACCTCTAAACGACCAACCTCTATTTGAAATTCAGTTTGGTTCATATCTAAAGATATACTTTTTAATGTTTTAATAAACTCTTTCTTTGACTCTTCTATATCAAATTTACCTTCAGATGCTTTCTTATAGTAAGGAAGTTTCACCTTAAAATGGTGATAGGTTAACATTGCTGGACCACCTTTCTCTTTAGCATTATCGGCAATCTTAGATGCACCACCCATTCTTTTTTCTGCAAACTCATCAAATGACTTTGATTCTGTTAGTATGTCTGTTAATTTCATAATATTAAATATCTAAACATTTTAGATTACCGTCCTTATCATACCCATAGTTACCGACGTGAACATCTGCAGTTGGTTTCAATTCGTATACAGAATGAATAAGATTATAGAACCCAACAAAGATTTCGTAAATGAATTCATTACCCGTTTCTTTTATTTTTTCACCAATAGATAGGAATTCTTCCTCCATTTCCTCATCCATTCCCAAACTTGTAAGATATGTTTGTAATGATTTACCTGACATTGTTGAAACAACGTTAGCTAATGAATTCCAATATTGTTTTGCTTTCTCTGTGTTCAATCTTTCAACTGCAACATACTTTACTTTAATAGTATCACCGGGGTTATATGTGATTGGTTTAAATTCGCCAGTTCTCCAAGAGAAGTTCGTTACTTGTTTTTTCAATTTGATATTAACATAACCCGTACCATATACCTTTGGGAATATGTCAGGACGACTTTTAAATAAATCAACCCAACCATTAACGTCTTCATCAAATCCAATTTTATAAACCATGTTTGGGTTCTTATTGGATGGATATACATTATGAAATGCACCTTTACCAACGAGTTCTTTTTCTTTCGTTGCAATCTCATCAACATCATGTTGAATCATTTCAATAATGATATGTTCAAATTTCATTACTCTTTAACTAATTTCAAATACTTCTTAAGAATTTCTTGATTCTTTTTATAGATTTCCATTTTCTTTCTTCCTGAACGTACACTTCTCATTGCACGTGGTTTTTTTGCTGCTGTTCCCATATTATAGTTGTTTTAATATATTATTAACGGTTCCAACCCTTTTTAGGGTAATTATCAGATAACCATAACATTTTATCACTCTGTAATGCCTTATCAATTTGTCCTTTGATGTCTTTCATGTCGGTATAAGCAATTCTTACCAATTTAATCCCTTTCCTCATACAATAGTCGTTTTTGTATTTATCATCCATTACACGTAATTCAAAATGTTCCTCGGTCTGATTAAAGGTTCTTATAAAATGAAATCCACCATCAAATTCAAATATGGTGTTTAAATCAGGACAATACGCATCAAATTTATATCTGTAACATGTAATTCCTTTCCAAGCGTTTGTACAGTCATCAAATCTTTTATCTTTTATTGTGTCATAACCTAAAGAATAAAGATATTGTGCCACCGCATCCTCACCTTTGGACGTTGCACATTTGGAACAACCTGATTTACTATATAAATGGGCACCCGATTTAATAGAAAAATCACCATGTCCTTTTTTTGGACAGGTTAGAATCACATCATCAATGGATTGTATATAGGGTGATTTTATCAAATCAATTTTCTCGTAGGTATATTTTGGTGTTCCATCTTTCAATTTATGTATACTACGAGAAAATTCAATCCATTCATCTTTTTTATATGATACTCTTTCTGTTTTCTTAAGTTTTCCACATTTGGGGCAACCTACAGGTCTCTCTTGAGCAATTAAACTTTGTGCCAATTTCACATTAAACAAACCGTGTTCCACACCATTTTCATCTTTTTTATGGCAGATGATATTTCTCACAGGTTCTTTACCTTTACCTTGTTTATAAATCATTTGACTATAATCGTATGTACCCTTACCATTTACTTCTTCAGCCCTTTTTATAAACTCCTCACGTGTACGTGATTTTTGAGTAAATACATTTGCACGATATTCATTGGAGCATTGTTTACAATACATGGGGTTATTCTTTGCCAAGAACCACTGAGCTCTATTAATAGTAAATGGCCCATGTTCCACTCCATTTTCATCTTTCCTGTGACAGATAATATCTACAGGTTCTTCACTTCCTCTGTATTCTAAGTTAGAATAGTCCCATCTACCCTCCCCCCATCTTTCTTCCGCCTTTTTTATAAACTTATCTTGATTATGACCAAAACGAGATGATGTGTTCTCAGCACCACATAATTTACAACCATCGTTTCTGTTTATCATATTGTTTATTGCAGCCACTTGTTGTGTACCATGAGGTTTACCGTTATCACCTATTTTGTTACAATAAAAAGTTATAGGATGTCTAGAACCTTTATAAACTGTTTTGGAAAAGTCATAACGAGGAACTTTTTTACCATTAGGTAGTGTAACTAAATCATTCTTGAATTTACTCTTAATTCTTTGCATAAATTCGTCTTGAGTAACTTTTGCGGCTTCGTCAACAACAGTTTCAAATATAATATCAATTAGTTTCATATACACATATAAATATCCCATTAATATTAAGGGACACAAAAATTAAAGGGTCACAAATTGCGAACGGGGGTACCGGAGTACAAAAACCGTGAAAAGGACAGTACGAGGTTAGAAATTAACGAATACCAACATAAACAGGATATTCAAATCCGTCAGGGTTCATAATGAATAACTGAATCAATCGGTGCCAACCCTCCCACATTTCCAATTTACCTTTCTCGGTGGGATTCATTACCATAATCAATGGTTTCTTGCTGCCGGATTTAAGGAGTTCCAATTGTTTCTCATGACGTTCCTTATCACCATCAAATAGGGTTGCACCCTTAATACGAGGTCCAATGTTATGTCTTGACTCGGAATCCAACTTATCCATGGTAATATGAAGGTTAGGGAAGAATTTCCATTTCATCTTCTTAAGTCCTTGCATGTACTCATACTTAGGATGATTAGGGTCCATCATCTCTGGATTAAATCTGGCGGTGGTATAATAAAGGTCATTAAAGACCCATTCAGGTACATCTGGAAGTTCCTTTCTCAATTCCCTATATAATCCACCACGTAGTTCGTGGAGGTCAACAGCGGTCTCATATAGGGTATTAATTAATTTCATTAGAACTGGGAGTTATACTTTATATTAGTGATGGACCCACCTTCCTTAAAGAACTCATATCTTTGTTCCTTCGTGATAGATTTATCCATGGCCATAAACAGGGAATTAAAAGTCTTATCGTCGTAGGTTTTCTTACCGGTGGTTTTCTTCTCGATTAACTTCTGCGCCATAGGGTATATGGTCTTAGAATTAAACATCATGGTTTTTTTTAACTGACCAGCAGGTGTTTTCTCAAATTCACCGTCTTCTCCTTTAAGGAAACGATTTAAGAAACCCAATAGGGTTTGCTCGGGTGTGGTAAGTTTAAAAATTTGTTGTTCTGATATAATATCTAACAGTTTCATATTAAGGTTGTTTATCGTACCACTTCTTTAATGAACTCATATAACCAGCAGTCATATGGTCCTTAATGTTCTTTCCGGTAACCATAGATTTAAGGAAATTCCAAGCACGTTCCCAATCAATCATAAATTTCTTAATATTACCGTTATAATCGATTCGTAACATGTGATTGACGTGATAGTACCCTATGTTCGGAGAACGTGTCACCACGTCGTTATTATGGACGATTCTGAGGGTTTTAATCTTCTTACTGTCGTAGTTGTTCTTAAAGGTCTTATTACCGACCCTTGGACTCCCTATGGTACAACATTCAATAGTGGTATCCTCAAATACGTGGGAAAGGTTATAAGCACATAGAGTAGCAACTGCAGCTCCAAGACTATGACCACATACAACAATCTTATTATACCCACTCATCTTGGTGATGTCTTTGAGGATGGTGTTCTTAACGGCATCCCAAGAAGACTTAAACCCAATATGGACCTTGTCACCCTCAAGGATAAATGGAACCTTATCTATCGACACATCATTCTGAGCATCCTTCTTGGATGACGTACCTCTGAAGACCACATAGAGTGACTTCCCTTTCAGGGCAACAAATCCTTGGGTATCTGATTTCTTATCATCAATCCACTTAACGGATGTTAATCCAAGTGATTTGAAGTCAATGTCTTTTTGGTCTTTATATACAACGTCACATAATTGAACGTTATAGATTACTTCGTCTTTATTCATAGTAATGTTTTAATTGGTTTTGGGATATGTGGAATTATAAACGATTTTATCGTTTGTTTTCATATAGATTAATTTGTTCAATATACCAGGAATGTCATTAATTTTCTCAGTATCGGTTTTAACAAACACACGAATCAGTCTAACAATGTCAGGATTATCCATAACATAAGAATCTTTAATACGGTCATTGATTTGTTGTGTTTTAAATTTGGTTTCACCGTTAGTGTGATTGGACGGTGCAAAATGTAATTCACCATCAAACTCAATCAACATCTTATAGTCAGGAAGAAAGAAATCATATTCAAGTGAGTATTTGTTTTTAAGTCCGGCAAATCTTTTATACCTCTCATAATATATTCCTTTAGAGTCCAAATATTTTGCAACTGCGGCTTCACCTTTAGATTCAGCACAAGGAGGACAACCTCCACCTCTTTTATGGACATTAGCGTCTTGAGTAAAAAATTCATTATGTGTTTTACAAAAAATGGAAAATCTTCGATGTCCGTCTCTTTCTCGACCTGGTATAATATAACGTGGGTCGGTGAAATCCACCATAGTATAATCATACTTATCGGGGTCAAGATGACTTTCACGTGACTTCTCAATAAAGTTATTACGTAATCTTTGTGCTAAACATTGTGGACAACTTGCGGTCGGTTGACTAACCCACGTTCTTAATATCTTACGGAACACTCCGTGTTCTTGACCTTCTTTATCACCGTAATCGTATATTGCGTGACATTTGATAGGTATTTCATTACGAACTTTAATTCTATCGTTTATATCATATTGAATCAAACTATAGTCATACGGATTACCTTCAACATCGAGATACTTAGGATTATCTTTAACCAAATTCATCAACCTCTCCTTATTCCAATCTTCTCTCTTTGGTTTAAGAGTGTTGGAAAGGGTTTCGATTTGTTGTTCGGTTAATATTATTTTCATACTGTATATAAATATACATAAAAAAACCTCTACGTTGAGAGGATTAAATTTGTGCCCAGTATATTCTAGTATTATTTCTAGTTTCTTTATTCTAGTTCTAGTACTCTAGAAGCTAGTATACTAGAATAAATATCTAAAATTTGTATAAAAATAAATTATTTTTGATTTAAACAAATTCTTCCCAATTCTTCTGGTCTTAGTGCAAAGGTCTGTTCAATATGTCCGTTTTCTGATACCATATGAACTACGTGAAGACCTAACTTCCTCTCTCCAACCTCAATGTCTTGTCCTGATATAAATCCCATCTCCATGAGTCTAATTCTCATACATGGAACACAGTTCTCACAGTTAATTGATTTGGGAACATCTACCACTTGATATGTCATATAGTATAAATACATAAAAAAACCCTCCGTGTAGGAGGGTTTTTCATATAAGGAGTTAGTTTTAGATATTAAATAACCTTTTTACTTTTTAAACAACTATGTAAATCAGTCAATTCTGAAGTAACACTTGCAGAACCACTACCACTTGATGTTAAAAATCCTTCAATGGTCACCATGATTGCACCTGCAGCTGCAATAATTAAAGCTGGAATGGTACCCGCACCTGATGCAAATAGAGCGGCTAACGCTCCTAGTGCTGTTGCTCCAGCACCTGTAGTTAAAATTGCTAAGTGAGTATAACCATTACTTGTAATACAGTTTGTAATTTCACCTGCAATTGATGAGTTTCCCTGACCACTCTTCGCCTTTGCGATTGCATCTGCCGCCATTGCTGATGCTGATTCATTTAATGGTTGTCTATAACCATATGTGGCATGTTGTTCCAATATTTGTTTTCTTTCCTCTTCTGTTAAATTAAAGTTTTTGTACATTGTAGTATTTGTTTTTTTTATAAATATCCTGAAATTTTTATTCTGATGCCCAATCTGTGTGATTATCGTCGAATTGACTACATTGATAAAATCTTTCTGAATGTTCCTTAATTTTATTTTGTATCATACCAATAATTTTTGGATCGCCTTGTTGTATTAAATCACGGATTTCATCAATTGATTTATTTGTTTTTGTAAAATGAATCCATATCTTACCTCCTGATTTGTGTCTATCTTTAATTGGTACATTTCTCATAGGGACATTTATAAGACCTTGACAAATTTTATGTAATCCCATTTTTCCTGTAAGTGGATCCTTTTTAGGAATATCCTTTTCAATCAAGTGTAAATCTTTTTTAATATCAAAGTTTGAAAGAAATTGGCAACCTAAAAGTTTATTGTAGGTATTATTTAATTCTAATAGTTTCTTTTCGTAATCTACTCTATTGGTATTTTCTTTAATAATTTTACTAATGTATCTTTTCAAATCAGATTCCGTAAGTCTTATAATCTTATTATTCATAGTAATAAATATAAAAAAATCTGGAAAATTTTTTTTTCACTTTTTAGACATATATTTCCATTTACAAGTTTTTACCCCCCGAATGTATAGGGATATTATAGGAATTAGAAATATAGTTCTAATTTATAGAATTTTATTGGACTTCTCCCAGTTGTCTTCTGCCCACAATGGTTGGAGGTTTGTATAGTGACATAGTTTAGCAACATCCTCAGGAGTCTTCCCAAAATCGATAGGTATGATATGATCAATATGCCAACCTTTTAAAGAATGGTTATCCCACGTCATTCCATCTTGCCATTTGGATTCTATGTATACTTTAAATGTTAACCAATCACAACCTAATAATTCACCAGTTTTACTTGTCTTAATAAAGTTCTTTCGTTTAAATGAATTTCTACAAATATTTCTACACATTTCTTTATAATAAAATAAAGTGTCTGTTTCAGAACGTCTACGTTTCATTTTTTTTCGGTCCCATTCCTTAACCTTTTCACGATACACTTCATCCGTTTGTATCCTACTCTTCTTTTGAACGTGTCGTCTTTTATTATAACATGATTTACATTTTCTTCGATTGTCTCGATATTCAGTTAAATCTTTATTAATATTACATTCTATACAGATTCTCATATGGTATATAATATACTCAAAAAAGTCGAATTCCCCAAAAAAATCCCAAAAATTTTTATTTTTAAATCTTAAATGTGCACAGTAAAAAGTCTTAAATGTGAGCAGTGGAAAACCTTAAATTTCTCAAAAAATTTCCGGAAAAATTTCTGTTACGGCATTGACCCCCCTATTAGGATGTCAAAATACCCCCTATATAAGGGGGGATACGGGGAGGGGGGACCCCCCACCTATGGGTATAGGGAGGTCTACCCAGTAATAAGTCCCCTGTGTATCCTGAGGTCCCATGAACCTTATGAAAACATTAACATTAGTATTTGGTATAATGAAACTAATGTTATATCTTTGTCTTCTAAATCAAATGATATGAAAAAAACTTATAACAGAATGTTCAATGTCGGAATGACATTGGTGTCCGTATGTTCCCTACTCCTATTCCTCGGTTTTTTGGTTGATGACGGGAGTATTCAACTTGATAGTAGTTATAATTGGATAGGTACCTTATGGACAATGGTATTCTTATTCGGTGTATTGTTAATATTAATTAGTGTTCCTAACACAGATTCAAAATAAAAGATTAGTTCTCCCCCTCCCCCTAACCCTCATCGTTAATTCGGTGGGGGTTTTTTATTTCTCCCACTCCTCGTCCACGACACGGTAACTTTTACAAGAAACCTTACTGGGTTATTTTGGAAGGAAACCTGATTTTTTTTCTGATCCTTGTTTTTGTTTACTGGGGTAATGCCAACGAGATGAAAAAAAAATTCTCCGATTTCAGGAATTGGTTACTGGGTTGTTACCCCAGGAATGTTTTTCACGACATCCGGTAGATGACTCAACTGGAAAACAACCCAGTAAGGTTATTAATAAAATTTTCCGACGATCAGAAAAAGTTACCCTAGTAATGTTTTCGGATTTCCAGGGTTTTCTGGATTTTTGGGTCATTAAAAAAAGTTACCCCAGTAATAAAAAAAGTTTGTAAACAACAAAAAAAATTTTTATCTTTATATTCTAAAAAAAAAAATATTCATTTCGTCACCCCAGTAATATAGTTTTACTTTTCTCCGATTTTTTACTAATTCCAGTACAACCAAATTTTTTTTGAGTTTTTTTTATTTCAACACCCCAGTAATATTATTTTTACGAAGAAAAAAAAAATTTTTCCTGGTTTTCAAAAAAACCTTACTGGGGGATATAAAAAAATTTCAATGGATTTTTCAAATAACTTTACTGGGGTGTTACCCCAGGAATATATTTCATGGGAACCTCACCTTCACAAAAGTTTAACAGATTTATTTTGGAATAAACTGGTAATAGTGTTATATTTGTATACACTAAAAACAAAATGAAATGACTACTGAACAAACACTAATGGAGTTGGGTGTACGAGAGTTCGACCCAAATCAAACTTTGTATGTATTGACAAGAACACAAGGGGGTGTACCTTATATGTGTTGGGGTGTTAAAAAACTTATCCGAATCGGTCTTACCGATGATGGTTATGTTAAAGGTATTCTATTGAAAGTTAATGGTATGAAGTGGAAACAATTCGTATTGATTACTTTGAATGGTTTAGATTATTATGAAGTTCGATTGATAAATGATATGATGGTTGTGATTGAAACAATTGACAACGACATTATGTTTGATGAATTGGTTGATGTTATCGATAAGTTGATTGAGAGTTAGGTTTATGTTTTCATAGGTTTTTTGGTTGAATCCCTCGGACTTTTAGTTCGGGGGATTTTTGTTTGTGGAAGAATCTCCGTCACACTGTTGGACAGGTATGACATATTACTGGGATATTGAAGATAGAGTCTGAGGAAATTTATAACGATCACCGGTATTACATTACTGGGATATGTGAAGAAAACTACGAGTCGTGGGACCATCATGGACGTAAATCAATTACTGGGTAATACATCCCAGTAAAATCGTTTTCACCTCTTGAGGAATTCTTCATCTTCATTTCCCCAGTAATACATTATCCCCCGTTTACCGGTTAATAAATTTTTAGAAAGTTTTAACATTTTTATTTTGTATATAATGAAATTAGTTTTATATTTGTGGACACTAAACACATAAACAAATGGAAACATTAAAAAGAAAGGTTGGTCGACCTCGTAAAAACGAAACGACAACATTAAGAAATTTCGAAAATGAAATCTTGATGACAAAAGAAAAAATCAAAGAATTGGAGAACAAGTATTATCAAAGTGAAACCTCTTTCGTTAGTAGAGTGGATAAAATCAAGGATAATATGTTCAACAATTATATGATGAGAAGAAAAATCTACGAAGAAGAAGTGGAAAGATTAACCAAAAAAATTGTTAAGAAAGACACTAAAAAATTCGTTGAAGGTCAAATCGTGGTTAGAAAACATTGGAACAATGAGAATACCTTTGTTCTAATTACCAAAGTGTATGACGGAAATACTGAAAAACATTATTATTGGGATTGTGGTGGGTTTAAGTATTGTACTATCGGTGTAGGTGGGGTTGGTACAAAGTGGGGTAATCATTGGTTTAACGATGAAGAAAATAGAAATGTTGATATTGTTTGTGATACACGAAACTTTGTAAAACTTTGTGAGAAGTACGGAATTAAGAAACCGAAGTTAAATAAATCCAATATGGAAATTATTTATGAAAACATATTCGGTAAGAAGTTGAACGACACATTTAATTACAACGACCTACATAAGTTGGGTATAATAACTAAATAATATGGAAAGATATAGAAGGTCGTATTACTCGGACGAAAACTTTATTATATCAATTTACGTTAATAACACTCCTCTTTGGGAAAGTACAAGAATAACAATTAAAAATGGGGATAGAAAACGTGAGGTGTATAAAGATTTTAAACATACTCACAAAGTTATAACCGACATTTATTGTTGTTTAATTGAAAACAAGGTTAAGGGTAATACAATACGAGAGATTATAAAAGACATTACAAATAAAATCATTTATAAAGATTAGTATTTGTGGTGTTAGTGAAAATTGGGGTATCAGAAATGATATCCCTTTTTTTATGTCCAAGAATTTCTACATCATCTTCCCATCCGGATATTTTACTGGGTTATGCTTCGTGAAGTCTGAAGAAATCTCCGATGACCATCAGTATTAGATTACTGGGTAGAACATCCCAGTAAATGATTTTTTATTTTTACAGAAATTCTTCGTCTTCATTTTTCCCAGTAAAATATTTCCCTTCAGACCGGTTAATAAATTTTTAGAAAAGATTAACAGATTTATTTTGTATATAATGGAATTAGTTTTATATTTGTGTATTCTTTAATCTTTAATGTTATGATATGAACACCTTCAACAATCACAAAGGAACGAACAAGAGTACGGCCAGGAATATAATGGTCGAAGCAATCCACAACTCGGAAACAAAGAACTACAAAATCCTATCTTTGCCAGCTGAACATTTTGAAATTGAAAAAACAATTTACCAGGATGTATCCAGAAAGTATCGGTATGTTATGTGCGAACGAGATGAACTAACCTTCGACAAATTAAAACGAAATATCAAGAAACAAAAAATGAAGTATTTCGTTGGGAAAACTCCTTCACTTTATTTTGGTTCAATCGGGGATATTATATACAATGCAAACAAAGGGGAGTATAGCCATTTGATATTGGACTATTGTGGTCAAATTGGTACATTTCACCAGGAACTCCAATACATTTTTAGAAACGATATTATCGAGGTGGATGGTACTATATCCCTAACATTCAACAAACGAATTACACCAGGACCTTCTACAATTTTTTGTAATACTATCGATAAGTTAAACACTTATCAAATACCGAAAGGTCAAGACAATGGTAAAACTATGAGGGTTATCAAAACTTTTATTAATCGTGAGGGTGGTTACAAGTATGACATTGAGAACATTTTCGAATATACCGACAACAATAACGGAAGTAGTAAGGGAGCAGCGATGGTTTTGGTTATTGTAAGACGAATAAAATAGTATTGTTCTTGAAAAACTGACCTCCGTTTCTACGGAGGTTTTTTTATGCCCAAGATTTCTTGTTCTCCCGTCGATTCAGATTTATTACTGGGGGACGTATTACCCAGTAATTGATTTCAGGAGGAACCACAGATTTTACATTATACTCATTCCCCAGTAATACATTTACGGCGTCGGAACCATTAGATAAATTTCTTTAAATAAATTTGGTGGTTTAATATTATTGTTATATCTTTGTATCAACAAAAAGGAAATAGTATTTTATTCACTTTAAAATGTAAATGTTATGTTAATTAAACTGACAAATTCAAATTCAAAACGACCAGTGGTAATGAATCCACAAAATGTGCACTCAATGTATGAAATCATTGACAAGAATACGGGCGAGCCTGTAACCAAAGTTCACTTCAACGAGAATAGTTATATCATTGTAACTGAACGACTTGAAACAATTTATAACATTCATTGGGCAAATTCTAAACAAATGGATTTAGATTGGAATGTTCAACCGATTGATGAACAAATGGAAAACTCCTTCATACAACGACCAAGATACCCTCAACGTGTTCCTCGTAATGAGTATCGAGAAAACAATCGACAAAGAAATTATAATACGTATGATACCTATAATCAAAACACATATTAAGATGAAAGATATGATAAAGACGATTATTGAGGTCTACAAGGAAGACAAAAGGGAATTTTGGGATGCAATTTTTAGTTTGATATTAATAATTGGAACATTTTACTTTATGTTTTGGTTTTTTATCCCTACATTTGCGTACGATATGTAAAGACAATAGTTTTGTTTAATAGTGTGGTTAGTAAGTGAGCCCTCATCAGAAATGGTGGGGGTTTCTCTTTTTAGGTGTATTACCGAATCAGCGCAAACGCAACTGCCGTTACAACAATGCAGATGGGACAATTTTACTGGGATGAACGTATGACATTTCCCAGTAATGTCGTGTCGTCTGCTTGTAAAAAACTACATCTTCGTATTACCCCAGTAATAAAAGCAATGTAACAACACGGGAAAAATTCTTTCACAAAATTTTAACAAAAAAACTTTTTATATAAAAATAATATTTGTATATTTGGGTACTAAACATTTAAACAAAATGACTACACAAATCACAACACAAAAATTCAATTTCATTGGGAACAATGAGGTTAAGGGTTGGTTTAAACTGACCGATGGTACAAAGACAAACTTTCACATCCAAGAAAATGGGGAAGTCAAACAATGGGGGGACTCAAACAATAATGAGGTACATCCTGTCGTTTTAGGTTTATTGGAAATGTTATTTTCTAACGAATAAAACCTATAACAATGTTTGAACTATTAAAAATCAGAAAACAATTAGTTGGTAAAAGAATTAGATTAATTCTAATGGATGATGACCCAAAGACAAACCCTATTCAACCTAACACAATGGGTACGATTGTATTCGTTGATGATATGGGTTACTATGGTGTGGATTGGGATAACGGAAGGAGTTTATCCGTAATTCCCGAAGAAGATAAGTTTGAAATAATGTAATAGACTCAACACAATTATTTTAGAAACCCTACGACTTTTAGTTGTGGGGTTTTTTGTTTTTAAGAAGTGTGGGTGGAACCGAGTCTCCAGGAAAACTATACTGGGGTATTACACAACAATGAACCTTGAATCTGATCATCCAGGAAAAGTTTCCTGGGGTAAAAACGTATTACACCCCCAGTAATATCGAACAGGTAGATCTACAGATTTTTTTTCTTTACGTCCCCAGTATTGTTTTCCTGCATCAACACATCGATACATGTTTTTTCGTTTTCCCCAGTATTGTTTTCCTGAACGGGACAGATTTTATGTCAGAGAGTCCCCAGTAATTTATTTCTGGATCAAGGGGAAAAAAGTTATCCACAATTTGTCCACAAAAAAAAATTAAGAATGTGGATAAAAAAATATTAAATATATTTTGTTATATTGGATAAAAGTTGTAATTTAGAGTATTGAAAAAATAAACAAAATAATGTTATGAAAAAAAATCGTTTCAAAATCCTACAAGGTGAGTTTATCAAAATGATGAACGAGGTTAAAAATCCTACATTTATGAATTTAGTTACACACACTATCCCAAAAATGAACAAAGGGGGTAGGGAAGGTTTGAACAAGTATTATGGAAAAGTTGTGAAGAAAAAATCGGTTAGAGTTTTAATCGGTGGTGAGTACGAACAACGAGTAAAGGGTAACGAAATTAAGGGTGGTGGTGAAGGTAATTTTCAAGTAAGTGAAAATAAAGTTGGTAACCATATCAACAATGTTATCCTTTACAACGAAAATACAAAAAAGTATTATCTTCAATACGAGTGGTTTATGGAAGTGAAACCAAAAGTTGAATTTGAATTTGAGGGAAACCCTATTGACCAAACTTTGTTTGATAGTTGGTTAGTGAAGTCCAACAATTACAAAAATCAACCGAGTGAAAGAAAGGTACAAACCTTATCGGTAAGTTTAGATAATGTTAAAGAAGTGTCATACAACGGAAACATTTACGAGTTCATTTAAAGGTTAGTTCCCCTACTAACCGAAGTCCACTCCGAAAGGGGTGGATTTTTTTTGTCCAAGAATTTCTCCATCTCCGTCCATCTGTTTTTATTACTGGGTAATACAAGAAGAACCTCATCATCAGGAAGACAGAGTCGAAAAATTACTGGGGTATCATTGTCATACATCCCAGTAAATTATTTTACCTTCACGGGTATCCAAAATTCTTTGACAATATTTTAACAAATTTATTTTTGATATAACCGAATTAGTTGTATATTTGTGTACACTAAAAAACATTAAAATGAGAAAGTATGAATTAGTTGTCGAACACGATAACGACCCAATGAATCCTCGTACCGAGTGGGATAACATTACTACAATGATTTGTTTTCACAAAAGGTACGATATTGGTGACAAAACTGACTACAAAAGTGTTGACTTTGATAGTTGGGATGAATTGAAGTCACAAATTGAAAGTGACCATAAAGTCCTTTTGATTAAACCTTTGTATATGTACGACCATAGTGGTATAACTATATCCACAAGTCCGTTCAGTTGTCAATGGGATAGTGGACAAGTTGGTTGGGTTTTCATAAGTGAAAAACAATTGAACTTAATGTGTGGTAAAGAATTTGAAAGGGGTGAAGAAAAGTTAAGTTTGATTATGAATAGTGAAGTTAGAATTTATGATGAATACTTAACGGGTGAAGTTTACCAATACAAAGTTTACGAAATTGAAACTTGTAATAAAGGTCACGAACACAAAACATTAGTTGAATGTTGTGGAAGTTATTATAGTGAGGACGATTGTTGGGATGAAGGTAAGTCCGTATTACGACATTTAGAAGGAGTAGTTGTGTAGAAATACATAGGTTGGAAAGGTGAAGAAGGGTAGTCGAAAGACTATCCTTTTTTTTGTTCATACCTCAGGTCCTCGACCGGTTAGGTGTATTACTTTACTGGGGAGTTTATAGTGTGTGTTAGAATTTCCGACGCGACGGTTCGGACGTATTACTTTACTGGGGAGTTTACCCAGTATTAATTTCCAGTAGGTCCCCGAACTGGAATTCTTGTATTACCCAGTAATATATTTGGATTACCAGGGTCAGAAAAAAAGTAAAATAATTTTTCATAAATGTATTGTAAAACGGAATTTCTTTTTTATATTTGTATTGTCTACTAACCAATAGACCTACACACTATGGA